GATAAATGTATTATTGTTTCCGTGTATATCTAATCTCATATACATTCCACCATATTCATCATTGTCGATATAAAAATCACCTGTATCCGTGACTCTAAATCCTTGTCCAAATTTTACTGTATTATAATTACCTTGAATATGAAATCCAAAATAGTTATTTGTTGGATTGTTTCCTGTTGAAGTGTTTTGTTTAATAGTTAGAACATTATCAGTTCCATCTAAATCACCACCCCAACTATAACCTGAACCCCATGTATCAGTCCACTTGACTGTATTGTTTGCACCTGTTTGAAGTATGTCTATGGTGTTGTCTGCACCACCGATTGAAAAGTAAACCTCTTGGTCAAAACCTCTCTGTTCAATTGTAAGGTTTAAATCATCAGATGCAGTTGGTGTTTGAATATTGATTTCATTGTCGTCTGCAAAAGCAAGAGATCCCCAAACTAATAAAATACACCACCCTATCCATAAGAGTGGTGTATCTTTTGTTTCTTTATTATCTAAATTATCCACATTAATAATAATCCTATAACCAGTCCTTCGAAGAATGCAAACCACATTACTCCGTAGTGACTCATGTCGAATTGGTTCATCCACCATTCAACATTTTTTTCATGCCACTTAAAGAATTTTTTAAGTATATCCATAAGTTGCCTCCTGCTTATATTTAGTTAGATTGATTAATGTAAATCTCAATGGTTGGGTCACCATTACCAAATTCTATGACTCCTTGATAACCTTCAACATTTGTATCAATAAATCCAGAGTTGTCTCCAGCAATTATGATTTCAATAACTCCGTTTACATTTCTGTATAGATATAGATCACCGTCTTGTATAAAGATATTGTATTGTGAATCTTTGTTGAAACCTAATTGAGCACCCTTAAGTGTTACTGTACCTGACCCAGCGCCTTTTTGTACATCACTCAATGATACTGTAGTCTTTGTTAGATCATCAATAACATCTAAGAGATCGGTAAGAAAATCTACGTCTAATAAGTCTATGTCTAATTCTGAAAACTCTAAATCGCCCTTAGTATCCTCTAATGCATCTTGTTCTAATTCGTTAAATTCTAAGAAGTCAACGTCTAATATTCCTTGATCTTGGTTCTGATCGTCTCTAGCGCCTTCTTCTATTTGTTGTCTGATTTCTGTAGGTGGATTAACAATGAACATATTGTCAATCATGTTTGGTGTTATGTTTGCTAAAGTTAGTGGTGTCGCTGGTGTTTGATCAAATGATACGACCATAGTTGCCTGATATGCCTGGTCCAGCGTGACGCTACCGCCGTCATTAAAAACTTCTATAATTCCAGATGGATTTCCATCCTGATCAGGAAGCAAAATTACTAATGTTCTTCCGATCTCATCTATGGTTGTGGTAAAATCTGTACCTTTAATTGATATTTGAGCAGCAGGTGTTGATACGTCTACGTTTGCTTTTTTAATTTTCTTTCCTGCGCCTGAGGTGAATCTTGCTGTGCCTCTGACCATGCGAATTGCCATTTCAGATTTGTTTGGGTCAGGATCATAATATGCTTTATCGATATAAGCATAGGTGTGTTCTGTCATATCCAGAACTTCATCATCTAAGAAGACGATCTTCATTCGACCGTTACCAGTCTTTGCTTCGTCTTTGAGTAGTATGTCTAAACCTACATCATTGCCAATACTCTCTGTATTACGAGTGATATTACCAATGCCTGTGGATTCACGGATATCACCAATGGGATTGCCAAAAGCAACCCCACTGAGTAATAAAAAATTAAGAATCGGAGTTCGAATCTTTTTGTGTAAGTTGAATGATTGCATTATCACTAGTTACATCTAAAACAATGACACCATTAGGTGTTGAACAAGATGCATTAGATGGTGAACAAGTACCAGATATCTGAGTGATATCTACATCAGCACTGTCTCCGTCTAAAACAAAATCTATACTACCTGCACCGTCATTCTGTAGTGTATTGATATTACTAGAACCGCCTGTAATGTCAAAATTCCAAACTAGGTCATCTGCTTCCCAATCAATGTCAAAAACATTTGAACTACCAATAATTATGAGATCGGCATCAAGTCTTTCAGCACTGTAAACATAACCTTGATCTAAGTCAAAAGTATTGCTACTTCCTGTTACATCAAAATTAATATCTGAACTGTCAGCACTACCGATGTATCCGATATTCCAGTCGATCTCGTTTGAATCACCTGTAAAGTTTAGCGTATAGTAAGAACTATCTGCAACTACAGGACCAAATAAAATGTTTGAATTACCAGTAAAATCTAAATCGAACTCAAGTGTAGTACCAGTTATACTCATAGAAGATAAACTTCCTGAACTTGCATCGTCTCCACCAATTTTGTTTCCAAAACCGATTTGGTCGATATAAAGTTTCAAAGTATCACCAGTTTGAGTGATCTTAATTTCGTTATCATCAGTGGCTTGTGCGAAAACGAATGATGTCGACATAAGTAAAAATAAACTAATTAGTTTTTTCATTTTCGTTATACCCCTCTATTTCCCAAAAACCTCTTCTGTGTCCTTGGTAGATTAATTCCAACACTGCAGCTTCAATAGCTGTTCGTGTTGCGTAAGTCACCGATTCATTATTACCAACTCCGTCTTCATACTCCACTAGTCTAGTGCCTTGTTCGATGAATCTAAACACATCGCCTGTAGCACCATAACTCAGTATAGTTTTCCGAGTTTGTACATTAAGTAAAACTTCTCCAGTAAGAACTGAAACAGCTCTCATGGAAACTGTGACAACATCTTGTCGATATTGTCTCGCACTACCAATTCCTAGATACCTTGCGCCTCGGCCTCCAGTTAAAATATTGGTATCATAACCAATTACACCACCTTCTATTATCATTCCTGCAAATAGAAGTGGTTGTACTCCTTGTAGTTCTTCGCCTGTAGAGTCTGCGTATTCTTGTCTTGCAGTTCTAATGATTTGTCTTTCTCTTACAAGATGATCTAAACCATTTCTCTCTACGACTCTGAACCATGTTCCGTTACCAGCAGTTTTAAGAGCATCAATAACTAACTCTGGTCCGCCTTGAGTTACTGCTGTACTAAATGATGCAATGTTGTCTACACTTTTTCTTTGTCCTGTTTTATCTAAGAAATTATAGACAGTGACAATTGGTCTTTCTTTTGCTGGTGGTAATTGTAGCAACTCGATATAAGAAGGTAATTTAACAACTTCTGGTTCTTCAACACAAATGTAAGGCATTGCCCGTTCAAACGTTCTGCCAGCTGCCTTTGCCAGATTCCATACATCGTTTGGATAATCTACGCCTTCTTCCCATGTTGCTGGGTTACAGTCTTGAGGATTATCAGACCATCTTGGTACAGATGCACATCCACTTATTAGAAGTGTAAGTGCTAGTAGATATCTAACCACCATTTCCACCATCAGGATCTTGTGCGAAGTTTCCTGTTCCTACTGGTATGGTGATCTCTGTGGTTGTACCATCTTCTGCTACAACAATCAGTCTGATAAACTCAGCACCTGTTTCATCTGTGATAACTTCCCATGTAATGGTGTTACCTTCTAATACAAATGAACCGAAACCTGCTGGGTTATCATTTGCGAACATAGACTCTACTAATTGCTTAGCAAATTGAGCGTAGATTCTACTTTCTAAGTTACGTATAAATTTTGCTAGGGTTGAATTTTCTGCCTCTCTTTCAGCTGCCTTTCTGGCCGATTCAAGTGCATCTTCAATTGCCTTTTTTCTTGAGAACTCTTGGTTTTCAATGGTCAGATAGTGTGCGCCTGTGCCGACACCACTAAAGGATGGATTTTTAAATCCAAATTTAATCTCGTCTGCTAAAACTGGTAGTGATAGTAGACTAAGAACTAGAACTCTTTTTATCATTGGTTTTTACCTTGCCCTTTTTCTTCTCGTTTTCTCTATACTCTAAAACTACATCAACCTTTTGTTGTAGTCGTATAAGGTCTTGGTCTAACATTCTAGTTTGGTCTATTACTCTTATCAATGCAAAATGCATCTTTTCAATTTCGGGCTCTATGTGTTCACCAATGAACCACCACACATAGTAAATAAAGTAACCTAGACCAATTGCTAGTATAATAGGAAATCCGTACTCTTGGACTTTTGAGATAATGTCAAATTCTTCCATTAATCTCTTCTCACATCCAATTTACCGTCTTCGATAAAGTTCTCTGCACGAGCAACTCTCTCAATATCAGGTCGAAGTTCCAATGCTGACGATACTAACATGTCTATCTTAATCATTTCATTAGACATGGTTCTTGCACGATTCTCTAGTGACTTACAGAACATAGTAAGCGTCTGAATGTCATCAACTATACCTTGAAGTATTTGTTTAATGATAATGAATATAAAACTTCCCATAACTAAGGCGATAGCTACAGGGAAGCCCAACTCAGTTATCATTTCGAATACATCCATTATACTCTTATTTATATAAATAAAGGTATCGTTCAACCCTTTTTCTAGGGTCGGAAGTAGTCATAAGACGAAGGAACGCATTGTTACGTTCATCTATTTTTAGACGGAAGTAGGCAATGGTGCTGAAGGAACGCAATCTTTTCGGAGATTGACATGACTAAATATCAAGCAATGCTCTTTCAAAGAGCAGTCAAAAAATCTCTTAGGGAAAAACATCTAAGCTCTAGGGCTAAGAATTATAAAATTGAAAAGAAGGAATCTGTAGAATTACCAAAGTATATTACAGATAACCCTTTTTATCCTTAAGATAAAAAAAAGGGGACGTTATGTCCCCTTTGTTATTTTTAACTAAAAATTACTTTAGTTGAGAATGGATCTCATTGATTACTTCAGCTTTTGTTCCTGATCTCTTAACTTTGAGATTCTTCTTCTCTGCCATATCAAGTAGTTGAACTTTCGTTAACTTCTTTAGCTCGAATTTAGAAACAGCACCGTCAGCATTTCTATCTACAGAGACACCTGGTCTTGTAGAAGGAACTGGAGATGGTGTGACAGTGGTAGAAGTATTACTTTTACCTCTGTTTACTATGAAGTAACCGATCACAAATACTGCAACTGCAATCAAAAAATATTCCATAATGTACTCCTAATTAGGTTTTAGTTACCATCCTATCAGATCGTTACTTATCTAACAAGGGGTTTTTATCTTTTGCTTTACCAATTGCTAGGGCAAGTACTTCTAACCATTTGTAGACTTTTGCCCATAATTTGTCATCTGCTGGTGTTGGTGTCATAGCGACAATAACACTACAAATTGAGATAACAACTGGAACTATCATAAGTAGATTCCAGATTCCCATTATAAAATCAATTATGCCTGAAAACATATTGACCTCCTATTTTTTATGGTATTTAGTTGTTTATATTACCAATTGAATACTTAGTTGTAAGTTTCCAATCTGATTTTTCTTTATATGATACTACCTTTATTTGAGATAAAGGCGACTTAGGTTCTGATATTTTAGATGGATCATTAACCTTCAATAAGTTCCATTGTTGTAAAAGATCAATGATTGTGTTTCTTCTACCAATGTCTGACTCATCAATATTGGTTTGTTTACCGTCTAGTAAAAATAGTTCTTTAAAGTGTACGATATAATACTTGCCTTTTTTATGAAGAATGTGACATGATTGAAATAACTCTTTGTCTTTCCTCGAAGCTACGCCTATACGTGATAAGGTTTCTCTTATCTTTAAAAAATCGTCTTTTTCGGGGAATGTTATTTCGATTAAGTCTTTTACTATATCGTGTTCATCCATTATTCTTACCACCAGTTTTCATACTCTCTTTCAAGTCACGGTATTGTTTATCGTCTAATAACTCTAAATACTCTTTCGCTATTTTAGTTGATACACCATAAGATTCTCTTACAGTGTCTATTTTTTTAGATTCATATGGCTTCTGCCACTTGCTGAACCTTTTTCTTTTTCTAAGAGTATTTATTAAAAAAGAGTATTGAAGACGACTGTCCAGACTGTGCCGGACATTCATTTCGTTGACGAAAAAGAGCGAATCTTGGTGATAAGATAATGCTCGATTTACTAGGAATGGTTGATAAGACTTCTCTTCTACCTCATCAACCATGATATCGACTTTGTCAAAACTGACATTTTTAACATAGTCGAATGGATTTCTTTTGGACATTAAGCAAGTGCTTGTTGTGTGACAGAAGGCAATACTTTTCTTTGATATTCATTAATCAGTTCATCGCCTTTAAGTTCTTTACCAAAGTATACGATAGAACCATCATCAAGTGTTCTTTCAATAAGTCCACTATTGAAACTTCTATCAACGACACCTTTACCATCTTGAGTATCTTGTGGTCTAGTGTCGTACCACATACTACTCAAACTATGAGCATGAATGCCTGAAACACCTTTTGCCCATTCTTCTGCTTCTAAGAGAACTCTTTGTCTCTCTACTTTATTTTTAAACTCCGTCATGTATTGTCTCCATCATTATATTTAACCCTTGACTTGTCAAACTGTCGATTTGCTGTTCTTTGAAAAGACTTTTCAATCTGTCTGTCAAACCACCTTCTAAACCATTGTCTAAGTTTACCCATTATGACCAACCTCCGTCTATCTCTTGTAAGACTTCGTTAGTTGCACCTAGGATATCGGTAAGAGGTTCGTCAAAGATTGCGATATCTTCATGACCCTCTTCTATTAATGCTTTAACTATTTCACCAGCATCAACAATGATTTGTAGCTGGTATTTCATTTCTTCTGATATACTCATTTGAATTTACACTCCGACATAATTTCTGTTAAACATGCAACGAAATTGATTTCTGAATCCATTGCAAAGGCAGACTTATGTTGATAGTCTGCTATTAATAAAACTGAAGCAGGTATACTAGATGGTTGTAATTTCTTTTCTAAAGCATTGAACAACTTCCTATATAGAGTGTTGAAGTCCTGATCAGAATTCTGACCGACCCACTTTCTCATACCAGCCCAATCTTTGTCCTTTAACATGTCAAGTAATGGTGTTAGTTTCTCTTCTGATAAAGTTGCAAGAAGGCCTGAGTCAATCTCACCACTTGCACCATATCTTTGCACTTCATTTAGACATCTTCTAAAGTCAGGAAAGAATTTGAGAATAAGTTCTACTAGTACTTGTGTATCATATTTGATGCCTTCACTATCACAAATCTCCATGAGACGTGAGAGAAATACACTTGCTAGTCTTTGTTTCTCTTCTGGTGTGATACTGAAATCTATAACAGTACAACGAGAATGAAGAGCAGGAATAATCCTGTTCTTATAGTTACACGTGAATATGAATCTACAGTTAGAAGAGAACTCTTCAATAAAGTTTCTCAATGCAGGTTGAACTGAGTCAGCAGATATGTAATCTGCCTCATCTAAGATAACAACTTTAGGACCACCTGCAAGTGATACTGTAGATGCAAAGTTTTTGATCTTTGTTCGTAGGGTGTCAATCAAACGGCCCTCGTCTGAGCCGTTAATGACAATAAAGTCTGCACCCAATTCATTACATAATGCTTTTGCAACTGTAGTCTTACCAACCCCAGCAGAACCACTTAGTAATAGATTTGGTATTTCACCATTCTTTACGAACTCAAAGAATGATTTTTTGATAGATGCAGGAAGTATCGTGTCCTCAATTGTTTGAGGACGATACTTTTCAACGTAAAGAAATTCCTTACTCATGGAGACCAAACCCCTCCGAATGGTCGTGTAGAATACCCAAGATTGATGATGAGATCACTCTACTCCCATGATTGAAGCGGAGACTGGCACTTCTATCACACTTATTAATATATATGCTAAACATTATATTTTGAATCAGGTTCTAGTGCAATAAAGTACTCTAAGTCCACATCTTTGTTTTTGAAGTTTGATATACCTTTAGAAGATACAAACACTTCATAATTACCTTGTAAGATTTTTAAATTTTCAATTTTGAAGTTCATAGAGAATGAAACACCATTGCCTTCACCTACAATTCTACTGAATGTATTAGATGTTGCATTCTTCTTATCAGTAACTACAAACTCAATCTTGGTACCATCTGATTTAAGAATTAAATCATTTACACCTAGAACACTTGCAGCTTTCTGTAGTTCATCTAGTAGTGTTGATGATAAATCAATCTTGACCTCTGCATCTGGCATTGTGATCATCTTTTCAGGTGAAGTCACCATACCCTCACTTGCATAGAAGTAAGTCATAGCAGAATCATTGTCTGAGATAGATGCTGAACTTTCATTGAAATTGAATTCAGGATTATCCAATAACGAAGTTGCACCTAAGAACTCTGCAAGATTGTAGATACTAAACTCTTGGCTGAATGTTTCAGGCACCGTTGCCACTGCCAAGATATTTTTCATATTCGAGATTGTCTTAAGTTGATTACCTGAATCGACTTTGATTCCCGAATTTATAGTTGCGAAGTTTTTTAATATACTTCTAGTTTCATTACTTATTTTCACTGTTAGCCTCCTTGTCGTGAACGTGTAACATGAACATGGCATAATGAATTACTTTAAGTAAGTCTGCCCTATTCTTCCCATTTTTCTTTCCGTATCTTTGTGCATATTTCATTATGTTTCCGATACAGAAACCTTCACCATGTCCACTGTCAATAATAAATTCAGTGGATTGGTATTTGTTCAGTGAGTAATGTTGATCATACGTCTTATCAATATAAGAGGACAACTCCTTCAGGAGTTTGTCCTCGTTATACTTGTAGTCAATCTTTCTCTTAAACATACTCATCGGTATCATTATACTCTGAAGTCTCTGATTCGTCTAGAGGATTTTCATCATTAAGTGAAACACCCTCATCGACTTTAGTGTAGAGGTCAAGAACAGCAGCTCTTGTCTCTTCATCGAACCTTGAGATACACATTTCGATTGACTTGAGTTTGTCGTCAAACATTCTGAAAGCGTTGACGATGTGAACAAGTCTTCTTGTTGTGATAACATCATCGATTGCACCCTCGTAGTATGTCTTTCTGATTATGTCAGCCCAATCTACTAACTTGGTTGTGAACTCAGTGTCGACTTCACCAGTCAATGCCATTTCTTTCTCAAGAATTTTTCTCTCAGTTGTCACTGGAGGATATTCTTGTTGCATAGTGATCGCAAACCTTTCAAGCATCGCTTCGTTCATGATCTGAGTTCCGATGAACTTGCCATCTTCTGAACCTTGACCTTTAGTGTTTGCAGTCGCAAGAATAGTGAAACCCTCTTTAGGTGTCACCCACTCACCAGTTTTCTTGATCAAGTAACCTTTACCTTCAAGAACTGATTGTAAACACATAAGTTTGTTAGAACCAAGATCGACTTCGTCTAAGAGAAGAACAGCGCCTTTTCTCATTGCCTTGATAACAGGGCCTTCTCTGAACTCAATGTTACCATTGACTAGAGTGTGACCACCCATTAGATCATCTTCATCGGTCTCAATAGTGATATTGACTCTGTAGAGTTCTCTCTTCAGTTGAGCACAAACCTGTTCGATCATCAAAGTCTTACCGTTACCAGAAAGACCTGTGACAAAAACAGGGAAGAAAATCTTCGACTTGATTATGTTCTTGACATCTTTGAAATGTCCGAAAGGAACATAATTAGTCATTTTCTCAGGAACAATTTTGACATTGTCTTCTAAGATGTTAATCGATTCTGTCTGAGCAGCAACAGGCATGTTGCTTTGAACTTTAGCAGGAATCGCCCTTGTTGTCATAGGAACAACATTACTATTGATCAAAGGTGTTAGATCAAAAGTAGTTTTAGTATCATTCGTAAATGGATACTTTTTAGATTTTACCCAATAGGGTACATAATCCAGAGTGTCTAAATCCTCTTTCGAGAAAACAGACTGATCTGGAAAATTAGTTTTTAGAGTGTTTATAAACTCTACTTTATCTGGTGATAACCTAAAATTCTTATCACCTAGATTGATAACTTCACTTCTCATATAGTCTCCTTAAAAATATCAGTTAATCTCATCATGATTCCATCCTACTAAAAAACAGCACCCATTGTCAACCATGTTATTCGATTGGTTTCAATAGTCTGCCTAGATCAACATCAATAGATGTCTTCTTCTTTTTTCTCATAGTGAAATAAGAATCGTTGTTGACCCAATATCTGAATGCCTTACATTCTACTTTTTCTAAGGCACATTCTTCTTGCCTCTTACAGTCAAACTTTACACATGGGCCTTTACCCACCTGAATCATCGCTTCTGCAAGTTTATTTGTATTAAATCCTGGATCTCTAGGACTTTCATACTCGGTTATATCAATTGCTAAATTTCTCATTATGCGATCTCCTTTATGAACTCGTTTGTTAAAAATCTAGAAGTAGTTTTAGATTTCTGATTTCTTTTGAAAGCAGAAAGTACTTTAGACTTCTTAGCACCCACTAAGTCTGTGTCTAACTCATCATCACCTGAAGCAAGTAGGTTGTTTGATGTAGTTAAGAATAGTTTGTTGTAGCCTTTTGAGTTAACTACTAAACCTGTTTTTTTCATTTGTCTCCAAGAAGAAGCTTCTTCTGACCATGAAATCTCTTTGAGATAGTAAACTAGGTTTGAGAAGTCTCTCTTTTTACTGAAGATAAAGTAACCTGTGATAGTGACACCAGTTGTATCTGATATCCATTCTAATAAATTGCAAGTTCTATTCCATGCATCAATGTAATTACCATCGAACAGATAAGACGCCTTTGTGTACGGATCTTTTAGATATCTGTGAGACGTGCCTCTCCATGAATCTTCTGTTTCTTGTGATCTCTGATCAGCATACTCTTCATCTGTTTTCTTTAACATTTGAGATTCGTGGGAAAAACCGTCAGTAACAACTGTTAAGATTGATTTTTCAATACCATATCTTTTGTTAAATGCAGGTACTAACTTTCTCATAGCAATGATACTGTGATCAAGTGGAGTACCACTGAAATTGTATTTGTTAGGAACAATATTCCAAGTTAATGATCCTGAGTCTTGTGTAAGGTCATAACCAGTTGCTTCAAAGAATGCTTCTGTCTTCTCATTAGTTTGCCAGTAGTTAATGTTTCTTGCCCATGACCCAATGTAAAGTTGAGATATAGCATTCAAAGCTTTTTTATGTTCTCTACCTGTCATTTCATTTGAAAGAATCTCAATTAATCTTCCGTCATGGTCATACCAAGAACTGTCTGGTGAATAACAATCTGAGAACAAATAAACTCTGTAAGGTAGTTGAACTTTTCTACAGAACTCAGCAAGAATAATTGCTTGTTCTAAGATATCTTTTGCTTCGTTAGCAATCGAACCAGACCAGTCAAGTAAGACTTGCACACCGTGATTCTTACCTTTAGGAAGATATGTCATTTGTTTGAACACATCATCAATAATCTGATACTTAGCAAGTTTGTTCATGTCAAGTTTACCAGACTTAGCAACTCTAGCTCTCACTGCAAGTTTAGCTGTTTGTCTCATATCAAATTCTTTTGCCATATGCATGACAACTTTTTTACTTTTGTCGCTTAAGTATTTTGTAACCTTCTCTGACATTTCAATCCATCTAGGATATTCTTTATTGTGCCATTCACTTCTATATTCTTCAGCAGGTTTAGGTCCATTGTGAGCATCAAAGTCTTTGAAAACATCTTTGTAACCTACGATTATCTTGTCGACAACACCGTCTTTTGCGAAGAATGTGTCGAGGTTACAATAAGTTTTGATACTTGCATTTTCATCAATAAAATCGTTCTCGTTACTGTGAGCATTGTGTTCTGTGATTGACTCTCTAGCACCATCTTCTGAATCGAACTCACCACCCATTTTACCAGAAGTATCTTTACTTAAGTCTCTTTCTTCTTCTGATTCTTCTTCGGTGTTTTGTTCAGAAGAATCATCGCCTTTAGACGCTTGTTCTTCATCTTCTCCGTCTTCTCCAAAAGTATCTTCGTCTTCATTGTCTTCGTATTCATCGTCTGTGTCCTCCCATTGATCACCAAAAGTTGGTTCTTCATCTTCTTCATCAAGGTCGATATCGAAGTCGTCACCTAGGAGTGTCTTAACAAGTTGACTATCATCTTCATTTCTTGACTCGTTTTCTTTTGACCATTCATAGATTGCATTTGCAACTTGAACAACATCTTCCCATGTCTCACACTTGTAAGAGGCATCTAAGAATGCTTGTTCTACATCATTAAGTTTGATGTTAACTCTTGAACCTACTTTTGTAATTAAGTTAATTTTATCAATCAAAGATAGAGATTGAAGGTCTCTATTTTTGATACCAAAGAAATCTTTTTGCATTAGTTCATCATATGCTTTGAAGAAAGACTTTCTTAGACCTGCAAATTTGTCTCTGATCTTTCTCTCAATTCTAACGTCTTCTATCACATTGAGATAACCTTTCAATGTTCTATTGTTTTTGATAGTAGAGTGTAGACCCTCATAAGGAGTATACAAAGCATGACCTACTTCGTGACCCATAAACAGATCATAAAGTTCGGATGAAATATCATCTTTGAATGTAGGACAGGCAAGAACCCTGTTCTTAACATCAAAGTATGCAGTTGGAATTGCTTTGTGAACAACAGTAATATTCTCTGTTGCCATTAGTTTTGCAAGCGTGTCTTTTTGTTGTCTTATCTCAGTCATGTGTATATCCTACAATTTTTTGGTGGTCATTGTCAAGCGTCTCCTAACCCATTGGGCCAGGGGCTTCCATCGCTTCTTCAAAAAATTGTTCAGAGATTCTATTGATTAGAAACTCTCTTGCTTCATCTAAGTCTAGCTTCCACATTGGTATATTGATACCAAAATTTAGATGTAGAACCTGTTTTACTTTGATATTTGACATTGCATCGACTACATCGATTGCATCTGAAATTGCTTTATCAGCAATTAGATCGTTTGAAAAATGTGACATAATTTACTCCTTTTTTTATTTGATGGTAATGGTACCAAAAAATGGAGGTCATTGTCAAGCTTTACAAGCGTACTGAGTCTTCGTCTAGGTCTAAGTTGTGAATAGGGTGTTGTATCATTTGTTTGTCTGGATCTGTAGAGAACCAAAATGATATTGTGTGACGTGAGTTTCTTCTCACTTTTGAGACACCATGAGGAATGTAGATGCCTTGAAACAATAGTCCTGTACCTGCTTCTGGTTCAAATGTTTCACCATCTGGAATGTATGTTCTACCACCTTTGAAGTCATCGTTCAAATATAGTATACATGTCCATTCTCTGGCAGGTACTATTGTATCTTTTCTTTTTATTTTTGTTTCTTGGTTTGAATATGTATCTAAGTGTGGGTCTTGTATACCACCGATTGGCCATTCGTTTAGAGATATCATTTCAGGCCAAACAGTTTGACGTGAAGTAAGTTTAATTTCTCCAACTAAATCGTAGATGCAACGAAATATAAGGTCTCTGACCCATTGAGTTTTAATGTGTAGAAATCTGATACCTACGTAATCAGAACCGTCTCCAACAGTCTCTAAGTTTCTATGCGCTTTGTGAAATAGTATCAGATTCTTCGCTTCTTCCTTCGTCAACAGATGTTGAATCATCTGAGGTTGAAACGGACTCTGACTCTGCGAGTTCTTGTTGTTGTTGGATGAATCTTGCGATTGCCATTCGTTTTTCATATTCTAATCGTTTTCTTTCTTCCTTTGGTCGTGCTTTCAATGCTCTTTCGAGTTTTAATCTTGAGGCACGTTGTAAGAAGATTACACCATTTAAGTGATCTATCTCGTGTTGTACACATCGAGCTGCTAGACCATCTAGCACTAACGTATGTTTTTCACCATCACTATCTTGGTATTCAAACTCTATTGTCTTTGATCTTTTGATCATTAGATAGATGTCTGGAAAAGAAAGACAACCCTCTTTCATAAGATCGGTATCTTGTGATGCTTTAGTTAACTTAGGGTTAAAGAAACCTACTGTACCTTTATCAGCAGTTTTCATAACAAACATTTTGTATGGTAGACCAACCTGATTTGCTGATAGGCCAATACCACCGAATTTATCCATCGCCTCTGCCATATTCTTTTCGATTTCCTTAGGGTCTTCCTTAGGGTTCTCAAAGTCAAACTCGGGTGGTGGAGTTCTGAGTACTTTACTTGCTTCTTCTATAAGTTCATACATAGTTTTATTTATTGCACTGAAATTCTTGAGAAGTTCTTATACTTCTCAAATCTAATGACCTCTTCAAACTTATCGTAGAGTTGGTCGCCTTTGTGTGATATGATGAAAGCATTTGTCTTCTCTGATAGAGTATTTAACAATCTTAAGAAGTCATCGGTACCTTGAGCATCTAATGAAGAATCAAAAACCTCATCTAATATTAATAGGTTAGTGTTCACCGAATTCTTCATTCTTGCAACTGCTCTCCATGTAAAGAGAAGCGCAAGGTCAATTCTCATCTTTTCACCTTGTGAGAAGTTATCATATTTGAAAACGTCTCTAAATCTGGACTTGATAGTCTCTTCGAAACCTTCATCAAGTTCAAACCCAACATAAAACTCCAATGATGATAGATACTTGTTGATTAACTTGTTCATCACTGGAACATATTGTTTAATAATTTTTTGTTTGACACCCTCGTCTCTTAAGAGTAAGGCTGCTATCTCATAGTAATGACTCTTTTCTGTTAGAGATTTCTTTTTACTCTCTAGTTTATCTAGGTCGTCTTCACTTGAGGTTAGTCTGTCCTGTACACCACCGTCACTCTGGATGCTATTTCTAAGTTCTTCTATCTGAGAGGTTATCTTCTGTATGTACTTTTGATTAGACAACACTTCGGTCTGTAGAAGTCCTATTTCTCTTTGGACTTCTGTAATTTCTGATTGTATTCCTGTGATTCGATCAACTTCGTCATTGAGTTCTTTAAGTTGGTCGTCAAGAGTAGACATCGCCGTCTTGATCTCAGAGATTTTATCAGATTTTTCCTGAATGTGTTTCTTCTTGTGTTCATGATCTAAACCTTGTTTACAGGTTGGGCAGTTGTCATTGTTTTCGTAGAATTCAATATCTGCAAGTGCTTTCTTTCTAGCTGCTTCGAGTTGTTTCTCCACATCAATAACTTGTTTAAGTTTATTTTCTGTAGAATCTTTACTCTTGATGGCGGATTCTTTCTCCACCACATTTTCCGTCTTTTCATTGATTTTCCCCATTAAAGATTGAATATTAGTTTCAGTTTCTTTCACGGTTTTTTCATACTTATCAATTTGTTCATCACGTGTTTGTTGAAGTGCATTCATCTGATCAGTCAAGCCAGCAATTCTTTCTTCCATAATCTCGACTTGATGTTCAGTGTCTTTCAGTTCAATTCTATGATCTGCAAATTTCTTCCTTAGTATGTCTTTCATAGTAGAGAAGATAGAAATATCTAATAGGTCTTCAACTAGTTTACGTCTATCACGAGCTCTTAGCTGCATGAATGGAGTAAAGTTAGCTGAACCTAAAATTGCCACTTGAGTGAAGGAACGATAACTCATTTTGAGTATGTTCTTTTCTAAGTGATCTTGGTAGTCTCTCATTGTTGCATCTTGGTTGATCAGGACATCACTAAGATAGAGTTCGAATTTATTTGGTTTTGCACCACGAATTACTTTGTAGTTTTTCTTACCTACAGAAAATTCGATCTCAACAATGAGTTCTTTTTCATTTATTGAATTGATTAATAGTTCTTTCTTAAGGTTTCTAAAACCTTTACCATATAAACCAAAACAAAGGGCATCAAGTAAAGTAGATTTACCTGCACCATTTTCACCAAGAATTAGTGTTGTTTGTGAACGATCTAATTCGATGGTGGTAAACTTATTACCAGATGAAAGTAGATTCTTCCATCTAATCTTTTTAAAATGTATCATAGATAAGCGTGTTCATCCAATGCTTCATTATACAACGAAGTTATCATTTCTGACAATTGGGTTTTGTCACCTTGTATCTCCAGAGAGTCAATATATTTACTGAGTATTGTTAATGTATCTTCCACGCCTTCGAGTTCTTCATCTGATAGTAAGTCCATGTGTTTATGGTCATCTACTACAGTCATGTGTAAAGGATTAACTGCATGTAACTTATCTATCATACTGTCAAATAGATATGGATTTTCTTTGTTGACTACGACCACCTTAACAAATTTGTTTGAGTACTTGTCGTAATCTTTATTCATAATGGTCTCAAAGGTTTCTTTTTCATCATCATAGAATACCTTTTCAAACATTGTTAAAGGGTTTAAAACTGGTGTTAACTCTTGTGTTTCTGTATCAAAGATATGGAAATATTTTGGGTCTCCATAATCTGACCATGTAAATTGCATTTGACTTCCTAGATATCTACAGTTCTTCACTTCAGATTTACTATGAAAGTGGCCACTGTAAACTTTATCGAATCTTTTTAAGTAACTGATATCTAAACCGTGAGAACACACGGCACCAGGCATCATCAATGCACCTTCGATTTCAAAGTGACCCATACAAACACTAGCATTTGCTGATAACAGAAAGTCTACTGAGTCTGCATAGTTTTCATTATTAATCCATGGTACAAGTGCAATATTAAAACCATCGTATTCTTTTACTGAAGGTTCTGTGATCACATTGATTGAATCATCACCAAATAGTAATAACTCTGGTGCATTCACATCGTTTGTTGATTTATAATAGACATCATGGTTACCTATAATAAGGTCCATAGATATGCCTTGTTCAAGCATAGGTTTAATAAAGTGTTCTCTATTTGCCTTAAGACTTGCAAAGTTTACATACTTACGTCTATCAAAGTAATCACCCAAATGAATGATGTGTTTGATGTCATGTTCAGCTAGGTATGGAAAGAAGACTTCATTGTAGAAACGACCTTGATATTCGGCCATTGCAACCATGTCACCTCTGACACCTGCATGAGTATCATTTAATAGAGCTATTTTCATTCAGTAAAGTTATCTAAGTTTTTTTTCGTTGTTGCTTTCTTTGTTCTTTTTGATTTTCTTGGTTCGTACTCGACTGGATTCATATTCTCTTGCATCCACTCAACGTTTGTATTTGACAAACTAGGGTCATATACTCCATCTATTGTATCGAATCCTACCTCTGTTAAGCCTGTTTCATTGATAAGTTTTTGCTTTACGAATACTTGTTTTTTCTCCTTTTGTATTCTTCTTAAAAATGCATAGTAACAAATCTGTGTTACGTAGGCAAAGGCATTGTCTGATTTTTCTCTGTTGAAATTGTTGATATATTGTATGCAGTTTTCAATTGCATCACAAATCATTTCATCCCTATAAGTATAGTTGATGAAGTTTGGTCTAGTAGATAGTCGTGTAGCGATCTTATAGATGCATTCGCCTATGTAGTTTGACATTTGGGGAGGTGTTTTCCCCTTTGACTCGGCAAGTTTAACTGACTCATTAAACTCGGCGACAGCTGCTGTGAACTCTTTGTTGTTTACATAGTGTTCATTTTGTTTTTTCGTAGTCATAAAGGGATATTACACTAAAAACGTTGATCCTGTAAGGGGTTTTTAGGTATTTATTAAATCTAATTTTTTTTGGAAAAGGGGGTGTTTGGATTTCAAATCATATGATATGATTATTATGTTCGCTGAGAAGCCTTATCCTATTAGGTAGCCACTCAACATCATTACTGCCCCCATTGCAAAGACACAACTTAATTGAATGATTGTTGGTATTACTACAAACAAAAGAAGTGGATCGAAATCACCCTTTGAAAAGAAGTCTTCTTCTCTCCACTTCTCAAACTCTTCAGGCGTAGCGTCTGTAGTTTTATTTAGTTGTAGTTGTAACTGTTGCGGATATCTCATCTTTATGTTTTGCATTACTGCTGTTTTGTTGATATAAAATATATTCGATCTCGCTCATAGGAGCGTGCTTCAAATACGCAACACTTATTACAATACTTGTGAATAAAATAAGTAAAACTTCCATTATGCCCTAGGACATCTTCTACGAATGATGTAGTCAGATGCTTTTCGTAGTTCTTTTTTCGATAATACGCCATCGCCGTTTTTATCGGCAGCTTTAAATAGGCCAACACGTACCGTACAACCTGAATCTCTCAATTCTTGTTGAGTAACGAAACCGTTACTATCTAGGTCAAATTTTCTCATTCTCCAATCATCGGCGAAAGCCTCACTTGTGATCAAGAGCATTGTAGTTAAAGCAAATAATTTTTTCATGTTTTCTCCTTAGACTATTGGCGCAATCGCTACTGTGCATGAAATGAATACAAAACATAGAACAATAAGTTCTAAGGCATCTACTAAGTTAGATTCATCCAACTCAGAAATTTCATCTTTTAATTTTTTAACTAGCTCAGTCATGATTCTCCATTAATAAGTAAATTATATAATATAATATAATTCTTGGTTATAAACGCAATTATTTAGTAAGTTAATGAACCTAACAAATAGGTTTTAGTGAATTTTTTTAGGGTCTTTTGGAACTTCTGCGAATTCAAAATCATCGTACTCAGACATTACTTCTTCAAACTCATCTAGTTCTAGGTCAGTTGCATTTTCAATGAGTTCATCCATAGCTTTTCTAATCTTGCTATCGAGTTTATTCATAAAACTACCTTTGACTGGTATCGGTCTACCATCATCTAAAGGTATACTGCCCTCTTCAATCATCTTAAACCATTTTGATGAAGCACTATCATAAAATGGAATGAATTGATCATTCATAATACTTCTATGCACCACATGATCTTTTGGTATTGTAATCTTTTCATCTGAGGTCAAAGGCGCATATGGGTAGAATGTTGCCTGAGTTTTTGGTGTGCCTGGTATTATAGACAAATGGCAGATCATTGGCAATGTGATTTCTAAAGATGTGTCGGTTTCTCTGGTCATACCTACAACTTCAGTGCCAGTTTTAAGTTTAATTACTTCATATCTTGTTGGTAATAAATCTTTTGGTGATGCCATTAGTCTAAGTCAAATTGTTTGATTTCGTATGGAAATTGTTCTCCATTATAGATATTTATCCTTTCTTTCAGGTGTTCAAGGGTATAATTATCACATTGGAGATCATCGGCAATATCGAACAATCTCATAGCATCTTTGCCTTCTGTCTTACGTAGACCTCTACCAATAGACTGTAGATTACGAATACGTGATTTAGAAGGACTTGCAAAAACAATATTATCAATCTTTTTAATATTGACACCTGTAGAGAAAGTTCCGTATGACGCTAGTATGACACTGTCATTAGATTGCTCAACAAGTTCTCTGACTTTCTCTCGGTCTTCGGTGTCTGTACCACCATAGACATAGTGTAAACTGTTCACTCTCTTCTCAATCATTGGGTACAATACTTCACCGTGTTTTTCTACGTATTGGAACAACACTAGGGTATTGCCTTTGAGAGAGGCAACTAAATTAGTTATGAATGCATTACGTTTCTCATTAGAAACTAGATAATCCATTTCTTCTTGGTATGACATTTTATGACACTTTTGATGTTTAAGTATAATACAATCAATGTTAATATTTGCAATTGTGCCTTCTTCAATTAACTGAGCAGAAGATATAACTTTCTTTACAGGCCCAAAAAGACCCTCAAGTTGTAATCGGTGTACTTCACTACCGTCTAACGTACCTGTTGTACCAAATCGTACAGCAGTCTTCTTCATTTTCTCTAAAATGCCTTTTAAAGTTGTTGCTTTAAATAGATGTGCTTCATCTCCTATTACTACGTCAAATCCTTCCAAGATTTCTTTAGGTGCTTTACTAAAACTCTGCCATGTCGATATCGTAATGTCAGCAGAAAATACAGGTTGACCACTATAAATTTTACAAATGTCTTTATCATATCCATAATCTTCGAAGTCCTTTGCCATCTGTTCTACCAATGATGTAGTAGGTACAATGACAATTGTTTTTTTGTTGTAATATCTTGCAAGTAGATATATGATTAATGATTTACCACTTGCAGTTGGTGAGAGTAGAAGTTGTCTGCCATATTGAATAGCAGTATTGAATGCATCTATCTGATATTCTCTAGGTTCAAAGGGAAGGTTTAAATCTGCCAACCATGATTGACTACACTTGTCTCTTTGTTTTGTTCCAAGTACTTCTTCAACACCTTCAAATTCATATCCTCTTTCTCTACAAAACTCATCGACATATGGTAATAATCCAATATAGATTCTTTTTGTTTTAATTGAAAATAATCTTACTTTACCATCCCAATATCTGTTCTTAACAGAAGGCATAAACTTTGCATTTGGTACTGTAAAAGAAAAGAAGTCATATAAATCACGTGCAAGACCATCATCACAATTGACCTGCATGAAAACTTCGTTGACTTTAGAAACTGTTACTTTAGACATAGGGTTTGCCGTGAAACCAACTCACTAAAGATATTCTAGTACCCTTAGTTACAGGTGTCACTTGGTGATATACAAAAGAAGGAAACACAATTAAAGTACCAATCGACTTGGCTGAAAATGGAACTGTGTTTATATAATTGCCTGCATCTATATTTGTATTGCGCCCTAATTTATCAAATACTCCTTGATAATTGATATATTGAAAATGACCACCTTCGTAGTCATCTGGATGTGATAGTTGAACTGTAGAACTTAGTTTTCTGATACCATGATCACTCTGATTCATATCAGATGAATCTGTATGCCATGTGTAATGATCTCCTGTTACAGGAGAATCTGGTCTATGATTATACACTGTATATTGATGTGGTTCAGGCCAAGTCCATTCATGATGCCAACCTGCCTCTGCATTTGCCATATCAATACCTGCATGAAGTTTTTCTGTAAGTTCTTCAGGTAAAAAGTCTTGTTCAAACCATTTTACATCTGATTGTCTGATATGAGAGTCTTCTGTACCACCCTCTGTTTCACCATCTGGATCTTCTGCCTTGTTACCAACTTTACCAATTTGGAAAGGCACTTTTTCACTCATAGCATTGATCGTTTTGACCTCTTCTTCAGTGAAATAGCTTTCGTAAATCCAAATATAGTTTCTTAAATTCATTATGCACCTGACATAAATTTACGCCACTCTATTGTGTTCTTAATAGTTTGGTGACGCCATGTTATGTTGTCCATTGCCCTTTTTAGAAAGTCGATTACTTCTTTAAAGTATTCTATTTGTGCTCTTGCTTTCTGTAGATCGGGATCAGCGTCAAAGAAAACAGGCATATCATTTTTCATAATTTTTAGACCATCAAAAGGGTCATCTTCCCAGCCAAGTTCTTTGATTTTTGTTTGGTCCATTTTACCATGAAACCATAACCACTTATCTTTTAAAAGTAGTTGGTATTTTAAGTTGGCATTTTTGAGTTGAATTGATGCATCGGTCAATAACTCTGAGTACTTAGCATGTAGTTTTGGTACTTCTAAACTAGACGTATCTAATTCGATATCATCTACCTTACAATCTTCTTTCCACATTGCTTTTAATTCATCTAAGTTCATAAAATATCCTATAATATACCCTATAGTATATCATATTTATTACGATTTAAGAAGTTGTTTTTATCTCGTAGTAGGTAAATCTAAAAGATACAGTACAGATAACTGCTTCTGCATCGGCACCAGACTCTAATTCAATAGAACCTAATGATATAGGGAAACAGTCATGGAATCTAAAATATCTATTTGGTATATTTTTATTTGTATTTGTTACCAATGTGATATCTGAATACTGATTGAGGTCGTTTTCTACGGCACTTAACGTACCTGTTTGTGTTTTGATTGTACGTGTATAGTTTTCATACAGTCTAGGGTCAGCAACAGGAACAATAGAATCCATCCAATCATATATTTCTTTGAAGTTTTCTAAGTCTTCATCTACTAAAAAGGATACATCTAGTGTATCATAAGATACCTTGTCGCCTGGAAAATAAGCATCGATACCAACACCAGCAGCTTGAACTGTTTCACCAAATGTAAGTCCTGGTATGTTGACCGTTCTTACATAGTATTCAACTGCTGGTACTTTATCAATAAGAAGTCTGAAATTATTCTTATTGAGAATCGATTTATTAATACTAGTTTCCAAGTTTTATAATCCTTTTATTAGTAGTTGTATCATGGTAGTCATCGCCTTTGTAAACTCTTGTTACAGTCTCTTCACATAGAAAACCATCTTCTACGTATTGAGTTGTGATTGTACGATTCAATACATTTGTTGTTTCTTTGCCTTTAGGAAAAGCACTTCTTTCCCACGGTCCTTCTAACACTGTTACACTTTTTGCATACTCTGACATAATTTTCTCCGTATAGTACTATTTATATAGGTGGGGCATTGCGCCCCACTTTTTATTTCTCGTTTACAAAATCATTGAACTGTTTTGCAGTTTCAATAACATCTTGAGCAGTATAAGTCCTCAAAGGAATTTCCTTTTTAGACTCAGCATGATTGTCATTCCATGAATATATGGTCTGCCTCTCATTCTCAATATTATTGATAATAAGACTTTCTGCTAGATTAAGTAAGTTGGCACGAATCTCGTACCCAGATTTTTGTGAATTAGTCATAATTTCCTCCTGTGTGTGTTTGTGTGTGTATGACTAAATAGTATTTAGTGAATATTTTTATATCAATTGCCTCGTTTATGGACCCACAACTTGAAGATACCATATCTTCATGTTTGGATAATGCTGACTCTAATAGAATTCATATTGCAGTATGTGATCAATCAGAACAGTACAACGAAAACGTTGCAAAAATGGTCAAGTACTATAACTTCATGGACTGGCGTAGTGCTAGAGGTCCATGTTTCGCTAGACATCTAATTCAGAATCTTATAGAAGATGAACAGTGGTATCTACAGATAGATTCTCATACTAAATTTGAAGTAGGTTGGGATACTATTTTACTCGGTCAAATGAGTAATCTTCCACCTAATTCTATAATAACTGGTTATCCTAGAGATGTAAAAGACCTAGGTGTTAAAAGTAGTCACACACACGTTCTTAGAGTCGATAAGAACAATCTATGGCAGTATGACACACATTTCAATACTCAAATCTCTGTTTCAGATACTCCAAACATTCATCAAGGTTATCTGTTATCAGCAGGCAATCTGTTCAGTAGTACAGACTTCTGTAGAGATGTGCCATATGACCCTCACTTTTACTTTGAAGGAGAAGAACCCTCGTTAGCTCTCCGTGCATATTGTATGGGTTATGACATATATCATGTACCTAATAACCCAATATTTCATGATTATAGAAAAAACATTAGACCACTACATTGGGAGAAACACCAAGATTGGGGTAGAATGAGAGATAGATCAATGCAAAGATACAGTGATATCATTCACGGAAAGATCAAAGGAGTCTATGGGATAGGGTGGAAAAGATCGCTCAATGATTATAAGAACTTCTCTGGTATAGATTACATCAATAAAACAATCGTATAAAAAAAGGGGTCTAAAAAGACCCCTTTAAAATTCAAAAAAGAATTATTACAGAATGTTAGAAACTGCCATCTTTCTGAAGTACTGGTTGTTACCTCTACCACCTGAAACTGAACTCAATGGAGTTGAAGTTACGAATGGGTTAGGGATCATTCCATATCTGGTTTTGAAACCGATTTTTGGTTGGAATGTATTCTCGCCAACTGCACGAACCATTTGTAAAGGTACGTATGGGCAATAGAATAGACCAGCGTCATAAGGATTTGAACCTCTGTAACCAACTGTCATATAATCTGAACCAGCATATGGATCGATATAGACTTTAACTCTACCGTTAAGAAGACCAGCAAATGTGTTGCCTGTGTCGTCTACGTTTAAGTTTGTTGATAATGCAGGTGCGTAATCTAATACGCCTGCCATTGAAAGAGCAGATGCTACGTCTGAAGAACAAAGGATAAAGTTACCTTTTCCTCTTCTTGTGTCTTTAGCGATAACATTTGATTCTCTTTCGATTTGGAACAATAACCCTTTGAATTTCTCAACTGACCAACGACCATTTGCATCAACGTCTAAGTTGAATGTGCCTGGTGAAGCTGTTGCGGAAGCACCTGTTTTTGCTTGTAGGTTTACTTCTCTTACAACTTCTCTGTTGATTTCAGCAAGAATTTCAGCTGAAAGGATGTTTGCAAGTTCTGATTCTGCATCAAGACCGTGGATTGCTTTTAAGTCTTGTGCAAGTTCGAGTGTGTACTCGGCTTTAAGTGCTCTGGATACTGCTGTAACAGTTGCCTTTTCAATTGTGAAAGACATTTCGTTGAAAGCATTTGAGGCTGAATCGCCTAATGCTTCAGCAGAAGCTGTGCTCATACCTGAAGATGTATCAGTTGCATATGCACCAGCGAAAGGATCGCCAGATGGATCTGAATCAACACCAGCAGAACTGTTAGGCCCAGCAGTTGCTGAGTTTGAAGTTCTTGCTTCGTTGAATAATGCTTCTGATTGACTTTCTCTTCCTGCGGAAGGATAGTCGGCATATCTTGCTTTCATAGCAAAGATAAGACCTGTTGGTCCTGTCATTGGTTGAACACCGCAAATGTCGTATGCAACGAGATTTGGCATAGCTCTTCTTACTAGAGAAATTAGGATTGGGTCCCAATTTGAAATAGCTGAAGAACCAGTAGCATTTAAAGGTGCAACCTCGTCAAGTTGTGATCTTTCTTCTGAAAGAGCTTTCTCTTGGTTTTCGAGGATAACTGCTGTAACGGCTTTCTTGTAGTTGTCACCGATCTCTGGAAGATCGTTGTGTTCTAGAATAGGCTGCCACTTTTCTACTAAATTTTCTGATAAAAACATTTTAGTTTCCTGTTTCCTTTAAATTAACCTAATGGTTTTAGTTTTGATATTGCAGTAGAATATCTGTTCATTGAAGGATCAAGAACTTTCTCTTCGCTAGTTGCGAATTCGCCAGTTCCTTCTTCAACTACAGTTTCTTCTGCGATAGTTCCGCCCTCTGAAGGAAAGTATGCTTCTTTTAACTCAGAAACTTTCTCTGCGAAATCTTCTGAATCTGTGAAGTCTACACCTTTTGAAAGTGAAACTAATTTCTCTTGCTGTGACTCAGACAAGTCTTTACAGGCTTCTCTGATCACTCCGTCTCTTTTAAGACTTTCGTTTTCCTCAACGATTTCCATATTTTTAGATACTTCAGCGTCAAGTTTATCTTCCATCTCATCGAGACGATTTGCGAGTTCATCAATAACGTTGTACTTATCTTCTGGTACTTCTACATAATGTTCAACGAACAATGTTTTAAGTCCTTCAATGAAGTTCTCGGTCATTTCTGATCTCAAACCTCTTTCAATTGCGAGTTCGTTTTCTTTTGTCCACTCTTCTGCACAATATGATAGATACTTATCAACTGCTTCTGCGAGGTCGCCTTTGACTTTTTCTACTGAGGTTTTTAATTCTTCTGAGTACTGAGACTCAAGTTGTTCTTTAACTTCTTCAACTTTTGAAGATACAGCTGCTTTGAAGATTGTTCTAGCTTTCTCTTGATTCTCTTCTGATAGTTCAAGAGCTTCTGAGATTTTCTCTAGGTCGTCTTCTACTTCGATCTCAACTAATGAAGCTTCAAGTGCTGATGTTGACTCTTTGACTTCTTCTTCGTCTTCGTCTTCATCTTTATTCTCTTCAACTTCTTTTTCGTCTTCGTCTTCTTTATCTTCTTCTTCTGTGAAGAATGCGTTGTAAGTTTCGTCTACTTCTTCCTCATCTTTTTTCTTCATGAGTTCAACGATTGATCTTGCGATCTCTGCTTTAGTCAAGGATTCATCAACGTCATCTTTTTCATCAGACATTTTACCGTACATTGCCTGAAGTTTTTCTTTATCCATATCTTTCATAGCGTTGACCATAGCCTTGATCATTTCCATTTTTGAAGGTTTCTCATCTTCTGAGTCTTCTTCTTCTGAAACTTTTTTCAACTTAGGTTGTGCATCAGGCTTTGATTCACCTTTTTGTTGTGCATCACCAGAAACTTCTTTAGTTCCTTTTTCTGCACTTTTAATGCTAGCAACTGCTTTGTCAACAGGATTTTCTTCAGGTTTGACGACTTCACCTTTGCCGCTTTCAATTTTTTCAGCATCGGATGAACCTTGCTTAACAGGTTTTTTGTCACCGTCTACAGCTTTAGCGTTGGGCTGTTGACCCTCTTCAACTGTTTCTAGGTTATTTTCTAACTCTGCCATTTTTTTCTCCTGTTTGAGTAATACTCTTTTATTTATATATTATAGGTTCTCAATGAACTTTTTCCATAGATTTAATTTGGTTTCCTCAAGTTTATTGCGCTTAGCAGTTCTGAGAGTATCTCTCATTTTGCCTGCATCCACTGCTTTAAGGATACCTGATTCATATATCCACTCTACTCCTTCCATGATGCCCTCTACGAAAGCCTCTGGAGCAGACGGATCTGCAACGATATCAGCGGCTGTTGCCAACTGAAAATCATTCTTAACAACTTGTGCGCCACCTTTTTGTTCTAGTGAACCTAGACCTCTAGAGGATACTCCAAGTTTTGCACCATCGTCAATCAAATTTCTCACAATCTGACCATTTGGTGTTGATAAAATTTTTGCTCGTCCCACATAATTATCACCGTCTGATTCTAATTTGGTGATAAGGTGAGATACTTTGTCTAAATTAATTGTTGGTCCATCTGGATGACCAAGTTCGCCGAATGCTCTGTCCTTTTCAACGAATTCTTTAACGTAACGATTTACTTCTTTATCCATTACGTCTTTAGGATATATTCTACCGTTTCTGTTTTTAATCGCAGCTTGCATGAATATTCCCTCGATGAAGTAATCTTTTTTACCTTGCTCGTTCTCTTCAACGATAATTGGTGATACTCCGTAATCTACAAATTCAGATATTAGTTTCATTTATAACTCCTAAAATTTCTTCTAATGAGATGTTTTCTTCACCCATTTGTAACATTACATTCTTAATATTCTTCATCTCTTTTTCGGCCTCTTTTACATTTTTATATGTGCCGATTTCTATATCATCCATATAAACATGGATTTTTTTTCTTCTGTCTTCAGCGTATACGATGTTGACAGTTTTGCCTGAAACTTTTTGTGTTTCACGCTTAACTTCCTTTTGATCTTTAGGAAGTGTAAACTTCGCTTCGTTTAACTCAGCTGTTATCTGTGTCCAAGTTTTCACTTTTGTTTACCCAATCGACCTGCATTTCGACACGTTTCATGTCTACTACGTCAGCAGCTTTTGCTTTAATACCATCAAAAATACTATCTTTAGCATCTTGTAGTTTACCTGCTTCAATTTGGTCTACTATTTTGTTTGCTATATCACTCATTTATTAAAACCCCATGTCATCGTCTTCTCCGTCACCGTCAGCATCAATCTGTTGTTGCATGTTTTCGATGTCTTCATCTGACTGTTTTAAGAAGAACTTTTTAACATACTCTTTAGAGAAATATGAACCTACATATGACTCTGCTTGTGAGAGTAAGTCTAATCTTTCTTTAAATAACTCTTGCTCTTTTAACTCTGTAAAGTAGTTATCAGTAGCAAAGTCATAACGTATAAAATCTTTGACTTCGTCAAATTCATCGCTAGATACAATATTCTTAAGAATCAATTGTGTTCTTAATAGATCAGTGAAGCATCTAGCAAACTTCACCTGAAGTCTATGTGTGAACTTGTTAAACTTAAGTTCATCTCTACTGATCTCTGAAGAACGGCCCATATTGAAGCCGTTATCTGATTCCATTCTGGAAACAGGTACATTCAGTGATCGATATAGTTTCTTTTTAAAGTATTCTATATCATCAATCTCTGAAAGATTCTGTCCACCTGGTAATGTAGAGATTTCTGTACCTCTACCACCTTCTCTACGTGGTAACCAAAAGTCTTCCATCATCGACATGTGGCGTCTATCATCTTTGATTTCGCCTGTATCTGCATTATAAACAAGTTTGTTTCTGTACTTGTTCATAACATCGGCAAGATACTGTTCTGCCTTTGCCTTTGGAAGGTTACCTACATCGATGTAGAATATTCTTCTTTCAGGTGCTCTTGCAATTCTGTAAATTACTAGAGCGTCTTCTAACATTGCTAACTGATTAGCAGTTTTCAATGCCTTATGAAGATGTCCGATTACGATGTTCTGTGTGTAATCTAACATACCAGAAGTTGTATAACTTACTGCTTCTGGTGCAATTTTAAGAGTATTGCCTTCTGTTGCACTACCCTTGTCAAAACCTTTATCGTTGAAGACGTAAAACTCTTCAACCTTTTTAATGACCTCTACTTGGGTCTTTTTGTCTTTATCTTTTTCGACATTTCTGATCTTCTTAATTTTTAGAGGATCAACGTTTCTAATGTCGACCATGCCCGCTTGAGGACGTGAAGAATCTACTACTTTATGAAAGTAGATTCTACCATCGATGTACCATTTTCTGAATAATTCATGAGAGTTCACATTGAACTTCATTAAAGATAAGATATGTTTAAACTCTAGTTGCATCTTCTTCTTGATGCTATCACTGAGCTCAACATCTTTGAGATCGAGAGACACTATCCTATCTTCAGTATCAGAAACAACACATTCGTTGACTATGTCTTCGATAGCTGCATCACATTCAGGTACTAGAGAAGTCTCTCTGTATCTGCGAATAAGAGCAACTTCATTCTTGATGCCGCCTTCCATATCAACGTAGGTGCCATATGCACCACCTGATATGAAGCCTGATTGCGAAGTTTGAATGACAGGTGTGCCGTCATCTTCCACTGGCGCAACGAAAGAAGGAGCTGACTTCTTCTCTACGTCTACTTCTCGTAACTCGTCTTTTTTACGAGTTATTTCAAACCCAAATATTTCCATAATATGTATTTATATCGCCCTAAAAAGGGCGATATTCAAAAAATTAAACGACTCTTTCCCAGTGTGAGTATTGGAATTCAACATCAAATGTCTCCAATGCATCGACTGTTTCGTAAGATAGGTCAATCGCACCAATATTGGTTGGGAACATGTTGAAGAATTCGTATCTTGCTAACACTGAATCGTCTTTGTTAAGTTGTTCGACAAATGCTCTGTCTACGAGGTAATCTAATGATGTGATACCTTCACCAGAATCTAAAGCTTGAATGTCTTGTTGCCAATTTTCAATAGCTGTTCTTGATGAAAACTCAATATCATTAATAATTGTAACAGTCCAAGGTTCGAATGTTCTATCTCCTGCGAGTTTAAGAACATGTCCTCTGAACTGTTGTTCAACTACACCTACTGTAGCAGCTGGGATTTGTGCAGCCTGACATAAGAATTCAATCTTATTGCCAGATCGTGGTATAAAAACTCTGAATCGGTTAGCTCTTGGCCCACCGCCGAGTAATTGTGCTTTAAATTGATCTATAGTTGCCATTCTTTACTCCCTTAAACTGCTCCGTATATTTCTTCGAACTCTACGCCACTTCTTGCAGCTACAAAGTTCAAGGTTATATAGTTGATTGACTTAGCAGGTTTCACAAAGATTGAACAAACAAATTCGTTTCTATCAATCACTGTGTCTGTGTTATTTGTTTCGTCACAAAGAACTGAGAAGTCTACTAAACCTCTTCTATTTTTAACGTCTCTTAAGAAAGGTTCTACCGCAGCTCTAAATTGTGCTCTTGTGAATGCATCGTTGAATTCAAAGAGTTGTGCTTTAGCAGCTGTTGCTATTGCTTTCTCTAATACTATGAACAATCTTCTAACGTTAATTCTGTCAAAGGCGCTTGGTACTGATAGTGCTGTTTTGTCACCGAATAGTACTGTACCTTGTCCAGCAAATGTTACGATTGGGTTGATTCTGTTTCTATACAGATCGTCTCTTGAGGATTGTGAAGGATTGAAAGCAAGTTTTGAAATACCAAGATACTGACCTCTATTAAATCCTGCTGGTGAGAACCATGGATCTTGTAGTAAATCTGATCTTGACATAACTCCTGCTGTGTGTCCACAACCTGGTACCCATACGTACTTGTCGTTAAATCTGTCATATTGATATACCCATCCTGAGTCTATAACTGCATATGATGATGAAGTAATGCCTGCAAAGTCAGCAATAACGTTTGTTGCTTGAGTTGACTCTGAAGATACTCCAACTACAGATGCTCTATCTGGTGAACAAACTACTAAACAATCTTTTCTTAATTCAGCAATGTTGATCGCTTCGTTAATTAAAGAATTTGAATGTACTTGAGCTGCCCCACCGTCAATGTGCATAGCTGCGCTTTCATATACTCTGTTTGAACCTACGATTAGGAAAGAGATATCTACTGTTTCTGCATCAGCAAAGTGTGTGTTCCATGCTGAGGTTTTTTCTGCTACTGAGTTGTAATTACCGTCTGCACCACCTGATAGTGATGAATTCTCTGGTAATGCTGGTCTTAAGAAAGCAGTACCTACTGCTGTTGCAAGTGTTCTGTGTTCACTAGCTGTTGTCAACATTGCTGTTGAGTGACCTGACCAGTATATGTAATTTGAGTCTCTTGCTATTACGTCTCTGTAATAGTTTGATGAACCTTGTGAATCTTTAGCGTCTGAGGCTAACGATACAAATCCAAAGGTTTCTAAAACTTCGTTTTTAGTTCCAGATATTACGCCATCTTCGTCTACGACTACTACGTGAATTTCATCGTTAGATGCACCTACTAGAGCAGCTGATGCTGAACTTCCTGGTGCTTTGTCGAATAGGTTATAAAATTCCCAATATCTGTCAATATTTGTGTTGTCCAAAACGTCTTCTACCAAACCTGTACCTGATGGTTTGTTTATTGCTTCGATTGAAAGATCATTAATCGCAATAGCTGTCACTCTGTATAATTGTGAATGACTTGCAAATTTAATGATATCTCTAACTAAGAACGCTGAACCATCGTCAACTGCGATTGTTGAATCGCCTTTTGAATAGTTCAATGCGTTGTCTACAGCTGAGACTGCATCATTAAAATAAGCATTGCTAGATGCACATACTGAAACTTTAATTGAGTTTCCTAATGCACCTGCGTATTTTGAGATCCATTTTCCGACTGTTGCTGATGATGAGCCGCTTTCAAATGAACCTTCATAATCACTTTCGTTCTTTAGAAGTGTTGCTGAGTTTCCTGCTTGGTTTGCACTAAAGAGACCAGAATTATTAATTCTAACCACTCTAAGAGCAGAACCGTATCGCAAAAATGAGTCTGCTGAGTAAAAATCTTCAGCCCCAGCGTCTGAGTCTGCTGGTTTGTAGAACTCATCAACTAACTGTTGTCCGCTTGAAACTGTCTTTACCTCATCAACAGGGCCCCATTGAAAAACACCAGCGAATGCACCTACTGTAGAAGATACTGCTGGAACAACATTCGAAAGGTCAACTTCTCTGACCTGTACGCCTGGTGATACTTGAAATGCCATACTTTTCTCCTGTTAATGTAAAAAGTTGTTTACACTTTTATTTATATTATTATGTACTCTAAGACTGCTCTAAAAACCATCTATCGCCATTTGAGTCAACAAAAGTATCATTTTCTTCTTGACCAAATACGCCTGGTGGCAAGATATCATCTTCAATTAACTTCTGCTGTTCAGCATACAGTAAGTTTTTTACCGCATGATCAGTTAAATGGAAGAAGTAGTCGGTTGTAATAAACCAACTAAAAAGAACTAAATTCATGACCATGTCGTCATGATATCCTCTATCTGCTTCGAATGATGAACCCTTGTTAACAAAGGTCATTAACTCCGTGATTGTAGCACGGTCTACGAGTAATAGTTTATTTTCCTCTAATAATTCTTTCATGGTAGAACAACCAACCCTTTTGATTCTTCTACTCATTGTTATCCCTATGTCATCTGCTTTAGTCTGTCCTTGAACAAATACGTTTGGGTATTCTATATCATAATGTAACTGTTTTGCTACCATGCCACCTTCGGCATTGTTCTCAATAATAACTAATGCATCATTATAGGGTCTGCAATACTTATTTATAAAATCTGGGTAGAGCATAGGACTTATAGTATTATCTCTATAAGTACACACTTGTTTAAATGGTTTAGATGTAACATCGAAGATACTAAATGTAGAGAAGTCAATACCTCTTCCTTGAGATACATCAACGGTACAAACATATACGTGGTCCTTAATAGGTTTTTCGTAGACGTTAACACCATCTCTATTCCAATCTGGATCAACTGCTCTCATACCTAATAAAGTATTACTATTGATCAGTGTGTTACCTGTACCTAAGAAACTATTACCATACTCTTGTTCAAACTGTGCTTCTGAGGTGTTTGCAATGGTTTCTTTCTTCCATTCTTCATCTCTGCCAGGCACATCATACCAGTTGATTGTGAATGGTTTATACTCAGATTGTTCATGTATTGCAGATTCGTATATCTTATGGAACATATTACCCACACCATTTGCAGTTGATGTAATGATAACTTTAGAGTCTTTACCTGAGGTAACTACAGGATATGTAGCAGTATAGAATGTCTCTGCATCTTCTACGAATGCAAACTCATCGAGGTATAACATGTTAATTGACATACCACGAATAGATGATGAAGATGTTGCAGCTGCCACGATCTTGGAATCGTTACCAAATTCTATATTACCCTTGTTAAGTATCTTTACACCTGGTTGGAGAAAGAATGGAACAGTCTCCAACATGGTTACGATACGTGCTATCATCTCCCTTGCAATTGCACCTTTGTTCGCTAGGATCGCAACCGTGACTTCGGGAGTGAACAGTAGATACCATAGTAGATATGCACAAGAAGTAATAGATTTACCTGACTGTCTAGCAGCTAGAACTACACTAAAACGACTATCTTTGAAATGATTAATTAACTTTTCTTGGTAACCACGAAGATTAAATGGTACAAGACCTTCATCTAGTGATATAATTTGTGTATAGTTTTGAATAAAATGACAAGGGTCAGTAGAACACTTCATGTATTCTTTCAACTCTTCTTCGGTATATTGGTGTTCTACTCCTGCACGTTTGACAAGATTATTACCAAGATAACCTTCGTTTTTTGCCTTAACCATTAATCTTTATTCTTTTTTAAAAACTTTTGCAACTCAGACGTTGACCCAACATACAAGTGATTGTGTTGTGTTCCTATCTTTTGTGTTTCTTCGTCTTCTAGTTTCTTTAACTTGCTTTGTAGGTCTATAAGTTTTTCTGCTGTTTCACCCACTGTTTTAATAAGTTGACCTGCAACTTCATAGGCCCGTGGATGTTCTGTCTCTTTGGATAGTTCTAAGATGCCATCGATTGCATCTTGTCCTCGTTCTACGAGATTATAGAGATTCTCTCTAGCGTATCGGTAGTCTGTTTCAATGTTGTCTGTTCTATCAGGCAACTTCTTAACAACCTCAGCTGTTTGAGTTTTAATTTCTGATTCGATATCCAAGATATCGTTTAATTTTTCGTCTGTGTTCATACTATATTTGACTATTATGTAGAGTCTGTTGTAACTGTATCGGCATAATCGATGTTTGTACCATCGTCATAGAACGTTACAGTTTCAGCAACTACAAAGGTGTCACCTGGTTCTACAGAACCTACAAACATAATAGTTTTAGGTTCATCTAAAGTTATTGCAGCTGATAAAACTATTGATAATCTATCTTCTGCAATACTACTAATCGTTGGATTAGGTGTGTTACCTGTATAAAAAACTTCGTCTTCTACATTTATCTTACTATTTATTGCAGTATCAAAAGTCACTGTTGTAGAATTAGATACGACATTTGCAACAGCTGAAAATGCAGGTTCATAGTGTTTGACTTCTTTAACTAGACCAGAACTATTGATTTGAGATGTTGTAAACTGTCCAGATCCGTCTGATATAAAGTCTCTTTCGATAACATTAGTAATGATATCACCTGTGTAAACTGGTCCAAAGAAGTATAACTTCATTGTAAACCCTAATGTATATTCTATAACTCTTCTACTTTCAAAGTCTGCCTCGTAATCGTCTGTCATAGACACACTGTTTAAAACAATAGGCACGTCTCTGACCTCAGACATATCATCTATCATCTTCATTGTTACTGTATATTCAGGTTGAAAATATGGTAATATTTGTTCTACAATCTGCAATGCATCGTTTTGATTTTTAGCTAGTACTGATAACTCAAACTCTATATCATATGGTGCTGGTGAATACTGAAATTTTCTATCGGTGTTGTTTGTCTCTATTGTTGCTTTCTTTGTTCTTATTAACTTGTTCTGTTGTCTATTTGCATCGTAGTTAAATGCTGAAATTTGGAATGCCATTCTTGGCAAACTAATAGCACTTCTATTGTTATCTGTTAGATCAGGCTCTTCTGCTAGTCTGTTTATAAATTTTTGAGCAGGACCATATGAGATTGGCACTAATGTTCGAGATAGTACTGTACCATCTGATTTTGTTTTTTTGATATAGATATTATTGAACAAGGTACCAAATATTGATACCGATCTCTTAATAGTTTCGTTATAAAAATAAGTACCGAACATTATGGTTCACCAAATGGATTAGTTTCACTGAAGTCTAAGTATGAAGACTCAGCATCTTCAAATTCTTTATTGTCTGCCTGAGGATCGTTAGACATAGTCATAACGTCATCAACCGATGAGACTGTAAATGAGGCTGATGAAACAGCACCTAGTAATACATCACCAGTCTCTAGTGTTGTTGTATTATCTTTAAGTCTGAGTAATCTTGTATCTGCTCTCCATAGAACAACTTCACCCACAACTGTACCATTTAGTGTGACATCTTCATTGACTGCAAACGTTCCTGTACCACCAGCATCCATTGTTAGATCAATGCTGTATGCTTGTTCGTCTTCTATCTGATCTATGCCTGAGATATCTGTATCAAAATCTTCACCACTATATTCAAACAATTCACATCTAAGTTTAAATACAAATAGTTTACCAACTTGATAGAAAGGGTCTTCGTGTTCTACAAATTTGATTTCAAACATTGAACCTGATAAAGGAAAATATATCAGATCGCCTTCGTTAGGTCTTAGTGATGTTGCAAGGTTTGTATCTAAAGAAATGAATCTTTCCCATGACCTCAGAGAAATGACAAAGGTCGCTTGATCTCTAACTTGAATACCAAACTTAGACATGAGATCGCCTTCGCCTTCAAAACCATCAGTGTTTTCGATATACATCTCAACACTGTATGCATCACCAAAAGTGGACTGAACATCTTCATTAAAGATTGTGTCTTCTTCTACAATTTCTCTTGGTAAATAAAATGTTTCATGACCATACATACGTAGAGCTTCGACAACGATATCTTCATAAAGATGTTGCTCAGTGTTAACTGCATGATTAAAAAACACATTTGTTGGCATAATTAACCTATCATATCAAGTACTGGCATTTCGTGGTTCAGTCTTGATTCTTCTTCTAATCTTCGAATTTCTTCCTGTGCTTCTGATTTCATTTGAGAAGCATCTAATTGTACACCACCTGGCAATGCAATACCTGTAAACTTGGATAAATTTTCACCCCATTGATACTTGACTAATGCTGTGGCATATTTCTTTAACCACATATCATCGTATACATCTGTAAATGTAGTTGGGTCTAACTTTCTATAACACTCAATGATAATGTATTCATTGGCGCTAATACTATCGACATCCATATCTAGGTACAATCTGTTCATATGTTGATTGTATCTAATTGGTTGTCTGCCAACTAACACTCTATCTAACAACTGAATGTGTTGTTGTACTTGTGTGTAGTATAAGATATTTGTTGAAGTTAAATCCCAAAGATCATTCAATCTTAATTGATATCTAAGATCAAACATATTGAGGTTGTTTTTGTCGTGGAATGGAAAGATGTTCATTACTGCTGTAACAAACTCAGGCAATACGATATAGTTTTGTTGAAGTTCAAATGCTTCATCATCGTATGCATGTGTACCAGCTGCACTCTCAGTTAAAGACTCATTCGTCTTCATAGTAGTTTTTTTGGCACTGGTTATCTTGTGCTTTAGATACACCTTCATCGAGCCATCGTAATGGTACTGATAAAAGTACTGTAGCGCTTCGTCTACTCTATCATCTAATTGATCTTCATCAACGTTGATTTCAAGAACAGGCGCACCAAGTTTTCTTTTGATGTATTCTTTTAATTCGTCTTTGGTTGTTGGTTTTGCCATAAGTAGTATTCCTGTCTGCTACTACTATTTATGCAAATTCTAATCTTGGAAATATGTTTTAGTTTGGAGTCTATCAAGTTTTTCGTCAATTCTCTCCATAGTTTCGATGATACGACCTAAATCTTTGTCTAGTTCAGTTCTGGTGACATATTCTTTTGCTACTTCTTCACGTGTCTTATTGATTAAAATATCTAATCTTTTTTGTTCGGACAATATGTTACGTACTAGCAAACCTATCGGTGCTAATATAAACGTAAGAAGTACATTCCATATGATGTGAGCGTCTATAACTATTTCCATATAATCTATTTATAGGATCAAGTTGCCGCTTTCGTCTATATCATACTCAAAATTTGAATCATTCCAACCAATTCGTGAATTTTTATCATCCATGCAATTGACATCTAAATTAAAAGATATACTGTATCGATCTTTGTTTGTTAGATTGGGTTCGACCATATGCATTAACCCACTAGGAAAAATGTATAAGTGACCTGTCTTAGGTTGTATCTGATAAGATTCAATCATTCTATTGTTGCCAGGAAATGCTCCTGCAACTTTATGATTTGTATCTATGAAAGTTAAATCGCCTTCGTCACCATCAGCATGTATATAAAATACACCTGAATAGAAACAACCATTGTGTAAGTGAGGTCTGTTCCATGCACCATTGTCATTAATGTTAGCCCATGAGTTATGCATATCAACACGGTGTGCATCTTTGTTTAATCCCATGAAAGGTAATAACTCGTCTCTGACTAAACGTTTAATTGATCTTATACATTTAATAAAAGTTGGATGTTGATCGCAACCATCATTTGATTGCCAACCTGTATATGCATTTGATATCTTTCGACCAACAGGATCTTTCTTTCGCATACCATCAATCTCTCTTTTTAAGAGATCAAAGTATTCTGCATTCATCAATGTAGGTTCTTTATCTGCATCTTTGCCTAAAAAATCTCTATGAAAAACAAATGCAGGAAATAATAATTTTACACTCATTCTTCTACCTCATTATGAAAAGGACATTCAGGTGGTGGTTCATCTTCTTTGAAGTATTTACCTTTTTCTTGCCAATAACCTTCGTTTCTATATGGCCCAAGTTTAGTTCCCCTTAGTCTTGATTCATCGGAGTATTCTCTTCTACCTTGTTCATCCATAGACATCATTTCTGCATGTGAAGTTACTGAACTTCTGTTGTCCTGAAATTCTCTAGGACTACGTAATGTATACGTAGAATTCCATTCTTCTCTTTTAAAAGGAATAACCTGACACAATGGTGTGCCTTTTTTTATAGTAAATGAATGATTAACTCTAGGATAAAAAATTATTTGTGAATTATCTTGGCTCACATTGAACTTATCTGTATCGATAATTCCTTGCCATGTAGCAAAGTATCTATTTTGAAATAAGAAAGGGTCTAAGTAAAGACATGAATAACCCTCTGGTGTTATAATGTTCCATGGGTTTCTCATTTTAAATGCATCTTTGACAGGACCATCATCGCCAAAATAATCGAAAGCATTTTCAAATTGTTCTTTGGGGTGTGTAGGTGAAGCGTAATGTTCTCCTGAAGGATCGAAAGTTCTAACGTCTGTTGTACTTACACCGTCTTTTGCATTGTTACCTACGATAACTTCCATGTCTCTGTTTGCAAGTAGGTACCAACCACTCTTTAACCAATCATCCATAGCAGGACATGCTCTGATAGTTTGAGTATTAACACCACGTACTACTGCATTTACTTTAATTCTTTTCCACCAATCTGGATGCCATTTCTTTGCAAGAACTGGTTTAAAGTCTCTGAGAGTCTTCTCGTTATATGTAATAAAGTCTATCGTTGGCATTATAAAACTCTTCGCTAACTCCTATCTCTACTTCATCGCCTCTTAAAACAATTGATCTTCTATCCATGTATCTAGCAGTTTCATTTGGTGCATCTGCACCGTGTGGTATTCTGCCGTCAAACATTACTAATCTATTTGGTACAAACTCCACTTCAGCGATTTGGTGGTTTTTAATATGTTCGTTTCTACCTTCTAAACCCTGTTGAGGTTCATCATATAATCTTAATGTGCCACCCCATTCGGGATTCCAATATGTATTGTAATAGTATAAGAAAGATAAATTCCATGAATCATTAGTATCACAATCTGCATGAGTTGTTCCATGACAACCCATTGTCTGTGAGTTTAAACCCATGTACTGAAATCTTTTCCATTTGAAACCGAAATCTGTACATATTCTTCTATTTAGATAGTGAGCAGGATAAGAATCTTTCTTATCAATATCTCCTTCAACATTGTGAAATCCGAAATCTTTATTGTCCCGATCAGCCTTGAAGAAACTTGCACCCCAAAAACTATGGTGAGGTAATCCTGTTGGGCTTTCGCTACCCACTTGATTTGTTTTAGACCAAATATTACTGCTTGTAAATCTTTGATTAATCCAATGCCATATAGAAGTCTCTAAGTAATTATCAATTATGTAGACTTTATCTAAAGGTAATGATTGAATATGAAAAGGAGAATCAACCTTTTCTACAAGCAGGCTCATTTTATGCTATTAATGACTTTTGAGGTGATGGAAAATTATTTGAATAATACTCAAAGTCTTGTAGTGTGTCTTCTCTTGTTTCGCCTATTTCATTACATACATTAACGTATACATTCCATATAACGTCTGAATATTCCATAACTCTTCTTGCATCTGATCTTAAAGGGTGATTTGAGCCCTCTCTTCCTGCTATAGTTACTTCTAGTAAATCACGGAAACCATATGCTTGTACTTGATCATCGATATAGTTTTGAGCCATATCAGATAGTTTGTTTGCATACTGATTGTTTAATGAAACACCAGCAGGTGGTTCAGACTGATTGATATATTCTTCGATAGCATCTATTTCATCTGAGTTTAGATTTATTTTGACCTGATCGTTAAAACATTTATCTTCTTCCCATTTCTCAATTTTAACTTCGATGTCATCGTACACCAATACATCATATTCAAAACCAAGATTTGGTCTATCTGTGTTTTCGAAAGAGTATTCTAATCCATTTGGTTTTCTAATGATTAGATTACTGTTTTCATCATAAATTAACATATTCATAATTACCTCATTATACACTTGTGTGTGTTAAATTTCAAGAGACTTTATTCGCTCTCGCATACGCTCTTTCATATACGTCTAACATATTTATATCACTGGTATCCATGTCTTTTATCCATGGGCCACCACGTGTCCAGTGAATTGCTAAAGCATGTGGTTTGTCTAAATGTGTTTCATATCCTTCAGTTATAATATGTCTAGGTGGTATTCTACTGATCTTGTCTGTCCATTCAAATTGATGTAAATACTTTCCTGACTCTGTATTCACTACTTCTGGTGTTAACTTCTTACAGTCTTCGTGTGCATTATTGAATACCATAAGACTAGACCACAATTTCTTAGGATAAGAAACATTCTTTTCGCCATCAAATTTAGTATCACTATGATTTTCGAAATCGTATTGTACACAAGCAATAGCATCTTTTGGGTCTAAGAAATAGAATAGTGGTAGTATAGACTTACTAAACAATATGTCATCATCTAAGAAGATACTGAAACCTTCATAATTTTCTAGGTAAGGTATTAAGAATCTACTATATGTAAACTCTGTTGATTGATTAGCATACTCTCTAGTGTATTCAGGTATCTTTGATACATCTAGTATCTTAATATTAGGTTGCCAGTCTTTTATAAATTCATACATGTCACCTTTACCAAAACCATATTCAATTCCTTTTTGAAGCAACTTAACATTTGTTTCAGCAAGATCACCATGACGACTATCGTAACCCACATAGATTGATATAGGTTTGCCTTTTGCCATTTTCATAATGTTTTTATTGAAGTCTGTAACTGTACTTCTAAAACCGATATCAGCAAAAGCACTATGCATTTCTATAAAACCCTCTGTATATGTAAATGAAAGATGTGTTGGTTTATCTTTCTTTTCAACAAAGGCTTTCCATAATTCAATTACTTGTTCAGCTGATAGAACTTCTGAATCAAATAAATCAAACTTATCCCATACAAACATTTCCATATCTGGATCATCTATCATTTCAAATACTGCTGATCTTACAGAACCTGGATGTATTCTAAGAGTGTATCGTTCTTCTTCTGAAGAAGGTTTGTTCACTACACCTTGGATTGGATTCCAAAGGCCTTCATGTTTGATACTATCAATTAACCAGTGTGCTTTAGCACTGTGATAATAAGTTGAATTATTGATTTCTAATTGTCTTTCAGTTGGGCCTTCTGCACCAAAAACATATTTTGTATAGTCTGTTATCTTTTGATATTCATCATTTCGGTTTTTGAAATCAAAGCCAGAATGACCAGGTATTGGTGTTTCAGGTTTTTCAGTATAACCGTACTGCAAATAATATTGATAGACATATGCTTGATGTTGTAATTGATTAAACGGTTGTAATTTTGTTGTATCAGAATAATCGTATAATCTTTCGTCTATCAATTTAGAAGCTTCTTTCCATTTAACATGCTTTAGTTTTGGTAATTTATTCTTCATCAACCAATCTAAAGACTTATATGCTTCAGTTTCCTTGTAGTCTTTGGATAGTTCGATACTACCAATATGACAATGATCCATGAAAATGACTTCATCGCCACTATCTGGCCCAAATGGTGATCTTCTATTTTGAAATGCTTCTTGTACGGCTTCTAAGGTTTCTAATTTTCTCATAATATAAAATATAGTTTATTTAACTATATTTATGACGTAATTGGAGATGCTGGCCACTGTTGTGACAATACACCGTCCCAACGATTCACTGGTGTTCTACCTTGTGTAGCGTAAGTACTTGGTGATCTATGTTGATAGGTAAACGGAGTTCTACCTTGTCTAGAATATGTACTTGGTGATCTATGTTGATAGGTAAACGGAGTTTGACCTTGTCTTGCATATGTCACAGGTTGCCTATGTTGATATGTACTTGGCGATTGTGTTATTCTAGGATCTCTGTAAGTACTTGGTGATCTGTGTTGATATGTGCTAGGTACACGATATGCTCTAGGATCTCTGTAAGTACTTGGTGATCTATGGTTATACGTGCTAGGTACTCTATAACTTCTTGGATCACGATATGTAGATGGTGATCTGTGTTGATATGTGCTAGGTACACGATATGATCTTGGGTCTTGATATGTAGACGGCGATCTATGTTGATATGTGCTAGGTACACGATATGATCTAGGATCACGGTATGTAAATGGCGATCTATGGTTATATGTAAACGGTGACCTATGTTGATACGTAAACGGTGATCTATGTTGATAAGTCGAAGGTTGTCTAGCGCCTCTAATATTAGGTTCTTGTGCTGATACAGGGTGTCTGTAACCTGCTGGTTGTTGTGCTGATCTAATATTAGGTTCTTGTGCTGATACAGGGTGTCTATAACCTGCTGGTTGTCTAGCATTACCAATTACTGGTTGTTGTGCTGATACAGGTGCTCTATATGCTGCTGGTTGTCTAGCATTTCTAATATTAGGTTCTTGTGCTGATCTGATATTAGGTTCTTGACCGCTTCTAATATTAGGTTCTTGTGCTGATCTAATATTAGGTTGTTGACCATTCGCAATATAAGGCGACTGGAAAGTAAACGGTTGCCTTGCGTTATTAGGTTGTTGAGCATTTGCAATATAAGGCGACTGGAAAGTAAACGGTTGCCTTGCGTTATTAGGTTGTCTAGCATTTGCAATATAAGGTGACTGATATGTAAATGGATTCTGGAATGTAAATGGATTCTGGAATGTAAATGGATTCTGGAAAGTAAAAGGTGTCTGCACAGGAACAGAAGCCTGTGTAATACCTTGAGCATTTGCTGGATAAAAACCTGTTGCCATTTTACTTTAGATTACTTAGGTGATGGTTTAAAGAAGAAGAAGTTGTGAGCTAATACACCATTTGCAAAGAAATTGTGATTGTCGCCAACGTTCTTCAAGTTATACACCTGTTGTGAATCTTTCTCCTCTATTTTAATTATTTCTAGTCCTATTTCTGTACCTAGTACAGCATCTGTCATGGTCATCAAATGATCACCGACTGCGATTTCTGAATTTACAAATTCATCTCCACCTTCTTCTTTGTGGAATTCTTTAAATTTCTCTAAGTTGATAACACCCCATTCACCATTCATTGTTCTAAATGGATGTTCTGAAGTTGTTTCAAGTATTCTACCGTCTGATAAATGTATCTCATGTATTGATACTTCTCTTGGTTGCATCAACTCTTCGACTACACCGATCTCTAATTTATTTGTCTCTTCGTTCCAAGTCATTACGTCTTGACCAACTTCTACTGTTTCAATTGGTACATGACTGCCATCGCCCAACCATATCATTGTGCCGGCAACAAAACATCCTTTGCCACCTCCAGGAATGTTACCAGGTATTGGACCAAACGGTTGATAGAAGTACACTGCTGGGAAGATAAATGGATATCTTGCTGTTTGTTGTGTAGTACTTGGTTGCCTTGCGTTATTTGGTTGCCTTGCGTTGTTTGGTTGCCTTGCGTTATTAGGTTGTCTAGCAGCAACTGGTTGTCTTGCCTGATACGTAAACGGCGCACGGAATGTAAATGGAGTCCTTGCGTTATTAGGTTGTCTTGCCTGATACGTAAACGGCGCACGGAATGTAAATGGAGTCCTTGCGTTATTAGGTTGTCTTGCCTGATACGTAAACGGCGATCTATGGTTATACGTAAACGGTGATCTGTGGTTATATGTAAACGGTGATCTGTGGTTATACGTATACGGTGATCTATGTTGATACGTAAATGGCACCCTATATGATCTTGGATCACGGTATGTAAATGGTGATCTGTACGCATACGTAAACGGTATCTGATATGATCTTGGATCACGGTATGTAAATGGTGATCTATGTTGATACGTAAATGGCACCCTATATGATCTTGGGTCTCTATATGTAAATGGTGACCTATGTTGATACGTAAACGGTGTTTGTGCGTTTCTGATATTTGGTTCTTGTGCAGACCTAATATTTGGTTCTTGACCGCTTCTAATATTAGGCTCTTGAGCAGCAACTGGATGTTGATAAGATGCTGGTGTTTGTCTATTTCTTATAAACGGAGTCTGAGCACTTACAGGGTGATTATACCCAGCTGGTGTTTGTGCGTTTCTGATAAACGGATTCTGTGCATTAACAGGATGTTGATAAGAAGCAGGTTGTTGTGCGTTTCTGATAAACGGATTCTGTGCATTTACTGGATGTCTATAGAATGCTGGTGTTTGTCTATTTCTTATAAACGGATTCTGTGCATTAACAGGATGTCTATATGATACAGAGTTTTGTGCATTCGCAATATAAGGCGATTGAGCATTCGCAATATAAGGATACGGCTGTTGTGCATCTCTTATAAATGGATTCTGTCTATTAGCAATATAAGGATACGGCTGTTGTGCATCTCTTATAAATGGATTCTGTCTATTAGCAATATAAGGATATGGTTGTTGTGTAGGTTGTTGACCTGATGCGTTATTCCACCCACTAGGAGTTTTAATGTAAATTTGATCTACATCTTTCCAAGTGTTTGAAGCAGTTTTAACCCATGCACCTTGGGTTGAATTCCAACCTGAGGGGGTTTTTACTTTCTGTGAGCCTGTCGCCATTTAATCCTTTCTCGCTTTTTATCTATTTATCAATTATGAATAAAGAATCCATAGATCACCAACTGCTCCGTCACCTGAAGTAGGTGCAGAAGTTGATTGATATATGTTTCTCGCAACACCACCACTATTTGAAGCGTATGATGTTGAAATTTGTGATGCTCTAAAGTTTGCGTCTGTTAATGTTAACGAACCTGTAGAAGCACCAGTTGCAGTTGTTGTAGCAACTACAAACTCATCAGCACTTTCGTCCCAACCCATAAATGCGTTGTCGCCAGTTGAACCTCTTTCTAACACAAGACCAAGGTCATTTGAGTTAGCACCTGTGTTACCAGACCCTAATTCAATCAATGCATCACTGATTGTTGTATTTGTAGAATCTACAGTTGATGTAGTACCATTAACTGTTAGGTTACCAGATAATGTTAAGTTACCAAATTGTACGTTACTTGTTGTAGCAACTGCCTGACCAATACTTATTTCACCTGAACTAATTGAGACACCAGTTCCTGCACTAATATGACTTCTAACTTCTGAAGCGCTTGGGCCAGTATATGTGATTACACCAGTAGATGAATTGTATGCTAAACTTCCATCACCACCTGAATCAGTAACAGAGATTGAACCTCTTGCATCTGAATCAGCATATTGTGTAATTGTTGTTGCAAGTGTTAAGGTACCATTTACATCATCGTATGTTGATGTGATGCCTGTACCTGCTGTTACTAAAGCATTTACTCTGTCATCAACTCTTTCGTCTGTGAAGTATAAGTTTGATGAACCTTCTGTTAACGAATCTGTATCTGGTAATAATGCATTAACTCTAGCATCTGCTCTAGCGTTTGTAAAGTAAAGGTTTGAACCTTCTGAAATATGAGCAGTTGTTGAAGGTATTGTAATAGCACCTGTACTTGAATCATATGCACCTGCACCAGAGTTTGTACTTAGAGATGCTCTTGCTCTAGCATCTGTATAGAATAAGTTTGTTGAACCTTCTGTAATGTCATCTGAATCACCACTTAGTTCACTTAATGCATCTGCTGTATCTACTTGTGCATCAACATAAGTTTTGACTGCTAACTGAGAAGGTACTAAAGTATCTGAAGCACTACCAAAATTAACATCTGTATCGATTGCATTTTGAACTCTAGCGTCTGCTCTTGCATTTGTAAAGTATAAGTTTGTAGAGCCTTCTGTTATTTCATCTGTATTGTCTTTACTTGCGACTTGTGAATCTACATATGCTTTAACTGATTGTTGAGAAGGTATTCTTGTTTCACTATTAGACACCATATTATCTTCATCGATAAGAGCTGCTGTGATTCTAGCATCTGCTCTAGCGTCAGTGAAATATAAGTTTGAACCTTCTGCTAAATCACCAGTGTCATGGTTAGCAATACTAGTAACTGTACCAGTTACGTTACCAGTTAAGTTTCCTTCGAATGTTCCTGCAACAAAAGTTTCTGAACCGACTGTCCATTTATCGTTGGTCTCATCCCATAAGAATGTTTTTGCAGTTGAACTACCTCTAGTTACACTCAAACCAGCATCTTCTGTTGGTGAACCTGAAGTAAAGTTACTGTTTAATGCGATTGTGTTGTCTGCAAGGTTAATTGTCTCTGAGTTTACAGTTGTTGTTGTACCTGAAACTGTTAGTGAACCTGAGATTGTAACATCATCGTTAAGTGAAATAACACCATTTCCGTTACCACTCAATACTAAGTTAGTATCAGCTGATCTGGACACGATTTGATCAACTGCAATATTGTTACTAAATGTGATGTTGTTTCCTGCACTGTTGGTAATATTGTTACCGTCTTCGATTTGAACTGGACCTTTAAGTGCAATAACACCTGATCCTGTTGCATCTAACTCTAAATCACCAGAACCACTTGTCTGTATAGACATGTTTTGGTTAGAGTCAGCACTAAAGACGATTGTACCTGAGTCATCTGAAATAACCTGTTGTCCGTTAACATATAAAGAACCAGGTCCAACGTATACGTCTTTCCATGTTCTACTTGATGAACCTAAGTCGTATGTGTTATCTGCGCTTGGTATGATGTTACCTGCAAATGTACCACCACCTAAGTATGATAATACATCTGAGTCGCCGTATTGGGCTGCACCTGCGATTGTTAGTGTGTTAGCAGAATCATCGTATGTTAATGTGATGCCTGTACCTGCTGTTAAAAGTTGAGCGACTCTATCGTCTACTGACTCATCTAATGCTGATGCTGAAATTGAACCAACGTATGATCCAGAAGAGCTAATAACCTCTGTTCCACCGATTGACAGGCCGTTTTTAATATTAAAATTCTTTTCCCCTGCCATTAGATAGTACCTCCGTCAACTTGCGGTAATGAAAACTCACCCGTTGATGAGTTATAAGATAAATTCGTTTCTCCAGATGCTAATGAAATAGCACCTCTTGCTTTTGCGTTAGTAAAATATTGATTCGTTGCACCTTCTGTGATGTCATCTGAGTCTAGTGCGGATACTGATCCAGCGGTAATTTTACCAGCACTAGTTATGACCTCTGTAGAACCGATGTTTAATCCGTATTCTATAACAAAATTATTTTGTGTTGCCATGGTTAGTGTGTCCTAATTGAGTGTATACAGTATTATTTAGTAGAGATTACTCTTCAAAAAGGTGGTTTAAACAAAATTTAAACAAAAATCATACTTTAATTAATTGACGTGACCATTTGAATACAGTCGAGTTTGCAGAAGCAGGTGTAATCTTTAAAACTACATTACCACTTTCAACTGCAACTGATACTGAATACAACGAACTATTTGTAACTATCTCAGCGTATTGTGTAAAGTAAGCAGTTGAACCGTCATGAATTACAACAACTTCAGATGTGTGATAGTTTGTACCCTCTGTTGCTTGTAAAATATACTTAGCACTTCGATAATTTGATAAAGAAAACGAATCTAAGTCTGTTTCCGATGTTGTAGTGGTTGTTGTACCTGTATTACTATCAACAACCAAACTATCGATTGTTAATGTGTCTGAAGCAGTGATAGTAGTGCATGTTAAATCACCAACTTCTAAAGCTGCTTTAGCGTAACCTGTGCCTGAAGTGTTAACTGTTGTAGTAGGTTCTACTTCTAAACCGTCAAATAATTTCCATGTAGAATCACTAGCATCTCTAAAAAGACCTGTGAACTCATTGCCGCTGTCTGATAAACCATCATCGTAGTTACCATATAACCCTATGTCAACTGTATCTGAACTCGTGTTTGAGTTCGCAAGTTCGATCATTGAGTCTATAACAGACGTGGTTGTACTGTTAACGGTAGTTTGTGTACCATTAACTGTTAAATTGCCTGTGATTGTCGCATCGCCATCGACCAACAGGTCTTGACCTGTTTCTAGTCCTATGTCTGCATAAAATTTTGATTTTGTTGCCATAATAATCTCAAAAATATATTCTCAGTACTATTTATGACTTTTTGGAAGTAAAAGAAAGGGGATCATGTGATCCCCTCTCAAGAAAGTTGCTTAGTTCTAAGCGCCTACTAAAGTCCTGTGGAATTTAATAGTTGTACTGTTTGCTGAGGCAGGTGTAATTCTGAGTCTCAAGTCGGAACCATTAATGTCAGCATCGAATGATGCAACACTAGTGTTTTTCAATGTACCGTATTGAGTCATGGTTACTGCGCTTCCGTCATGTACTAATACTATCTCAGTTGAATGATAGTTAGAACCTTCTGACATTGCAATAACATATCTAGCAGCTCTAAAGTCAGCATGGGCAAAAGTGTCCAAGTCGACTTGAGATGTAGATGTTGTTGTTAATGCTGTAGACGTTCTATGTTTAGTATCCAACTCTTTAGAAGTAGTGATGACATCATTAGATGAATCGTAAGACAATACTCTAATTAACTCAGCGACTTTAAATGCATTTGTTTTAGCCATTGTCTACTCCTTATGATAACCTAATTTGGAAGGTTTTGAATGTTGTATTAGTATTTGCAGGAGTCACAAGCAATCTCATGTTTCCTGAATTTACATCTGAACTTAACGTGAATAATGAAGACGCTGAATATACATCGCCATATTGAACGAAGTAAGAATTCGAGCCATCATTAATCAATAATACTTCTGCTGAATGTGTGCCAGCTGATGCATGTGATGCCATGATCACATACTTAACTGCCTTGTTGGCAATTGCGTTTGCTGATAACACCTGATCTGCTGTAGTAGCAGTAGCTGATAATGTAGTGAAGTAACCTTGAACAAGGTTAGCTGCACTAGTAATAGCGACTACTTCAACAACATCACCATTTAAAGCATTTTCCGTTAATGTGATAGTTGATGAGCTGGTAGCAGTATAGTCTGCACCACCACCTACTAACTTAACACCGTTAATGTACACTTGTTCATAACCTGAGGTATATGAAAGTGAATTACCATTATCATCGTTACCTGTAATTGAAGTACCAGTTGATGATATAGTGTAAGTGAATGTTTGTACACCCGAAGATGGTTGGTCTGACCAACTCAAAGTTCCTGAACCATCAGTTTTTAAAATCTGATTTGAGGAACCATCACTTGTAGGAAAAGAGAAAGCATCATTAACAGTTAAAGAAGCTGGATTCGATCCAACTTCTACAACAGCAGCTGAGCCGTCATTCTTCTCGGTATAAAATCTACCATGATAAGTATTGACAGCTAATTCACCTAGTGATAGATCACCTATACCAGGCAAAGCGCTTTGTGTAGAACTCCTTTTAAATTGTATTAATGTTGCCATTGTTCTCTCCTATAGATTAGATGTTAAATTAGAATGTACCACCGTCTATAGCAGTAACAGATACAGCACCTGAAGAGACTGTAAAGTTACTTGAGTCGAATGAAGCAATACCTTTAGCAGATGTTGTAGCATCATCGATTGCAACATCACCAGATGTTACAGTAAAGTATGAAGCTGAGAAAGATGCGATACCTTTATTAGCGTCTGTTGCATCTTCACCTGCTATTGTTATACTACCGTCAGCGTTTGTTACATCGATACCTTCGCCAGCTGAAAGAGCAGCAAGTTCCATATCTCCGTTAGAACCATTACCAATTAGTAATTGTCCTGCTGTAGGAGCTGCACCGTCTATAGAAGTAATTGAACCTGAAAGTGCAAGTCCTGAAACTTCTAAGTTACCGAATACTGCGTTACCTACTGAACCAGAGAATACTGAAGATGTGTCTGTAGCGTCTTGGATAAATTTAAATTTACCGTCAGAATCATCCATACCAAAGAAACCAATTTTAGCAGTAGAACCATTGTGCCACTTAAATTTGATACCTCTGTCTAGGTTGTCATCTGAAGCGTCATCACCGATTTCAAACACTGGATCTGCAACTGAAGTAGTTGTAGAGTTTACAGTAGTTGTAGTACCGTTAACAGTCAAGTTACCTGAAACTGTTAAGTTACCTGAAGCGGCAATATTTGTTGATGTAATGTCATCTGAAGTTAGTGTACCATCTACTTGTACGTTGTTAAACTGTACGTTTGATGATGTGCCAACATCCTGACCGATTGCTAATGTTACGCCGTTGCCTGAAGCAGTTGATGAAACACCAGTACCACCTAAAACAGAAAGTACTTCTGAGTCAAGGTCGATAGCAATAGATGTAGTACCATCTGAGATGTCTAAATCTTGTGCTGTTACTTGTGAATCAACATATGCTTTAACAGATTGCTGTGTAGGAACTTTAACGTCTGAATCAGAAGCCATGTTGTCTTCGTCAACTAAGAAGTCAATGTTTCCTACTTGAACTGCGTTAGCTTGAATTGCAGTAACACCTGAAGCGTTAACTGTTATGTCACCTGAAAGTGAAACGTTATCAAATGAATCTGTACCATCATAGATCAAAATTTGACCTGATGAAGGAGCAGAAATATCTGAGTCTGATGCACCAGCAAGTGTTGAAGTTGTAGATACGAAAGAAAGGTTTCCTGAAGCATCTGTTGCAAGAACCTGGTTAGCAGAACCATCAGCTGATGGTAATGTAAAGGTTACTGAACTTGCAACTGAATCAGGAGCTTTCAGACCAACGAAGTTTGAACCGTTGTCTGAATCTTCTCTAAGTTGTAATGAAGCACCAGAAGTTGCACCGTTACCAACAATAAAGTTTGAAGGCGTTGGAGCATCACCGTCTACGATATCGGTATAATATTTACCGCCGATTTCGTGAATAACAGCTGATGAGCCTGAGTCTACTGACTCGATATACAATTTAGCAGAAGCACCGTCATTCGATCTATCCTGTACATACGCTAATTCGCCTTCGCTCAAGTCTGAGACTGTTGGCGCACTCGCTCCTGTACTTCTTTTAATTTGAATAACTGTTGCCATTTTTTTCTCCTAAAAAATGAATTGGGTTTAATATAAAATTTGCAAATTTCTAGTTCACATATCCCTAGAAGATCATTATCTATCTCGTCCTCTCACAATGAGGGTCGTGTCTCACTGAATGACACCTTGATTGTAATAGTATTTATAAGACTAAAATGTTCCGCCGTCTATAACAGTGGTAGTAACCCACTTATCAGACGATGCGTTATATGCCAATAGGCCGTTATCTGTTTCACTAGCATCTACATCTGATAGTTCTTGTATAGATTTAGCTGATAGATTGACATTAGTAGATGAGTTACCAATTGCAACTTGTTTTACTCTAAAGTTACCTTGACCTTGCACCTTTCCTGAGATGCCTGCTACTCTTCCTACTACACCTTTAATTGCCATACTTAACTCCTAGTTACACCTGGCGTTATAATAGCTTGTCCTTCGACAACTCTACTAGTTTGACCACCAGAACTTGTTATGTTTAAGTCATACAGATATCTGCCTGGATTTAGAGCAGTTGTTTGTGTATCTGTTAAAGACAAAGTGACCTGACCTGAAGCCTCTGAAATAGATGTAGAAAATGTTGCACTTACTGAAGAAGACGTATATGTTTTTCTCATTTGTGCAGCTGCTGAATAACCTGATAGGTCTAAAACTGAACCATCAGAGTTTGTTACATCTACTGTAATGCTGAAGTCTGAACCTTGATCTATGTAAAGATTTGCTATAATTGCCATATTACTATTTATACGGACTAATTATTTAATTGGGAATATGGGACTTTTGTATGTATTTTTTCTACTGTAGTTGGATCAGTTTTTACGTATGCTTCTTCTAATTGTTTTACAGTACCGTCTGCATCTTTAACATAAACTTGTTTAACTTCTGCTACAGGACCTATAGGTCTTCTGCTAGAATATGTTATCTGATATGTAAATGGTGATCTATGTTGATATGTAGTTTGTACAACAATGTTACCACTTCTTGTATTCTGAGCATTTGCAATATATGGTGAAGGTTGAGAAGCAGAAACCCTATATGTATCTGGCGATCTATGTTGATACGTAAATGGTATTCTATGTTGATAGAACGATGGTGATCTATGTTGATACGTAAATGGTGTTCTACCTGTTGTAGGATATGTTATAGGTTGCCTATGTTGATATGTTGTTGGTGTTCGCCCTGTTGCCTGATATGTTGAAGGCTGTCTTGCATCTCTAATAAATGGATTCTGTCTATCAACAGGATGTCTGTAAGTTGTAGGTGAAGGTTTATTTCTTATAAACGGATTCTGTTTATTTACAGGATGTCTGTAATTAGCTGATATACGATAGCTACCAATTATCGGATTCTGTCTGTTAACAGGATGTTGATAAGCTGCTGGTTGACGTTGATTTGCAACATAAGGTGATGGTCTATTTCTAATAAACGGATTCTGTTGTTGTGCAATGTATGGTGATTGAAATGGACTTCTTGCGATAGCAGCTGTCTGTGCGTTTGCTATGTAAGGAATAGGCACTCTAGTATTAGCAACTGTCTGAGCGTTTGCTGATGCACGGGCATTAGCAATGTACGGCACAGGCGTAGTACCGTTAGTAGAATTTTGTCTATTAGCAATATAAGGATACGGCTGTTGTCCTGGCGTTGCGTTTGAATTGCTATATGTTACTTGTACGGTTGGCATTTTATACTATTATTGGCCCCCCACTACCTGCATTATATGCTGCTCTTAAACTTATGGGGCTTGATGACCAAGAACCGTTGAAGTATGAAGCTATATGAAAATATGTATAATAAGTGTCTGTGCCTTTTGTTGCTTTTATTCCAAAATAAACATCATTTGATGTTAATTGTACTGGATTACCTGTGCTGTCGTATACACCCCACTTAAAAAATCTAGCAGTGCGAGTACCATTAAATCCACCCCTTGAAGTTGAACCAGACCAGAAATTATAATATTGGCCTCTGGTTTTTCCACAAACATGTGGATAAAATCCATAACTGTTTCCACCTCCTCCGTAACAATTTGTTTGAGCTTGAGTACCTGATACCGATTCACCACTTGCATAATATGCTACATCAAAATTCCAAGTATCGTCAATTATACCATTAGCATTCAAATCGGTAATAGGCATATAAAATCTATAATAAAAACTCCAACCACTATTACTAAAAGAGTTATAATGACCATACGATATTCTAAAAGCCCCTAAAGGATTTGTCTGAACAGTATTATTGTTAGCTGCAAAATCAAATTGCATATAACAACCACATTCGGTATGATTAAAACCAGGATTACCAGTTGCTAATTGAAGAGTATTCCAACTTGGTACACTAAACATAGAAGCAGTTCCTGAAGGTGGGTCAGAATTTATATAATTCGTACTACCACCAAAAGGATATACATCCCAAACAGGATTACTTATACCTGAGCCCCAAGGTTGAGGGTTCGGTTGATTAGCTAAAGTTGCACTTGTTGCTGTTGAACTTCCAGACAGTGCTGATTCGCCTACAATACCTTCATATGATGTTGGTACCTGAGCAGTCGATGGTGACTGATATATGTAAGGCGTTTGGCCTTGTGCTGAATAAGTCGAAGGCGATTGATAAATGTAAGGCGATGGTCTTTGCGCCTGATACGTAAACGGATTTTGATAAATCGATGGCACCCTATATGTTTGAGGACTTCTTTGTTGTGCTTGATAAGTTGAAGGCACTCTATAAGGTACAGGTTGTTGATTTGACTCCTGTGCGTTTATATTTGCTGGTGACTGGTGTTGATACGTAGTAGGTTGTTGTGCCTGATATGTTACAGGATTTCTGTAACTTCTTGGGTCACGATATGTACTAGGTGATCTATAAGCATAACTTACAGGATTTCTGTAACTTCTTGGGTCACGATATGTACTAGGTGATTGATGTTGATACGCAACTATAACCTGTGCATTTCTTGGGTCTCTATAAGTTGAAGGACTTTGATGTTGATACGTAAACGGTGTTTGTGCGTTTGCAGGATACGGATACGGATTCTGTCTATTAGCAATATAAGGTGATTGTGCATCGGCCTGATAAGTATACGTTTGTTGTGCGTTTCTTATAAAAGGATTTTGTCTCGATCTTATGTTAGGTTGCTGTGCGTTTCTTATAAAAGGATTTTGCCTATTAACAGGATTTCGATAAATTATTGGTTGTTGATTCTGATAAGTCGAAGGAGACTGAAACGTATAAGGAACAATCGATGGTTGTTGTCTTATATTTGGTTCTTGAATGTTAGCAGGTTGCCTTGCTATGTAAGGTTGCTGAAAACTACCGCCATTTAAATTGTGTTTAATGTAAATTTTATCTGCCATATCATATCACAAACCATAAATGTCCAACTTCTTTACCTGTACCACTTGGTGTACCAGATAGTGAAGAAGCACTAACAACTTCATAATCTAACTCAACATCATCGCCGTCTAATTTAACACCGTTTGATGTGTTCACTGATAAAGTAGCAACACCATCTAATGAATCACCTGAAGAACCTGCGTTATAAGATTTCGCAAGACCTGAACCAGCAGATATGACACTATTTACTCTATCATCTGTAAAGTATTTATTAGTTTGTTCTGATATAGAATCGGTACCTGTTGAGTTATCTGCAACTTGTAAATCACCATTAGAATCAAATACTAGTATTTGACCAGCAGATGCACTAGATGTACTACCTACATCTGTTAAATCAGATATAGCAGAGTTCATTGTTGTGTTTATTGATACATTGCCTTTAGCAGTCTGTGTGACTGAACCTGTAACTGCACCAGTCAATGAAAAGTCTGAATTATCTAAAACTAAATCTAAAGTATTATCTGAGTCATCATAGGTAACTGAAAGACCTGATTCAGTGTTTGAACTAATCATTGTACCGACTGTGTCAGCAATTCTTTCTACAATGTCATCAACTACAAAACTAGAACCGTTGTACTTAAGAACACTATTAGTATTTGCGCCACTTGTATTTACATCTGAAAGATCATCGATACTAGCAGCTGCGATTCTAGCGTCTGCTCTACCGTCTGTATAATAAAGATTAGAACTTCCTTCTGTTAAATCATCAGTGTCATGGTTTGATAAACTTGAAACTGTACCTGTAAGATGTCCTGTTGATACATTTAAAACTGTTGTTGAACCGTCTGCTGTAATTGTAGATAATCTTGCAGTAGCATCGGTACCATTTGTACCGTTATCGATGATTGTTTGACCACCACTTGATAGAACATCACCTTTTAGATTACCATTAAAAGTAGTTGCAGTCATGTCTGTTGCATGAATGTTCTGCCATTTTAGTATACTACTTCCAAGTTCGTGTGTGTTGTTAGCACTTGGTAAAACATCTGAGTCTATTGAACCTGTGAATGATATTGTATCACTAGATGCGTTACCTAAATCGATGTTACAATTCAGTGATGATAATCCATTAACTGTTAAAGCGCCAGTAGTTGTAACTGTTGAGGCATTTAAATCACCGCCTGTAAGTGTTGCAGTTCCATCACTCAATGTACCCACGTTGACTGTTGCGCTAAAGTTTGCATTTACACCACCAGTAATACTACCTGAGTTGATACTCATGGTGCTATCAGTAATTGTAGGCGCAGTCATTACACCGCCTGTTGTGATTGTTATATCATCTTCTGCAAATGTTTTACCTGCAAGTTGAATGTTGAAACCAGTCTCTAATTCTGTTGTGTTATTTGTGTTTGAAGCATTAAGAATAACACCATTTGAGTTGTTGTTAAAGATTGAGTTTGTATCTGATAACTGCCAGTATGAAGCACCTGTACTTGCTAATGCAGTACCTAAGTATGAACCTGTGTAAGAATATAGAACGAATCTATCGCCATTTGATAAACCAGAACCGTATGTAGCACCTTGTAAGTTAATTCTTCCATAACTACCATCTGAATTTTGGCTAGTGATCTGATAGTCTATACCTTCTATTAAGTGAGAACCGTTGACAAAGACCTGAATTCGGTCTTGTACAAATTTCATCACATTGTTAAACTGATCAGCGCCTTCGAAATGCGTTTCACCACCAGTTGCAATATACACATACTCTTGGAAGTAAAATGCTTTATCTTCTACACTATTAACAGCGTCAACTAAAGTTGCTTGAGCAGTAGTTCTAAGACCACTAATATCACCCACGTCATTAGCCAACACATTATATTGTTGTCTAAAATTTTCTATAGTACTGAAACTGTCTACTGTTTTAGCCATTTATTTTCTCTTCTATCTTTCTAAGAAGTTCCTTAACTTCGGTTACTTCTTGTCTTAAACTATTTATTTCCTTTTTCTGAGAAGCAATGATTTGTCTTCTTCTCATTACCAATTTAAACTGTTCAACATCTGTATTGATAATTGCTTGTGAACTTTCTTCTCTAATTAGATTTGAATGTCCTTCAACCTTTATCATGCTAATGCTATACATCTAAGACCAGAAATTATTGGTACTTGAGATGTGTTTGTAGCCTGTCCTACAATCTTAATTATAAAACCTGTAAATTCAGGTAAGTTGTCTGCTGTGTATTCGTATTCTTTAAAGTTTCTAGCGTCTTGATCAATAGCTGTGTCAGGACCACCAGTTGAGTTAAAGAATTCAAATCCTAAATCATCTACTGGTGTATCTTCATCGTTTTTGATGAGTTTGTATAAAACTTTAATGTCTGAGTTAGGTGGTCTAAAGTTATCTGATAAAACTTTCAATGATGTAGCAGGATTCTTTAAACTTACCAATCTTGTTGTGTATACCATTGCGTTGTTATCGCCATCTGGTTCTGTTGATGGTACGTAAACTTCACCATCTGATAGATCGGCAGCAGAATCAATATCATTAATTCTGTTCATAATACCTAGACAACCAATTGTACCTGTATCAATGTAAGGTGATACGTTTGGATTTGATGATCTCATTTGTAGTAATAATCTAAATGATCTCTGGTTACCCATTCTCTCTAATTCGTTGAGGGGTGATGCAACAACACTTGGTCTACTGAAGTAAACGTTATCGTTTAATTTAATAAAGTCATTTGCAGTTCTTCTTACATATTCAGTATCTAAGTTTGAATCTTCTGGTGAACCCATACCTGTTCTATTAATACTTGAGAATATTTGAGTATTATTAAATGTTATAGAAGGTATCATTGTATGAATTGCATCATAATAGATGTTTCTTGTACTTCTAACTTGACTACCACCGCCATCTACACTTTGAGTTGCAACAAAACTTGTGCCGCCTTCTAAGTCATAAGATGACATTACAGATGTTCTAGGTAGAACATTAAATGAGTCTATACTATAATCTTGTAGACTCTCGTGTGTACCGTTAATAGCTGCAACTGGAATACCACCCAATGTGTTTTCAACATTGGTGACACTTACTGTAAATGTTTGACTGTCGATTGTGACTGTAATAGTGTCGTTCACTGCGTAGTCACTACCTGGATCAGTAATCTTAATTGAGTTTACTGCATCTAAATCTCCAGCGTCTACAACTACTTTGACTTTAAGACCTGTACCTGTACCACCTGTTACAACAGCATCATTACTTCCACCAGTCTCGTATGTCTGTGCTGTTACGGCAGCACTAATAGCACTTGGTGTGCCAATCTCTACTACGCCATCTTCTTTATCGCCTTTCACGCCTGCTATTGTTACGTGTGAAGTTGTTTCGTACATACCGTGTGAGTAGTTTAATATCTTAACATAACTTTGACCAGCAAATGTTTGAACTGGATTCTCTTGTAGTTTTACATCTCCGATAAAATCGTTTTCAAACACAACTTCTGCAACTTTTGAGGTATCGAATTGTGCAATCTTAAGATTGAACTTGAGATCGTCTGTTTGTTCTGCTGTCCATGTTGATGCGTTTTGTGATAAGAACAATGAACCAGCATATGGTTGTCCTGAAATTGTTTCACCAGTAATTAAATCGTTTTCGCCCATTCTGGATATGAAACATTCGTATTCGTTTGAGTTTGATAAAACTACGAAACAGTATTCTTTACCTTTCTCTAGGTATACAGGCGAATCAAATGTAAATGTTGTAGCACTTGAACCGTCTTCTGAAATATTAACTTCGTTTGGATTCTTAGATACTGTTGAGAATGGTAATACTAACTGACCTGGATAACCATTCACCATGTTTCTAACTTGTACTGACACTGGTAGTGCATCGTCTTTAGTTCTAAAGAATAGATCAACTGAAGACAACATCATGCCACCATCCATATCTACTAAGAATGATTCTGCTAATGGATCGACCCACTCTGTCTCACGCAATTCTCTCTCATCGAATATTCTAGGAATTCTAGGATCAACGTCCCAAAAATCTCTAGGGTCATCAATAGGCGGTGGTGACGGTATCGGCGTACTTGTTGGTGTCGGCGTTGGTGTCGGTGTCGGTGTAGGCGACGGTGTAGGCGCAGGAGTTGTTGTCGGCGCTGGCGTCGGCGTAGGTGTCGGTGTAGGACTTGGTGTAGGCTCTGGAGTCGGTGTTGGACTCGGTATAGGTGCCTCAGTAGGTTCTGGTGTAGGTGTAGGTGCTGGAGTTGCAGGTGGTTCTGGACTTGGCTCAGGTGGTGTACCTGTACCAGGTGTTACGTTTAATAACTCACCTCTTCTTACTATTTGTCTCTCAGCAGATAGCCTTTCAATAACTACTCTACCATTCCTTGTTGATACAATTTCAGTTTGTGAAGCTTGTAATAAACCTTGTGCTTGATAGATTGCATTACCTCGTGATGCTGGGTTAGAAAGGTTATTTGAACTTGATGTAATAACCATTTCTCTAGCACCAGTTGGGAATCTCTGGAATCTATCGTTAGGTAAACTGAATGTTGCTCTTAATCTACCGTTACCATCTGTTTTTACTATTTGATCGTATGATGTACCACCATCTTTACTGTACAGTGTACTGAATGGTTTTACATATGAGTTTACATCGATACCATCAAAGAATACGTAATGGTTTGTGTTTGGTTTTAAGTTAACTGCATCTATTTCAATGTCTCTTGGTCTACAGAATGGTACAATTGTGACACTAACAATTCTATCGTTACGTGTTTCAACTAACTCTTCTACAACCGATGTTCTAACACCTGTTCTGATCTGAGACTCAGGTGTTTCTGTTACATTTCTTGTAACAGTAGTATTAGGTGTATATTCACCACCTTGTGAAGGATCACCGTTCCAAGCTGCTGGAACACTTGATAATGTCTCTGTCTCTACAACTGTAGGTTCACCTACCCATGTAGTCTGCCATGCGTTCCAAACAGTGCCTAATGCGTTTTCGTTCTCTGCTAATATTGCATCGAAGTTGCCTTCTCTGTTAACTCTTACTTCTGGTAATTGTTCTGTGTCTTGCCAGATGTCTGTCTCTGGACTTAGTTTAACGTGACCAATAAATGCAAACACAGCGTATGGGTTAACATTTAATGACCTAGATGCCTTATTTTGATTAACAAATGATCTTTCTGTATATGGTAATGTGATAATATCACCAGACTTCTTATAGTTACGTGACAATGCTGAGTTAGCAATGATATCAAAGAACTGAGTATGGTGTTTAGGTCTTAATTGACCTAGTTTTGTATCGATAGCACATTCATAGTCTGGATGTGAAACATCACCAATCTTATGACCTCTAAAGTTATCTACTAAGAAGCCTGATTTATATCTGTCAAATCCGTCTGCATCTAAAATTTGTTTTGATTGTGTATCTTTTTCTAATAAAGATAGTGCTGTAATTCTTTCAATGTTTGTAAGTCTTTGGTTTATTCTACCAATATCTTTCATCGTATATCTACGATGATCAAATTGTTTTAAATTGATTTCTTTTAAGTTTGATGTGTAAGCAGGTATGAACAATTCGAACATTTCAATTGCATCATCTAACTGATTTGGTTTTTGAGGACTAATATCAGGATAACCAATAGAAACTTCAAACTTACCATTTCTAGTTAAGAATACTTTATCAATTCTAGGTACATAGAAATCTATATCTGCTGTCACTGAAGATGTAGGCATTGGACATGAAATTGTTCCATTGTCGACATCGTTAAACACCCTTGATGTGTATACAAATGGTGCAGCTGTTACTTTTGTATTATCTGATAAGTTTAATGGATCGTTCTGATCATAAGCATTTGTATCATCATCTTGGAAATTAGTGCCAGGTAAAAAGTCTGTTGATGGTCTAAAGTCTACTGCATCTGATAATTCGAACTTACCGTCTGGTTCAAAACCACCTAAGTCTACTTTATTTGGTGAGTAATTTGGTATATCTTTGTACTCAACATCAGCACTGTTATAAGAATTTACTGAGTAGTAATCTCCTGTACCACCTCTACTAAACATGTCAAAGATAACAGTCACAGGATTGTTAGGTGCTGATCTACCTTGTTTTAAAACTAGTTTTGAGAAGTCATAATAACCATCTCTTTGGCCATTGTCTAAGAAATAGTTGTTCTTAATGTTTGGTGAACCTGCACTTAAGTTTGATAGTACAGCGATACCTGAACTTGTTTGGCCAACAATTGTCTCACCGTCAATGAAAGGTATATCATTTAAGTATACAAAGTATGATGTGTTTGTATCACCACCCCAATTGATCAATAATGCTCTTGCTGTTGATGATTGACCTACAATCTCTTCTTTTAATGCAAAAGAACCTGAACTTATTGTTACAGTTGCGTTTGGTGGTGTTGCCTGACTATTTGAACCTGAAGTTGTGCCTGGAACTGCCTCTAAAACTGCATGTATTTTATAGACATCTGGTACACATAGATTCAATTCTTTGTGATCGTATGCAAGACCATAGAAAGGTTTATCACTATTAGATGATCTAAATGAAACTGATCTGAATTTTTCTAAAGCTTTTGACTTTACAGCAGGTGCTGTTCTCTTAACAGTATAAGTTGCTAATATTTGAGCACCTGATCCTGAATCACTGAATGTAACATCTAATGAAGTACCTGGTGTACCAAAAGTTACATCGTCTGCGACTAACACGTCACCTAATGCTACGACATCACCAGTTCCGTTTAGTGATAATTTAGTAAATTGATATTTGTCATCACCAAAGTCTGAGAATGTTTCGTCTGACTCTTTTGTCAAAGTGATTGTACCATTTGACATTGAGAACAGTCCTTGTTTTCTGACTTCTACTGTTCCTGTTGGTGTTACATCTGAAACGTAATCTCTAGGCCATGCAAATATATTTGATGTCTGATCTTGGTCTGCAAGTTTTGCTCTTTTTCTGATAACTGCTACTTGTGTTGCCGCTGAAGGTGTCACTGCACCACCAGCTGTTGTAACTACATTTAACGATGTATCGTTAGTAACAACTGAAACTCTATGTTCTGTACCATTAACAACGATATGATCACCAACTTTTACTTCTTTAGTAAACTGTGAACCAACACCTTGTAATTCATTTGTTGAGCCATTAAATGTACCTAAACCAGATATTACTGATATATCATCTAATACTACATCGGCACTAAAGTCTAGTCCTACGCTAGCAGGTGAAACTTGACCGACTGAGTGAGATTGACTTACATTAAAGACCTGAACACTAGTTGATGCTACTGCTGATGCAGTTCCCTTACCTCTAACTGATACATTATTACCTGATACAAATTGTCCTACTACATCATGTAGATAAATGTTATTACTATCGACATATGCAACAATACCTGTTGCGCCTGTAATATCGTCTGTTAGTTTATCACCGTTAGCATATAATGTTGAGGTTGCTGTTGTAACTCCAACTTTAGTAAACATTTTAATATCAAATAGATATAATTGATATTCATCTGTAGCTGACTCATCAAAATGTCTAACTCTTGCAAAACCAATATTCTCTGCACTACCACTTAATGCTGATGCAGAAGATTTAGGTAGACTGTAAAGTTTGATTGGTTCGAAAGCATTTGTTGAAGCTGAATCACCAATTTCTGGCATTCCATAAATGTTGTTGATTTTTAATTTATTACCTATTCTAACTGGTGTTGATGCGTTAGATAGTTCTGCTGTTGTTCTTGCTTTATTAATTGTTAGGTTTGATGTACCTGCTTTTTCAATTTCGTATCCTCTAACATAAGCTTTACCAGCAGATATCTGCATGATAAACTTCTCTTCTTGTCCGCCTTCTGCTATTGGATAAAACCCTTTGTTATCTGAAGTTTTTAAATGTTCTCTGAAATTACTAGTAAATGGTCTTACAACAAAATCGCCATTGGCATCAAAGGTTCTTCGTGCCATAGTATTTTCTATTTCAGAATAGATTGGTCTATTGATTGATAGTTCAATGATACCATTGTTAACTCTTGCTAATTCAATGAAGTTAACACTTGTAGTATCTGTTAGTGCTACTTTAGATAATGTAAGATCAAATTTTAATCTATCGGCACCAGGCGCATTATCGTTTGATGAGCCTTGTGCATTGTCTAAGAGACTATTATCTTCTGTTGATGATATGATAGTTTCATTGATAGAAAGACCAACTCTATATGAAGGATTACCTGCATATTTTTCTAATACGATAAGTTGTTTGTCTACCTTTACAAAGAAACCTCTTGTAAAAACTACACCTTCTGAAATTTCTGCAATTGAAGCACGACCAGTTGGTGTTGATGATTGTGATAATGTTTTAAAGTAGTTGTTGTTTGTTGCTACAGCAGAAGTTGATCCAAAACCGTCAGCTGAGAATTCTACTTCTCTTATTTCTTCTGAACCTTTGAATATAAAAGAACCATCGCTGTCTGTACCTTGTGATAATGCTTTTACAAATAGTGTTATAGAATCATCTTCAGTTTCAGCAGTTGATGAAATAACTTTTGCTACTACACCTGTTGTTAAACCTTGAATGAGTTTGCCGTGAAAACTAGTTCTATAAGATTCTACGTTTAGATCGCCGTTTGCATTTGGATTTGAATTTTGTACTTTGACAAAATAGATGTCCATGTCAATGTTTGACTGAGCACCTGAAACAATAGAACCTTCTTTAAAGAAATGATCACCAAATTTCTCTACCTGATCTTGTAGAATAGATTGAGTTTGAGTTAACTCTCTCGCTTGAATTGGTCGACCAGCACGATACAGAACTTTATGAAATTTCTTGTCTGCATCGTAATCATCGTAATATGGTGTAATATTTAGATCCGTTTTCTCTGACATAGTTTTAAATTTTATTTAATGTTGTTTAAAACAACTAATTACATTTCAATGATCAGTTTGATATCTTCAATCTGATCGGCTGCCCTTGACACAGGACCTCTATTCTCAACATAGAGAATATCACCAGTAAATCTTCTCATCTCTGGATGATCTGCATCTACACCAGCGGCATTCACTGAAGTTACAATTGAACCAGAAGCATTGATGTAAATATCATCATTGTTTTGGAACAATATAAACTCACCACCGCCATTTGCTATCGGTTGATAACTTATAATATTACCTGACTTAGATACAACTCTACCAACTGCTGTTGATGCGTTGTTTGTTGTACTATCTGTTATAATATCATCTACTGATATACCTGAAGCACTACCAACTGTAATTCTATTTGTTACAGTCATTGTTGATAGTGTTGAAATAGCACCGTCTGAGTCTTGTAAAGGATTTTTAATTAGACCAATTTGTCTAAAATCGTTGTCTGTTGGGAAATCACCTGAGCCTTCGCCAAACTCTAATCTTGAGTTTACTACTACGAAGTTACCGCCTAGTTCGTCAACTGGATTTGCACCATGACCACCAATTGGTGACATTACAACGTGAACTTCTGCACCTGAACCTGATGCTATAGGTGTAGCAGCTGAGTCATCTACGATGTTTGCATCGATAGTATCTAATGATGCACGTCTGTAACCTGAACCGTATGATGATGAATCTTTAAAATATGCATCTACTAATTCACCTGAGTCAAATGATAATGTTACAACAGCACCTGAACCGTCACCTTGGACTGGAATGTCACATGTGAATGTACTTGAACCTCCACTTGTCGCAGTATAACCTGAACCAGCAGATTTAACAATATATCTAAACACTGCACCGTCAACCGCATCGTTTTCTACATCCCATTGAGCAGAACCGTCATCGGTTGCTGATGAACCGAATCCACCGTTTGTACCGATACCAGCAATTCCTGATTTAGCACCGAGAGTCTTTACAGGAATAAAATCGTTAGTTACAAATTTAATAACATCTGAGGCAGTAATTTGATACATAAATTTCCACATATATCCGTCTGAGGTAGTTTCAGGATCAGTGGTACTAACTGAAGTTGGTTGGTCTGTTGAATTAACAGGATTTACACCGCTATAAGGTGTTTTTAAACACTTATAGACTTTATATTCGTCTGTAATTATATAACCCTTACCATCAAACCAGTTCACTATTGAACCGTCTGAACTTGAAGGTACTGCTGTACCTACACCGTAATCGTCTCTATACTCGTCATATACTGTACCTGATGTCCAGTCATATCTTACAAGTCCGTGTGATACATCACCTGAAGAAACTTGTTTAAGAGCAATCATATTTGATTGTGCTCCTAATATTTCCTCTACTGAATTGTTTGGACTTGGTGGGTTATTATCGTCAATTGATGAATCATCAGCATCTACCCATGCGTGTGATCTACCAATGAATATGTAATTTTTAGAATCGCTGAAATCTGCAACAAATTCTTTTGCATTGTGCGTTCTAAAATTCTCTAAAATTATTGCTGCCATTTTTTTGTAACTCCTCGGTTATTTATAAACTATTTATAATGCTGCTAGGGTTGAATTGGTAACTTTTGATGAAGAAACATAGGTAGAATGAGCTATATTAGTTCGTCTGTTCGCATATAGAGGTAATTCTGCTATATACATTAACCCTAATAGGTTATCTAACTGACTAATTCTTAGTCCTTCACTCTCGCTAGTTTCATCCAACATGAAACCTCCGCCACTTTCTAAAAGTATTCTATCACCAAAGTCTGGTTCTGTATTGATATTGTTTACAATATTTGATGCGTTGCCAGATTCTTGGTGGATATGATATGCTATCTTATAAGTTTGTTGATACGCAATCTTATTTAGTGATCTAAATGTAGACCCTATAGGAGCAAAACTATGTAAGTTACTACCTGAACCTAATCTTTCGTCTGTTATTGGATTGCCATCTTCAAAAATCATTCTATCACCATTTTCCATATAGAAGTATGGTTCGTACATTTCTGCCGATCTTTCAGTTACGAAATACTCTGGCATTTCTGGTACAGTTTCATCTTCTAATTCAACTACTAAACCACTTATGTCTTCATAACCACTTGTTGCTGGGTTGTATGAATCAGGATCATTAGGGTCACTTAATTCGTAAATCTTTGCATGATCTTCAAATACGATTCTTGGACCAACCTCATCTCTGTTTTGTGGTTCATGGTTTAGATAGTTTCTTGGTTCTTCACTTCTAAAGAGATTGCCGTCTTCTAATGCTATTCTTTCATCTAAGAACTCTGCAAATTGGAACACTGTACCTTGATCTGAAGGTCTAGCACCAATTGGTGACACCGCATCTTCTTTAGTCATAATCAGATAGTCTCTATCAGTGTTGTATAAGTTCAATACTGATACTACGCCATCTAATCTTGGTGATCTTTGATTTGATATTGTTATTTCTTCTGCAACTGGATCATGTGATATATTTTGATATTGTTTCTGTGATACAGGATCAATTGCTGAAATACCACTGTACCTCGATCTAAGTTTAGACTTAAGTACAGCACTAATTAATGTTCTTACTGAGTTTATATTTAAATGTCTGTTTCTATGTGACGAATCTCCATACTCAGTTAATGGTTCTGTGATTGCGCCGTCTGTTCTTGGGTCTGTACCTGTTGTAGGTATGCCCGCTTCATCTAAGTTGATTTGCATTGCTAAATCTTCTAACTCAGATGCTGTAGTATGGAATAATACTAATGTTTCTTTCTTAGTAGATGCTTTAGCCTCGAATGCCTGTTCATTTTCAATATAGTAACCATCTTCTGTTAATATTTTGAACTTTCTTTGTTTTACATTGATAAGATTAGGGTCTTGACCTGTATCTAAGTAACCTAGTGTTGCATCATCTGGATCTGCATCTTCTAATAATAAATGTTCTGAAGCATAAGTTGTAAGTAGTATAGTTGGTACGAATGTTGTATTCTGAATACCAAGTGTGTTTTTAGGATCGACTGTAAATCTTCCGTCTCTATCGTCTTGTACGATGTATCTATCAAGTGCAACTTCACCAAAGAAAATGTGACCAGATGGATGGACTAAATCTTTAACTGCCGATCTATACGCATTGATTGATTCACCAACTTTAATCACATATGAATGTGATTGATAGAATAGACCATCGTGTATGTTAGTTGTATCGCTAGATACATAACCTTTATTGCCGAAGAAGTTATCGTTTATTACACCTTCACCAGCATATTCACCTCTTGCTTCGTATGGGTCATATCTCAATACTTCAAAGTATTGTCCGTTTGCATAATCAATAAATTCGTTTTCAGCAAATGTACCACTTACATTTGTAAACTTAAGTAAATTTCTTTGTTCATCAAATGATATTACCTCACCTGTTGCACCAGATTTTCTGCCAGTAAACGTTACACCTTTTGTTAAATCAGCTACAGCAGTTGGATTACCAATCAACATATTGTAATATGAATCACCGCCTAAAACTGCATGTTCATCAAAGTTATAACCTTGTGATGTGATTCTGATCTTGCCAACACCACCGACCTTAGATGACCAAGCAAATAGACTTGCACCTTCACCTGCTGTGACTGTTGATTGTTTAATTGTGCCTTCTGTACCAGAAGAAGAACCTGTTATGATATCTGAAGTTACAAAGTGACCTATATTAGATTCAGTCTTTTTAATTACAAGTCTTTTGTTCTTTGAATCAATACGTGATATAACACCGTTTGCAGTAGCAGCCTGATTGGTTACAGTTTCACCAACTGTAAAACTATCGTAGTTATCTACATAAATGTAACCACCTGGAAATACTCTAGGTAGTGTTTGATATCCTGTACCACCTGAAGTAATTGCTATTCTTCTAATTCTCTGATCATTATCTGGATTATTACCATCTTCGATCATGACAACTGAACCATTGACGCCAGTTGTTGTTTGTTCTAAAGTAACTCTAGTAAACTCTGATATTAATTCAACTCTTTCACCACCAGCAGGTGTTGGTGATGTGTCAAATACCACTCTATCTAAAAAAATTGTATAGTTTTGTCTGCTCTGTTCTATACCATCTACAAACACTTTAACTTGTAGACCATTCAGTGCGATAGGTTTATTATTTAAATCTCTTGCACCTAAACCACCAAATGTAGTTTGACCAGCAGTTGCAGTAAATTCGTACTGATCAAATGCTGTAGCGTTTTCTAAAATAAGTTCGTCACCAGTAGCAGCTATTATCGCTTCTGCACCAGCACCCTCTGTACCTGCTTCTTCAAATACAATAATATCGTTTGCTGAATAACCTGTACCTGCATTTTCAATGTATATGTGTTCTATTGGACCTCTAGTCAATTCTGATACAGTTGCTACTGCATCTATTTCACTAGCATCTACTTTTGAACCTGTGAATCTAATTTGATCGTTTAGATCATACATTGATCCAACTCTTGCACGTTCAAATAATAACCCACCGCCCATCTCTGATTCGGTATTTGGGTTACTTTCTGTATAACCAGAAGAGGCATTTCCTGATTCGTATCTTAAACTACCTGAATTGTCTTCTAATTGAAAATAAGTGCCTGAGTCATCTTTTTTGACTTGAGATATGATACCTGTTAAAGTACCTGTATAAATTGTGACACCATCTCTATCTACAAGTTTAACTTGTTTGTTTGGTTGAAATGTGCCTCTGTGTGTTCTGGAAATTGTAAGTTGATACTGTCTGTCTATTTCAGATATAATACCAACCTTTTCAACGATTGCTTCAGCAACTACTAAAGTTGCATCATCATCGCTGTATTGTAATATTTTGTCAGTCTCTTTTGGCACTTGGCCAACTGACATGATGACATTACATTGTCTTTCTTCTTCGTACTCTGACTCTGAAGCAAAGAATGTTTCTTCTATAGGATATCTAACAGAAGAAGATTCACCATATAGAATTCTCATTAAGAATTGTATGGACTTTTCAGTACCTTTCTCTTTGTATAAAGTACCTATGTTCTTTAATGTAAGTCTAGGATTTTGTGTGTCTCTCAGATTAAGAGACGGTATAAAATCTTTTTGAAAGTATTTTAAAAATGTTTCTAATGTTCTATCAATATCAGAATAGTCTAGTAATCTATTTGATGCGACAATACTATTTTCTTTGTATGTTTTAACAACACCTGTTTGATTGCCTGATCTACCAACAATAGTTTCACCTACTGTGAAACCATTTCCTGATATTGTATCAACTAAAAATGTTTTATCATTTATAACTCTAATCTTAGCGATTGAACCACTAGATTGACCATAAATGTATTCATCTTTAGTAAAAGGGTCTGATTGAATATCAGACAATGATGAGGCGTTGAGAAGTATCTTTGATGAGTCTGCTTCTGGATTGCCTGCAAAAGTATTCTTTTCAAAAAGGATGGCACCCCTTTCTTTCTGAGTGCCGTCCTCTAATCGAATGCCGTCTAGTGCTTGAATACTATCAAGCACTAGAATTTCGGACTCTAAGTACTCAAAATACGCCTCTAAAAAACTTTCAAATACAGGTGCATCTTCTCTTAAATGATCTGGTAAGAGAGATGGTAACCTCGTTGATAGTCTGTCATAGACGTGATTTTGATGAGACATAATTAGCTAACTGTTACTGTGCCTCTACCGCCAGATGCTAGATGGTACCATAACGAACCAATACCAATTAAAACAACTGAAGTATCAGATTCTAATGAAACTGAATCAGTAGTTGTACCAGTATTCCAACCTGTTGCGTTAACGTTTAAGTCTTGAGCAACGTTGTCATCTTTTCTGACAATAATTTTAAGTTGACCTTCATGTGAAGGAGCATCTAAAGTCATAGAAACTGCTGTACCACCACCGTAACCAGTGAAGTCAACAATTGATACTGCTTCTGATGCTTCAATCTCTGTTGAAGATTCATCCAATGTTTCAACATCGTTAAATGCTAAAAATGATGGAACATTATTGAATAACCTTTTTAAGGTCATGTTCTTGTTTATAGGTGTTCCTGAAGGATCGTCAACGATGTGAAGTAAATCACCTTCGTTAATTTGTGCTTCACCTATTAAACTAAGCGCTGTTATTTTTTTATCTGCCATTCTCTTTTCCTCCTATAATCCAATTGAATGGGAAACTACTCACGGTAAATTCCGTGACCACTTTATGCATATTAATAATTTGTGTTGGATGTAGAAGTGTATCCTACACCAGCACTACTCTCACCACTTGCGATGGTGTCTACTTCGCCGTCTACGTTTATATCATCGACACTGATATCAATTAGAGAACCTCTAACTGCAACAACATCGTTGCTAGAAGGTAGAACTGTGAAGTCGATTGAGGTATCACTATTGGTTGTACCAGTGATAGTGATGGCATCAATCGTAATCTTTCCTGTACCATAATCTATGGTACCTGCCTCGTAATCTTTTATAGTTCTAACACCAGAAGCTAAAACATATCTTCTGATCTTACCTGATCCGTCATCATCAAAGAAATGATCGTTGACTGAATCGCCTTGTACTTTGAAACCAGATGATACTAAAATACCACCACCTGCTTTATTGTGTCCGTCATGAGGATGGTAGAAACCATTTCCAAATTTAATTTCTAATCCTTTTTGTTTGTTTAATTCTACCTTTTGAGATTTTCTCAATCTAATGTTTGTTGAGTTAGATAGAATCGATCCCTCTGATTCATCAATTGCTTTGACTAATTTTGAATGTCTAAAGATTGAATCAAAGTTACTTAAATTTGTATTGTCGAAATTTACGATAGCAGCTCTAACTACTGATTTCATTTCTCCAATTGAGAGTTGAGTAGCACGTGAATCGTATTTAAATACAGTTGTTACCAGAATCTTAACAATGTCTGCATCAACAATTACTGGTTTAACTGTAACCATGTTTAATGCATTTAGTTTTTTGATAACATCTGCTTTTTCAAACTCAGACAAATAATCTGAGTTTTGTGGTTTAAGTGACAAGAAGACTTTACCATAATCAGGTGGATCGTTATCTTCACCACCCCAAACTGCAACTGCATCGGCGTTTGGATAGTATTCACTTACTTTTGCTTTATAGTCGTTCAATGTGACCAATCTGTTTTGTGATGTGTAGAATTTTGTTGCTTTAAATTTAATAGAATCTATTGATTCTTTTTCAGCACCACCTGTTGCTTCAGTTACAGTTGTAACAGTAGCACTTATAAAACCATTGATTGGTTGTGTAAGTGTAAATCTTTTGGCACCCTCAGCATGTTCTAAATCAACTACTACATAAACTGCATTGATGATATCACCATCTAATAGTTGATTACCAAGAACACCATCACCAAAATAAAACTCTACAAATCCTTCTTCGTTTTCTTGTGTATAAAAAACTTTAGATGATGAAGATATCGTAGAAATACTTTTAGCATCTACATACGTTTCTTCAACACCGTTTGAAATAACAGTGACTACTAATTTACTTTTATCAACTCTTTCATTTGATAAAACAAACTTTGAGTTTTTAATTTGTGAATCAAAAACAAATTGATCTGTTACGTATTGACCTTGAACAAGTTCTATATTATTCCAATTGAAACTTTTATTTGATCTTGTAGGAGTGATTGATGATGTGCAAACAAAATTGTATGCTACATTGTCATAGATAGTTGTGAATTGTTGACCTCTTGATAATGTCATATCGCTTGGTGTAGGGATTGTACCATCTGCGTTAACAACATTATCCATTTGCATATTGACATAAGCAGCTGATGCCTTCTCAGATGCAGGTACAAAACCTAAATCTTTAGCACGTGATACAACGTTCTTTCTCAGTTGTGCTGAATCTAAGAACATTTCTGAAGCTGCTATGTTTGTATTGATTGCACCGATGTGAGATGCATATGCTAACATGTCAATAAGAACTGACATGGTCGAACCTTCGAAGTTATAGTCTTTGAATAACTCTTGTCCTTTTAAATATGATTTAATATTACTTACGATATCATCAAAATCTTGATCTGTTGTATTAATTTGTGAACTCTTTACTGCCATTACCTTACCCTACTTACGGTTAATTCTATGTTTTGTGCTCTTGATGCATTTCTGATTGTATAAAAAATTCTAACATTCATCTCATTAGTATCTTCATCATTCAATCCAATTTTAACGTTGTAGACTCTTGGTTCGTACAACTCAATCATTTCTGCTAATCTTTTAGCAAATTTTTCTTTTGATCTCTCAGTACGCAACTCAAATAGTTGATCTCTAAGAGAGGCACCAAAGTTTGGTTTAAAAGGTCTTTCAAATTTATTTGTTAAGACTATGTTACGGACCGATCTTTTAATTGCATCTGTATCTTTTTTAGTCATTATATCACCAGTAATTGGGTGAGCAACAAAAAGAGCATCAAGATCAGAATATGATTCTTTTACTGCATTAACTTTGGCATTTGGTTTTAGATACTCGGTCATCTAACTATTTATACATTTCCTTTAGTGATTATGTTGATACGATTGAAATTAATCCTCTATTTGGTGCTGTGTCGAAAATCACCAGTCTCAAAAGTGCATTTATTGAGTAATCTTCTGGTTCAACTATCTTGCCACTCACATATACTGAGAGATCGTTTACACTTACATCACTAGGTATACTAAATTCTGTTTGTCCTGAAGATGCAAATTCCTTATTAGTTGCTACTGCGTATACAGTCTTGCCTTCTCCAGCAGGACTATCAAGTGTGATAGATCCATCTTCATTTTCAGTAAAGTTTGATGTTCTCTGACCATCAACTAAAACGTATTTGTTTCCACCTGTGCCTTCTGGTGTAAACGTAGTCTGCGACCCATTTGATTTTAACAATCCACCAGTCAATGCTAAAAGACTAGCATCTTTGATTGTTTCTGGATGAATAGGTTTTGGTAAAGTCGCATTACTTATGTTGATTGCAAAAGGGAATCCTATTAGATTGAGTAAATCACAAAATGTAAATGTTAAGAATTCAAAGATTTTTCCTAGACCGATTGCATCAAAGAACTTCTTCACAATCTTTACCCATTCCATTAATAACTTCTTCTGCCAATTTTGTTTGAAGTCTTCTAATGCTAGTTTGAACTCCATAATTTTCTCTTCTAAAGATGCAACATTCTCATCAATAAACCCACCAATAATACTTCTAACATTAAAACCGAAAAGACTAATATCTTCGATAGCACTTAATATGTCTGCATTAATTCTTGCTAACTCTTCTTCGAGTTTTTCTCTTGCTTCGCCTACTGCATTTTGGACTTTCTCTACTAACTTGTCTCTTTTTTCTCTTAGTTTTGCAATTGCTTTTTCAATCTCAGCACCCACATCTAAAGTAAACAATGCAATTAGATTAGGCAGTCCAAGTAAATCCCATATTTCATCGAACATGTCAATCAACTTACCAAAGATACTATGTAAACCGTTTGTTAGTAGTTCTTGTATTTTAGTTTTGATATACTGCCATGTCATCTTTGCTTTCCACTCATTACATAACACACCAAAGTCTGCTTTGAATCCTTGAAACTCTTCGGCAACCTGTGCAAAAAACTTATCAACATCTTCTGCAATTTGAGTCTTGATTCTGAGTTGTTCTTCTTTAGTAAATATCTTTAGAAGATTGATTTCGATGCCAAGAACAGTTATATTAAAATCAAAAGGAATAAGTTTTGAGATAATTTCCATTATCTTCGTTGGAACATAGAGATGTAATTCCTGTAAGAGTTCAGTGATGGCATCTTTTGCTTCTTTTTGCCAATTACGAATAGTGCCTTTTTGCCAATACGGAGATAGTATGTCTGCTATCTTTTCCATGAACTCAGAGATTTCATCTGATATTTTTTGTAATTCTTTTGCTACGTCTTCTGTTATCTCATCTTTCTTTTCCACTAAAAAAGATTTAATTTCACTTGGTATTTGTGCAATCTTATTGATTGCATTGAGTAACTCTTCTTTTGTAGGAAGATTAAAGATATCACCTGGTGGGCATGGAAATGCCGAGGGGATTTGTGGTACATCATATGTTGGTGCTGTAGTCATTATGAATTAAGTTTAACAGTCTTACCATTTATGTCAACGAGAGGTGCGGTGATAGTCGTTGATATACTTGATGAGATTTTCATTGCTTTATCTGAATGTATGTCTGCTTTTCCATCAATATCAATTTTAGCATCACCACCGATATCGATGGTAGCATCTCCTAAAATTTTAACATTACATTTACCGCCAATGTATACATTATCGTCTTTACATATGACCGTATAATTATCGTTGACAACTCTATGTACTTCTGTTCCGTCTTTGTGTATCTCGTAGAAAGTACCTGATCTATGTGAGACTGCTAATCTCTCACCACCCACTGAGTCATCCATTTCTATCATGTGACCTGATTCTGTGTGATGAACTTTATTAAAAGGATACAATGTCTTTGAACGATCTGGTTTAAAATCACCTAAATTTGGTAGATCATCAAATTGAGTATAGATTGCACCGCCCTTAGCAAATCTGTTAAGATCGGATTCATTTTCATAATCTTTGAGAGGATAATATGGTCTTGTACCATCAAACAATTCGCTATCAGATGATTCTTCTATTTTACTTCCTTTACCTTTGTAATCTATCTCTAATGCTTTTGGTAATCTTGGAGAATGTTCGATCTTTAATGTTAGTTCGTTGCCTCTTGACGGCAATTCTGGTGGGTTTAGACCGTCTAATGTACCAGAGTAATCTGTTCTTCTAGGATCATTGAAGCCTTTGTCGACTGATCTATCTAACAATTCACCTGTGATAGTTTCTTTATAACCAGTCTGGTTAATACCCATGTTAACACCCATGACTACGAAGTCTTGCATGTCATCATCTCTAAACATACCAAACACGGTAGAACCTTCGACTAATGAATGACCGTGACCAAAACCTGAAAATCCTATAGCAGTCGTTGGTAGAATAACTGTAGACCAAGGCAGATCGGCAGAAGCTAATTGAGTTTTGTTATCCGTATGTACACTATGTACACGAACTCTAACACGACCTATCTGTAATGGGTCGTTTCTATCTTCAACTATGCCGTAAAAAAATCTAATCATCGTTTATTGGTCCTTCATAGTTATCAAGTGCTTGGATATCTTCTATTTTGTTTTTGTAACTTTCAGGAACTACCATTAGATTCATCATACCTCTATGTTGAGATGGTGTTACATTATGTACTATTTTAGTAATTAGATATCTGTTGTCATTTAAAATATTCTTATCGCCAGACACTTTATGTTTAGGTAGAATTAGTGTTACAATCTGTCCTGCCATTATATCAGTTCTCATAGGTATAGTTACTGAAATGGCAAATTGAGATAAAAGATTCAACATAGCATTTCTTTCTAAAATTGCATTGTCTCTGAATTCATTTCCAACTGGTTGTGTCTTTGCTGAATTTGTAGTATCGTCAATTAACTTAGCCTCGTCTGAGTATGCATTTGTAGGATTTACTCTATACTCGATGTGACCACCTGACAAATATGTTTGATGTAATGGATAGTCAACAAAGATTTCTTGCGCTTCAGCTGTATCACGTGAAACATCTGTACCTTCATGTGTTACTTCAAAATCGCCTGTACGTATCATTGCAAATCCTGAAAGATGAGAGTCTTTGTTTTTTTCAAAATTTTCTTTTAGATCAAAATAGTATTCAGCATCAAGTTTTCTGACAGGATCGTATGTTATTAATTTTGAAGAATATGCGCCGTCCTCTAAACCTCGAAATGTATTTCCGCTCTCTTGTGTATAAAAACTTAATATCTGAGTCGATAATCCTTCTGGACTTTCTGGTGCGTATTTTTCTTGGTCTATATCTGCGTTTCTAGGATAAAAAGTAAATGGTATCTCTTGTTCAAACTGACCATTTAACATCGAACCTAATGACATGAATTTAAAACCGCCATTTAGAGAACTGTATAAGAAACAACTATTTTTGTAAGGTCCTTTTATTTCAGGATCGGCATTGTCTACACAATAATTTATTGTTTTCATAATAGACCAATTTGTTGGAACTATTTGTTGTACACCTTTTGTTTTTTCCCACCATTCTATTTGATATTGTCTTGGTAGTTTTTCAAATTGAGCATCTTTGTTTAAAACCTTCAAAAGTATTTCAGACATTGAACCCCTCAACACTCTATTGATTCTAACTTTTCTACACGTAAATAATTTTGGATCGACAAAATTTAATACATAAGTTTTAAGTTTTAAATCTACATCGTCTACATCTGATACGCTGAAAACTCTAAAAGTTCTGTAGATAGAGTTCTCTTCTGTTGTGAATCCATCATCTGATACAACCGTTTTAACACGGTATTTGATAGTTAAACTTTCTTGACCTGTAATTTTATAATCTTCTAAAATTCCTAAACCATCTGCAACTGAAACACGACCAGAGAGAAAAGGACTATCGATAGATTCAAAGATGGTAATATCAGTAACTAAATTTCTGATATCTACTGATTCTTGTTCTTGGTTGGTTAACATGACCATTTCGACAGTTAACTCACCTGGTAGGAAGTTTTGGCTCATGATGACATTACTTGTTCAAATTTTTTGACTATTCCATTTATTAAACTTGGTTTTATAATTTTAATTGTTCTTTTTTCTTCGTTATGCTCATACTCGTGATCATAGTTACTTACAGCAACGTAATCAGTTGTTGGTACATTTGTTCTTGTACCATCAGCTTTTTTATAATAGCTTGGAGCATCTCTATGATCAATTACACTCTTTGGTGTAAAACTAGCACCAGATATTTTACCTGTTAGCGTTTCAGTTGTAGTGAATCCTTTTCCATCCACTACGATTTGTTTTTTCTCAGGCATTAAATGTATAATATTGCCTTTACCAGAAATACTGGTGACATCTTCACCTAGTAAAAACTTGGTGACTGCGCCAGTAGCTGCATTACGTGATACTATATCTGTAGAACTATTGGCTGTTATAACTAGACCATTGTATTTTGTGTTTATATACTTTTCAAAAGTGGCGTTGTCTTTATGCCAGTCGTAATAGTTCTCAAAGTCATTGACCAAGAAAAATGTCCAATGCAAGTCGCCACTGCCATACAGTTTAGTAGCTAAAATATCTGGTCTCTCACCATCAACTATTTCATATTTTGTATATTCAACAATTGCGTTGACTGCTTCTTGTTCTATTTTACTTTTTCTAAAAAAGTCTTTTATACGAACAACCTTACCTGAGTCTAAGGTTACTTTGATTTCGGGAAAATTTTTAAAGAATTGTTTTGCCATAATTATTATCCGTTAGGGTCTGGTGCAAGGTCTGTCTCTGTATCTCTTATAGAATCTTTTAGTAGTCGGCCGCCACCGCCTGCTCTAACTACATTGTAATTCTGTTGATGTAAAATTCTAATTTCTTGAAACTGAAGTGTTAAAGTGGTTTTGATTGGCATACCGTCTTCATATGCAGAAAACTTTTGACCGCCAGTATGATCTACCTGTGCGTTTGTACAAACTGATGGTAAAAATCCGTCAATTTGATCGCCAAGAGGACCACTAAAACTTATATCAAACACATTAGGATAATTAAAGAAATTTCCTTCTTCATCAACATTTAGACCTGCTTTTTTTGCATCTTCCTGTTCTTTATCACCAGCAAAGAGTTTTCCTGTTGTTACAGCTGGTAACATTGCATATCTAAACGTTGTAATAATTTCTTTTACTTGACTTGCTTCTTCTTCTGATCTTGGTAAGAAGTCAAATGTAAAATCCCATGTTCTAAAACCTAGACCTTGTAGTAACAATTCTTTTTGAGGATTTGATGCTCGACCTTGTTTTAAATTTGTAAGTCCACCTGACAACTCATTCAACATATTGATGGCAAACTCTTTACCTACTTTCATACCTTGATCTTTCATAGTACCTAAAAGGTCGCCTGAACCAAAGGCGTCTGCTATTTTAGAAATTGCTCTTTGAAATGTTCCTATGCCTTCTTCTGAGTACTGTACAGCTGCTTGTGAAATTAAAGTATCTGGTATATACAAAGCAATTTCATCTGGCATTGTAAACTTAGTTTCTTCATCACCAATATTAACTCTTGTATCGGCACCATCTTGTCTTGGTCTAATATCAAAGACTAAGTAGTTAGCTAACTCATCATGATAAGGATAGACCAAACCTTTCTCCGCCATTTTAGGTGCTTGTTTAGCGTCTGTATTGGCTAATGCAACTCCAGACAAAGATTTTTCAAGACTTGTTCTTCTTTTATTGATTCTGTTTTCTGCTTCTTCAACTTGATCTGCTAATTGATCAATAGCAGTGTTATAGTTGATAGCTTGTATTTTAGCTGCTACCCCTTTTAAAGAGTTTATTGAACCTTGAATCTTATTGAATTTTTTGATGAGTTTATCGATATATGCCATGTGTTATAAATACCTTGAAAGTCTTTTAGTTATTTATGTCAAAAAAACCATATAGTGGAAGGTTTAAACCCAAGAACTATAAAAAATATAAGGGTGATCCAACAAGGATATTTTATCGATCTCTATTAGAGAGACGATTCATGGTCTATTGTGATAACAATGAAAGTATCATTGAATGGGGTAGTGAAGAACTTATCATACCTTATAGATCACCTTTAGACAAAAGAGTACATAGATATTTTCCAGACTTTTATATTAAGTATGTGAATAAACATGGTCAAGTGATAAGAGAAATCATAGAAGTTAAACCGCACAAACAATTGTTTCCACCAAAAGAACCTACTAGACGTACTAAACGATATTTAACAGAAGTAAACACATACATAATAAATCAGGCGAAATTTAAAGCAGCTCAAGAATACTGCGATGACAGAAAGTTGAATTTCAGAATACTAACAGAAAGGGAGATTTTACCTAAAAACAAATGAAGAAGCTTTACGTTTTTGATTTAGACGGCGTCTTAATCGATTCTCTACCAAATATGAAACTATCGTGGGGTATTGTACAATTAAACCACAGAATAGAAATTCAATTCGAAGAATATGCCAAACATATTGGTAAACCATTTAATGATATACTAGAAGAAATTGGTATACACCATGATCACGTTAGTATTAAAAAGACTTACGATGAAATGTCTAACACTATGTTAGATAAAATAGAAATATATCCAAAAACATTCGAAGTATTAGAAGAACTAAAAAACAGAGGTTGTAAGATTGCAATCTGCACATCTAAAGATGGCGTTAGAGCAAAAACAGTATTAGAGTCATTAGGATTTCCTGAGTTTGACTTTATCTGTTCACCTAAAAAAGGCCTCAGAGGAAAACCTTCTCCTGATCAACTACTAAATACTATTGCATTTTGTAATATCGATCCCAAAGATACAGTTTACATCGGCGATATGCAAAGTGATTGCGAATGTGCTCAGAGAGCAGGCGTAGATTTTATACATGCAAATTATGGATATGGACAAGTGAAATGCGAAGTCTCAGTGAACCAAATAGAACAACTCCTCTCACTGTAGGGTTTATACCTGCAAGGTGGCACTCGACTCGTTTTGAGGGTAAACCTCTAGCACTCATCAATGGCGTACCAATGATTCAAAGAGTCTTTGATCGGGCTTGCATGTCAAAAAGACTTGACACTATTGTTGTACTAACAGACGATGAACGTATTAGTCAATACTGTTCAATCAAAGGTATTCGTTGTATCGTTGTTAATGAAGAATGCAAGACTGGTACAGACAGGTGTTCAAAAGTCTTAGAGTTAGTAGACGGTACACATTTTGTAAATATACAAGGTGATGAACCTTTGATCAATCCAGATGCGATTGATAAATTAATAGACTCACACGATGACAATATTGGAGTAACAAATGCTTATGTCGAAGTTAAAGATGATTACAAACTTCACGATAGAAACGTTGTTAAGACTGTTCTTGGTCTTAATGATACTGCCATTTATTACTCTCGCTATGGTATACCGTTTACTCAAAAAGTAGAAGTGCCATTCAATCAACAACTAGGACTGTATATGTTCAGTAGAGAAAAATTGGAAATGTTTCCAAAATTGAAAGTTGGTCCATTAGAAAGTGCTGAATCTGTAGAGATGTTAAGATTCTTAGAAAATGGTTATGATGTAAAAATGGTCAAAGTCGATGATGAGGGTTTATCAGTAGACACACCAGAAGATTTAACAAGAGTGGAGAAATTTATAAATGCGTTTAATTGATGATGTAGTAGAAACAGGTATTAGCAAACACGAGAAGTTTAAACACTTCTTTTTAGCTAACGATGATCAACAAGGAACTATTCTTAATGAAATGAAAGAATGTTTCGAATGGATTTGTGAAAACAGACGTAAACCATATCTAACAACTTATGGTGAACTTAAAGATAAACATCTGGTTGGTGCAGGTAATTATAACTACAGTCATTTAGTAGACTACGCTACTTATCTAATTAAGGGTATCGTATCAGACGTACCTAATTTAACAAAAGAAAACGGTCACTTGTTAGAAGGAGAATTCTACAATCACTTCTATCATGCTTGTAAGATATCTTGGTTGATCAGCCAAGAACGAACAGTAGGTCTTTACTCAACATTACAAAGTAAAATGACAAAAGAAAACCAAATCTTTTTCCATCCAGGTATGTCACGTGTTCATGCTTATTTACAAATGGAAGCATTAGACAAAAAGGTCATCGTTTGGGACAATTACAACAAATTTGATACTGAACCTTTATCATTCGATCAATGGATGGATGTGTTCTCTAATACGCAACGTGATAAGTTTGGTGCAAATGTTGATGGTGAAATTTTAGAAATGCATGTAGGCGAAGAAAGAAGCGATCTTATCGCAACGATGTCATCGATGAGAGATATGTACAAAAGAGAGTTGCCTGTTTTGAAAGGCAAGTGTGATGATGAAATAACAGAATACTTTAGAACAGAAGGAGAAGGCGTAACCGTAGAAACGAAGAACGATTACGTATTTCAGAAGCAAGATTTGAGATACTTCTTAGAGTTATTTCCAGCAACACAACATATCGTAGAACATGAGTCGTTTACCATCAGAAGAGATTAGAACTGACTATCATATTCATGATGTCGACCTAGAAGAAGCATTTTACAATTGTATCAGTGTACCAAGACTCTGTACTTATAGAGATTTAAGTGATTGGGGATTTGGTATAAGAGATTACACTGATCATAATCTATGTTTATTTGTCGAAGCACTTCTACGAGACATAGAAAACGAATGGGAACCTGGCGATCTCATATCCGCAAAACAAAATCAGACCAAAGCATTTCACGCACTTAAGATCGGTTATCTAATTAACGAAATAAAGACAACTGGACTCTATTCGCCTATTCAAGGGTTGTACAAACGGCCTTTTACGCACTTCAAAGCACCTAAGTTGCCATCAACACAAGGAATTTACATACATCCAGGAACTGCTCGAGTATATGCAATCCGGCAGACACGTAAGTTTGACGAACCTGTGATCATTTGGGATAATACAGGTGAATTTTCACGTTTTAAAGAGTTAAATTTCAATGAATGGTTGAGTATGTTTAAAACGGAAAGTCTAGCAAGAAATATTTCTAATATTATCATCGAAATGCACGCTGATGAGTCAATTAGGGGTATTTTAGACACTTCCAAAGAAATTCGAGACTCCTATTTGCGTTCCAAGCCGATCCTTAGGGGTGACGTGAGATATAACATTCGTGAATTATTCGACCTCTCAGGCGAGACAGGAGGCGTTGTAGTCGAAACAAAGGGTACATACGTCTTTAGTTTTGAAGATTTACGTTACTTTTTAGAATTACACCCCCAAAACAATAGAATAATAGACACGGAAAATTTTACGATCAGCATAAATAATAGCAAATGAGTCTATTAAAGAGATTAGCTGAAGAAACACCTAGCGGATTGCGAAGACGATCAGCTGATGCCATGAAATGGCTGACGAAACGAATTCGAAGACTAAAAATATCCTCAGATAGATTCTATACGAACACACGTCAAGGGACACAAAAAACTGCTAGACTTCTTGACGGTAGAATGTACTGTTTCTTTTACATAGCAAAGTATGAAGAAGTATTGCCTTACTATGATACTTTTCCATGCGTATTGATGATAGAGATGAACTATGCAAATAAGACTTTTCTAGGTTTAAACTTGCATTACATACCACCTCGTTATCGTGCTAGATTGTTAGATGAATTATTCAAGTATACTAACAATCAAAACTACGATGAAACAACTCGTATACGTATGACTTATAAAATATTAAGTAGCGTCACACGTATGAAATATTTCAAACCTTGTTTAAAGAAATATAGGATGGACCATATTCAAGGCACAGCAATGGAAATTCTGCCTGAATATTGGGACATAGTTGCAATGTTACCACTTGCACAATTCGAAAAAGATACAGTCACAAAAGTTTATGCAGACAGTTTAAAGGTATTAACATCATCATAGGATAAAAAATGGCAGAAGATTACAATGTAGACAAATACGGAGAAACCGTAACTACAGCTAAGAAACGAAGAAAACAAAGAGAAGAATTAAACATAGATCGTCTTAGATTTAATTTTGATCAAGGTGCTAGATCAAATAGATTTCTTGTAAATCTATTTTTACCTGAAAAATTATCAGGTTTTAAGTTCGAAGGTATTAGATGTATCAGCGCCACATTGCCTGGTAGAACATTAGAAACAACAGAGTTTTCAGAATATGGCGCAACAAGAAAGATGCCATTTCAAACACAACATGACGAAGCTACATTTACATTTTTATGTGACTCAACGTTTGCAGATAGATTTATAATAGATGCTTGGCAATCCATAGTCTACACAGGTTCAGAAAGTACAGGCAATTCTGCAATGCCTATTTTCTCTTACTATAATGATTATGTTGGCCAAGTAGAAATTACACAATTAACAAGAAAAGGAGATAGTGCTTTAAAATATACATTGTACGAAGCATATCCCGTAGCATTTGCAGCTCAAGAATTATCTTGGGAATCTACAGATGAAATTATGAAATTTGAATGCACTATTGCTTACAGAACGTTTGATGTTTCATATGAAAAACCGTCAAACGTTAGCGGTCTAAATAGAGGAATAAGAGGCATTAGTGCTTTAAGAGATTTACTCGGAGTTTTTGGTAATAAGAGTAAGACTTTAAATAGATTTGAAAATAGACTGAGAGACTTAAGTGGTCTCTTTGGTTAATTAGGAGATAAATTATGGAATTACCAATACAGGCGGCGCCTAAGTTTACGACTACACTGCCTATTAGTCAACAAGAAGTGACTTACAGACCATTTCTTGTTAAAGAACAAAGAAATTTGTTATTGGCAAAAGAAAGTGATAGTCAAAAAGAAATATTTAAGGCGCTAGAAGGAATAGTTACATCTGTTTCAGACGGTTCTGTTGATGTCAAAGAGTTAACAACAACAGATATAGAATATTTGTTTTTACAAATAAGAACAAAGTCTATCGGTGAAACGGCTAGTGTAACATTCAATTGTGTAGAAGATGAATGCGATGGCGAGATACCATCAAAGTTAAATCTTTTAGACGTAGAAGTTGTAGGCAACTACAAGGCAGAAGATAGAGTTCAACTCACAGAAGAATTGTTTGTTGATTTAAAATATCCATCTGCCCAGCAGTTAATCGACATCACTGATACAAAAGATGAAGAACTGCAAAACAAAAAAATGATGAGGATGTCCATGAGACGAATTATCGACAGCGAGAATGTTTATGAATTAGATGAATATCCTGATTCAGAAATAGACAAGTTTGTAGATAGTTTAACTGTAGACCAATTTAGTAAAATTACTAAATTCTATGAAGACATTCCAACATTGTCGCTTACAACAAAAACTGTCTGCCCTAAATGTAAGGATGAAAGAGTTAGACAGATTAAAGGCTTACAGAATTTTTTTTAGTAGCCCTTTCACATGATAACTTTATAAGTTATTATAAAACAAACTTTACTTTGATGCAGTATCATAAGTACAGTTTAACAGAACTTGAGAATATGATTCCATGGGAAAGGGAAATTTACCTAAATCTTCTGAAAGAACACATTGAAAAAGAAAACGAGAGAATGAGACAGGCGAATAGTAAACGTAAAAGGAATTAAAATGAGCGAAGTAGACAACAGAAACGAAGTCAACATTGATCTCGAAAAGTATACTGATCTAATGTTAAAGTTAGATGATGCTAACGACAAGATCAAAGAAATGGAAGAGATAACCAAAGACCTCAAAAAGGCAGCTATCGAAGCAAAGCCTAAAGAGAAGTTTTCACTTGGTGCTCTTTTCATGGATGACAATGCAATTAACGAAAAATCAATTATAGGTTTCATATCATTTGCAATGATGGTTGCTTTTGGTATTGTTGACCTAATCACAGGTCTTAATGGCGTAGACTTAGTAATATCAGACACAATCTACACATCATTTGTTGTGGTAACATTAGGGTCATTTGGTATTGCAGAAGCTGGTAAAGCATTCGGGAAGCAATAATAAATGGCGACATTAGCATTACCAAATCCAAATCCTGGTGGCGGAAAAACATCTAAAGCATTACCTGTTACAATCATAGATGCTGAATTCACAGTAGTCAATGAAAAAAATGGTAAAAATGGTAAGAAAACAGATGATACCAACACCGTAAAAAATCAGAAAGAATTCTTTAAGAACTTCCAAGAAACTATGAAGAAGGCGTTTGAGCCTTTTAAAGAAGGTACTGATCAAATTAAGGGTGGTGTTAATGAATTGTTTGGCGGAGGCGGTGCTATGTTTACACCTCTGAAAATGTTGTTCGATAAACTCAAAGCAGTCTTTGATATTATAATGGGTCTTGGCAAGATTCTTGCAGTTCCTTTAAAAGCTATCTTTAAAAAGAAAGACAAAGATGATGATAAGAAACGTAAGAAAGAAAAGAAAAAAGACATAAAGGATAAAGACAAAAAAGACGCTAAAGCAAGAGGCGGATTATTAGGTGGTATTGGTCGTTTACTATTGCCAATTCTAGGTTGGGGTCTGTTACTTGGTGCTTTAGTTCTTGGAATCATGGCGTTGTGGAACTATTTTAAGAAAGGTGAGTTTGTCACTGGTCTTAGAAACATGGGTTACAATATTTCTATTGGTATAGCTAAAGTTTTTGGTAAAGACGAGCTCGTTGAACAACTTCAACAAGAACAGATAGCAATGAATTTATCGTCTAACAAGTACATGGATGATGTTGGTGAATATCTAAAAACAACAGCGAAAACCAATCTCGAAACAATGAAACGAACAGGAGCATCCGAAGAAGAAATTAAGGCTGCAGAAGAAAGACTTCGTAAAGGTGAGTATACAGATGAAGAAATGTTATTTGGTTTAAAAGAAGCTTTTGATAAATTGGCAAGAGATGGTATTATAGGTCCTGAAGAACTTGAAAAGTATAGAAAGAATATGTTCGCAGACGAAAGAACAGGAGTCATTGGCGATGTCATCACAAGAGAATATGATCCAGAAGGACAAGTTTTAAGAGCAACAGAAGAGGTAGTCGATAGAATTAATGAACAACAATTAGACTCTAGTACCGAGATTGGCAAACAAAATGTTGAAAATATCAGTAAAGTTATAGAAGAATCTAAGATAGATAATGTAGATGTTGAGGCCAGAAATATTGATGACAATTTAATTATGCCTGATACTTTTGATGGTTATTTAACTCTATCAAATCCAGATGGTTCACCAGTAACAGAAGACCAGTTCTTAAACGATGCATCTTTCGACAAATATCAAGCTCTTAGATATAGCACTGGTTATCAAGTTGGAGCAGATGGCAATGTAATGATTCCAATACACGATCAAACTTTCTCAGTGGCAGCAAATGACAACAATCTTGGAATGTTCACAGGCGCAGGTGATCTTAGTTCACCATTTGAAAAAGTAGAAGGTGGTGGATTTAGAATTAAAACTGTTGAAGAATTGGCGGAAAACCTTGGTACTCAAAATATGAATCTGTCACTTATGTCCGCAAATAGTTCACCATATGGTGGTTTTGGTATGAGTAGTTTAGATGATGAATCTGACGAATCGAAACTAAGGAGAGCACAACAAATTATTGACAGGGCTGAAGCACAAATAGACAAACAAATAATGGATAGCGTTAATCTCCAATCATATGAAGGTGCTGTTGAACTTACACCTGATCCAGATACGACATATGGTGAAGGTGTATTTGCAGCATGGCAAGAAGAGGCAGATGCTTTGGGTCCTCAATTCTTAACTATGTTGAAAGATATGCAAAACTTTAATGATTGGTATGCAAAAAATGGTGATGCATGGGATTGGACAACCTCAACAGACGAACAAGGAGAATTTGATAGTTTTAAAGATTCTCAAAGAGAAATTAATGACACTATAGAATCAATTGCAGCTAATACAGGCATAACCATAGAGGAATTATATGAAGCTCTAGGAAATTACGCTTCTGCTAATGATATTAATGCTACTAGCGTTATTCAAACTAATAATACCAATTACTCTCAAGGTGAATACGGCAATAGAGTTTCACACTTGAATTCTGCCTTATTTCCCAAAACAGCTAGTGATTAATCTTTATATTTCTGTTTTCTAGGAATTACCTTAGTCTTATCTTTATGAACTTGGGTCTTGCCATGATCTGGCGTTACCTTACGAGTGAAGATATTATCCCACGCCTGAGCAAACTGATCGTTTGAAATGACCTGTGGTCTTCTTTTACTACCTTTTCCCGACATGTCGCACCAAATCAATTAAACGATTGGCAAATGCCCACTCGTTATCGTACCATGCAACAAGTCTAAAGGTTCTTGAATCTAAGAACTGAGTTTGATTCCAATCAACGATACATGATCTCGTATCATGGTTGTAGTCTGAACTAACTAGTGGTTCTTCTGATAATCCAAAGAACTCAGGACATTGCACTTCTCTTAATCTGAGATTATCTCTAATCTCTGCCTTTGTTGTAGGTCGTTCTGTTCTAAATGTAAAGTCTAACATAGAAACGTTCTGTACAGGTACACGTGTTGCAAATCCTGTAAGTTTGCCTTCTAAATGTGGTAGTATCTTAGCAACTGTTTCAGCTGCACCTGTTTTTGTAGGTATGATATTGTTTGCACCTGATCTTGCTCGATACTTATCTTTATGGTGAGAGTCTACTATAACTTGGTCGTTGGTGTATGCATGAACTGTATTCATAAAACCATGTTCAAGTCCAAATGTCTCATCAATGATATCTGCTAACCATGATATACAGTTTGTAGTACATGATGCATTAGAGAAGACTCTATCGGTGTCTTCGATTGTTTTGTGATTGATACCATAGACAATGGTCTTGTCTACGTTAGAAGCAGGTTGTGCTATGATTGTTTGCCATGGCATATTTCGAAACCGATCTCCGTCTGTAAATGCACCTGTACATTCTATAAGTACATCACAATTCCATGGTACAAGACTAGGGTTTCTTTTAGAGTGATACTCAATGTTTAAATGATTTGAATTAGCAACAGGATAATTCTTATCTTGTATTCTAAAACCACCTTCAGGCAATGCAAAGACATCTTTGTTAAATCTACCGTGTGTAGAATCGTACTTAAGTAAATGTATATTGGAATGTATATCACCTAAATCATTTACTTGACAAACTTCTACGTCATAATCATTTCTCTCGTAGATCGCCCTTAGGACGTTTCTACCTATTCGACCGAATCCATTTATACCTACTCTAATCATAATCTATTTGTCCAAATCAACCACCAACGAAAGTATTTTCTTCCCTCACCATATGCAGCTGATTTAAGTTTATTGTAGATCACTATCTACGTCTATAACCCTTTTGTTGAGACCTCTTAGCCTCTAACTTACGCTTTCTTTTGATAGCTTGATTCTTCTCGTTTCTCTTCACTGAAGGTTTGACATAATGTTCTCTGTCTCTCACTTCTTTGACGATGCCTTTCTTGTCACATAGTTTTTTAAATCTACGTAACATACGATCAAAAGGTTCAACGTTCCTAGTCTTAGGGTGTTGCCTTGGTTTTACACTTGTCATAGTTATATTATATTAAAAATTGTTAGTTACTGTCTAGTGACTTTTTAAAAAAAGGTGTAGTCGCCCCAAACTGTTACAGCAGCCCGCTCTACACGAGATATCCCGCTTTTTCACGATATCCTTACCCATACTGAGTTCCCCCATTTCCACGGTCTCAGTCAAGTAGTCGCTTTCATAGGACACATAATAAAAAACGACTACTCCCTATTCCAAGAAATTAGCTATCAGCTAACTTCTTAAAGTAATCCATCGCATCATCATCTGAACTTTCTCCGACAGATGCTTCTGCTGATGAGATTACAGGCTCATTTGCAACCGCTTCAGTGTTGACATTAGACCAAGGCACTTCTTCTAGGTCTTCTGCAACTGATTCAGCAGTTGATGTTGAGACGTTACCTGAGAGACCTAGAACTCTGTCTAGTTTCTCTTTCAATTCATCATAGGATTTGAATTGATCAGGTGATATAATCTCGTTCAAAGAATTCAGTGAAGAATATATAGTATTCAACTGAGCTTCATCGTCAAACAGTGGCATTTGAGTATCGAACTCTGACTTGTCATAGTTCCAATAACCATCAACCTTTCTGATTTTGATTTTGAAGTTCGCACCTTCTTCTCTGAGATCAAAGGGGTTAATAGCACTCTCATCTTCAAAAGCAGGTGAGATTGCTTCTTTCAACATTTCGAAAATCTTCTTACCATATCTGTATAAGAAAACTTTACCCTCGTTGTGAGGATTCTTAGGGTCTGAAACAACATAGATGTTAGACACATAATGAAGTCTACGCTTCTGTTTACGTGCAATCTCTTTGTTGGCTTCGATGCCTGTATTCCACAACTGACTGTTGTAGTCTGACACAGGGTCTTTTTTACCTAGAGTTGTCAAAGACTTCTCTATGTACCACCCACCAGGTCCTTGGAACCCATGGTCGAAGTAAGATGCCCATGGCATTTCTTCTCCTTCAGGTGTTGGTAGGAATCTGATGATTGCATATCCGTTACCAGATTTATCTAATTCTGGTTTCCAGTACTTATCATCATCGTAGGATTTTGTTTCACCTTGAGTTGGTGAGGCAGTTTCCATTGCTGCCCTTAGTTTATCTAATGATGTCGACATTGTATTCTCCTATAGTATCGCATTGTATTAGCATTGTATCGCATTGTATTAATCTAAAGATTCTTCGTCTGGTATTTCGAGTTCGAGTTCAATGAAGTCATTTTCGAAGCCGTGACCAAGAATCCACCTATCACTACTTTCATAGTAATCAAGTTTATTATACTCTATTTTTTCGTTTTCATCTAGTGAGTTTTTCCAATAAAAATCAATATCTGGAAACTTCTTTAATAAAGCAATAAACTGAGAACGTTGTGCTGTGTACACACGTTCCTCTTTGGTATATTTAGGTAAATAATTGTATCTACCTTCATAAACATTACCTGGATTATCATATTGTAAAGCATCAAATCCAAGTAAGCATACCTCTTTATGACCTTGTGTTATAGCATGACCTACAGCACATAAACCTGTAAACATGTTCTTGAGCAGCGGAATATTATACATAACTATGTTGTTTCCGTGAGAGCTGGATATACCCACGAAGTCAACATACGAATCATTACCTTGTATTATAAATCTATCGTGTTTCTCTAAGTCAACATCTACACGGATATCATTGTGCGAATATTCAAATCCTGTTCGCATCAATTCAAGCATTTCAATGCCATGTATCTCCCATGAACCCACTGCTATCTTATGATCATGGTAATAATTATTTAACAACACCTCTCTTTGAGGTGCTAAGTCACTCACAAACAGTAAATCAGGAATGCAATCTTGGTAAATAGCATTACAACCCCACCAGTGATCTAACTCATTAAGATCATAGTTGAGTCTACTAGGTCCGTTACCTACTATTGTGAGCATAATTTAATTAATAGTTTTTTAAACTTATCGTAATCGTATGATAAGAATACTTTGTATTTGTCTATCTTGTTCTGTATATCAGGATAGATTATAGTTTCTGATATAAGTTTTCTCCAGTCTGTACTATAGTTTGTTATTGAATCTAGTATAGACATTGTTTCAATTGATATGTTATTTGCTAAGTATTGTTTCAGAAGCCACGGATGACTTCCATTTTCTACCTTCAAAACCTCTTGTATTTTCTTCTTTTCCAGGATCTTTCCTACCTCTGTTTCGAACATATACTTTAGCTTTTGATTACGTTTCTTCCATTCAGTGTAACGTTTGTGTGCATCTGGTTCTAATAGATCACCAACCCAATAGTCTTTGAATGAAAGATTCGCAATATAGAAATCTTGTAAGTCTCTATTATACTTACGTGCTAGTTTACCAAATTGAAACCTATCGTTACGTTTAAGAAATGATTTGAGATCAGCTTTGACTTTACCATTGTACTGAATGAAGTTATAACTGTCGGTATAAAAGTGTAACTTTATACCAAGATACAACTGATAAGCATCAAAACTATCTCTACTATTCACTACTTAACGATCTTACTATCTGGTGTTACAATTGAACCTGTAGCAAGTTGGTGTGCTTCAGTAACCTTATCGTTTGATTTACATACGAAGACAACTGTACTGAAAGTTGCTTCGGTTGGATTCTCTTCACCTGTAACTGCAATCCCTTTAGCAAATCCCATTTGACCTGTTTCAGGATTAGATAAAATCATACGAGGGTCATCGATCACTAGACCTTTGTCTGACCATTCTCTCATTTTACCAACGTATTCACCGCTAACGGTTACAACTGATACTACATCACCTTTTTTCATAATATACTCCTAGTTAAAAAAAGAAGAAAGAGACGCTCTCGTTGTTTTGCCTCTCTCTATTAGTTTAAGACCTTTTGCCTCTGCCTCTAGTTTCTCTTTAAGAGGAGTTGAAAGAAGTCTTTTTGCACCTTCTGGTTCTATGTTATTTGTTTCACATACTTTAAGTATGGCACTCATAACATCTGCCTTGTTTCCTATTAGTAGACGTTCTACTTGTTCTGTAAATTCTTTTTTGCCTATCACGATAATGGTGCTCCTTGAACTTCATCGTAATCAAAGTTCTCAATCCAATCCATCATGACTCTATAGTATGCATAGTATGTTGGACTATGACCATTCATATCCATACCTTGTCCATCTTCTGAATAAGGAGTTTCTAAGTAATCAATAAGTGCTTGACATTCGTCTAAGTGAACTTCGGTAAGTTCGTCTTCACTTCCTATTTCAAGATACTCTAACATACTGTCATATGCATTATCGTATGCTTGTTGATGAATCCAATCATCTGCTTTATGAAATATCTTACCCCAATTCCAATCTTGTTTTAGAGTAAACTTCTCTTCGTTATAAAAATCTGCCATTAGAATATCTCCTTATCTGTTTCTTCTACTACAATTGGACCATAGAATAGATATTCACAATCATAGGTATCCCAATCATTGTCCATGAACCAACCAGTTCCTTCGTCTTCAATATTTTCAATTAATGTTGATCTTTCATCATCATCGCCATCAAACTCTAGTATTTCAACATCGAATGAACAACCATCCCAACATTCTAAGAACTCATTTTCTTCAAATACTTGTGGTTCAAACCAATCAGAATCTCCTTGAGTCATTGCATCTGTTAGCATTTCGACTTCATCTTCATTCGTTGGTGTGATTAACCACTCACCGTTTCGCCACATGGTTTCTGTTTTGATACGCTTTTTGGCATCTTCACCATAGGCATCTGCCCAATACTCTAACTCATATACACTCTTTTTGTTTGCACATGAGATTTCATAAGTCTTACCGACTTCAATTTTCACTTCACTCATAATTACTCCTACGTAAATTTACTTTCTCTGAACCAGAGATTCATAGCATACTTCTCACCATACGTAACTGGTAAACCAGCGTGTTGAGAGATTTCTGCCCTTTTATTAGTTCGTGGTTCACAATTGAACCACACTATCATTCGACCTTTTTTAGGTTGAACGTTAATACCAAACTGATTAAATCCTGTTTCACCACCTTTGTAGCCATCGTTTAGATAACACAATGCAGTTAACATTCTTTGACCACCTCTGTCCCAATGTTTTGTTTTTTCTTCTTCTGTAAATGCATTATAATCGAATGCATCGTAGTGATAATGATATTGTTCGCCTTCATCATAATATACAACTTGAAAACTCTCAGCGTTTTCTAATGGCATCTTTACTGTTTGTGCTATACGATCTCCAACTCTTTGTGTAATCTCACTATGATCATGTTTTAACCATGCATATGAATTAGTTCTTGCATGATGCATACCTGCAATAGTAGATGCCTTTTTCATTTGACTTACAGATTGTGTAATGAAATGAGCACATTCTTCTTCTGTCAAAAAATTATCTACGATTGAAATCCATGGTTGATCATACTTTGCTATATTAATCATACGCCGTATAAATTCTCATATCTCTTTCTGAGATCCCATAATTGTTCTACGTAATTTTGTGGGTCACCAGAAAACAACTGAAATCCTGCTTGACCTTCAACAGCAACGAGAGCATTAACTTCTGGAACTTCTATGCCTGTTAACTCTTCTACCATGATAGCGTATGCTGTCATTTGAATCATCCAAGGTGTAACTTGATCATCTGTCTTCATCTTAGATGATGTTTTGAAATCGATAATAGATAACACGTCTTCAAATAAACCAACACAATCAACTCGACCTGCCATTTTAAGATTGACAGAATATAATGGTGCTTCAAGTGCTAGAGGTACAATACTATCTAATACAGGTCGAATACCTTTAAACATACCTTCTTGGATAATATCATCAAACTCTATGAACTCTTTTTCTCTTCGAAGATAGTCTTCCACTAATTGGTGAAATGCCGTACCTCGTCTAGCAGCTCTATTAGATATAGCATCTGCTTTATCTTCACCAATTCTCTTACGCCACAATTGAATGTGTTCTCTTGTAAGTAAACTTGTAACTGTTGTGACACTTGGATATTTTTGACCTTGACCATCTACATAGAATCTTTTACCGTCTTCTTGTATTGTGTCTAAGCTGATACGCTCTAGATCATCAAACTCCAGTAATCTGGTCTTAATTTTAGTCATACTCTATCCTATTATGATTTGTTCTGTTTGTCGATATGCTTTCTGACAATCTGTTCACTTTTTCTTCTCTTAAGTGACTTGTTGCCGTGACTATCACCTAGTGGTGAGGCTGGGTGTGCTTCACCGATTTTAGATAAGACTTCACCAAAACCACCAACATTATGTTTAGTCACACCACCAATAATACTTGGTGCTGATATCAATTGTTTGATGTTGGGGTTGTTTTCGAAAAACTCTTCTCGTTCAGCCAACTTAAGAAACACATCATATGTTTCTCCAGTATCGTAATTATGTACTGTATACATTGGCATTATAATTGTCCTGCAAAATGAAGAGTTTTCTCTACCTCTTCTATTACGTCTTTTTCTTTATACCAAAGACCACTATACATTTGTGTAGAGTCGTAGTCTGGTTGAATGTCTGATCTCCATTCTACAACATAACGTTTATAACCGAACGGTCTCTCTGAAAAAATACGAACACTACCTTCGCCTGTACTATAGTTTCGAACTAGAACTCTCATGCTGTCATAAACCTTGGGACTGGTCTGTTAGTCCACTTTGCAAAATCTTTTTTGTATTTATTGTAGTAATTTTGATACGCTAGAATGACGTTTGCATTTTTGACATCATCTGGCATTGCAGGTGGTGGTGCTGTAAAACGTCCATCAGGAAGATTATCTGGTGTATCAACTAGAATGTCTCTAAGCAATTCGTCTGTCTTATGAACTTTACCATATCGATGTGTGTACTCATCACACAAAGCACAAAAGAGTCTGTACAAGTATTCATAATTGCCTTTTGATTTACGAGTCCAGACAGCAGTAGGGTGATTGATATGTGAAGCTTTGTAAATCATTGCTTCTTTATAAGCACCATTTAATCGCCATCTACGAATGTTTCTACCATTCTTAGTTTTATCCATATACTCAACACCATCTAACATACGATGAGCAGTTGACATAAGTTGAGCATATTCTATGATCATTTTGACCACGTGTTTGTCGCAGTGCAGTTTAGCACATGTAGTAGGTTTAGTGTCTAAGTAAAATAAATTCATTCTTCCATCCTATCTGTAAAACAAGTGGTTGTCAATAGTGGTTGTCCTATTTAAACTATCTGCCCAATAAGGATAAACAAAATCTGCATGATAATGAGTAGCGCCTTCTGTTATATCTGTCCATTCACCATCATAGACTCGCCTTGCAAGTAGCAAAGATTCAATCCATGTTTTACTATCTTCAGGATAATCCGATTTACCATCGCAGAACCAACTGAACTGACATTGATTAAGAACTGGCACCATATTGCCTTTCCAGTTTTCACGCCATTTCGCTTGATACACCACATCACATATTGTATCAGGATATAATGTACTCTCTACACGATTCAATACTACGTGTGATACTGCAATCTTACCTACCATAGATTGATTGCCTGATTCAAAGTAAATGTTTTGTGCTAGACAATACACTTCATTGTTCTGATCAGATGCATGGACTTTCATAGATGCAAACATTATGAAAAGGCCCATTATAAAACCAACTGTTACTGAACTTAAACCAATGAGAAGCCGAATGATCAACTCCCGTTCTGCTTGTTGTCCGTGGACTCCATACCTATGTCTGTTATTCATTTCCAAAACTCCTTCTCCCATATGAGAGGTATATTTTTCTTAGTTCGTTTCTCCTCACTTACCACACAACCGACATACGTGAATAGTCCCATGATTGTGAGAAAGATTATACCAATGAAAATATCCATTTTAGAATCCGCTAGTCCAGTGAGCGTACTCCTCTGAACAGTTTACCTCACCACAAACACATGTGCCTTCAGGCAACGTATCTTCAGGTGACGGTGCAAAATCGTTAATATGGTGTTCTACACCATGATCATCCACAAATGTGGTGATAATTTCTTTATTATTAGTTATACTCATTTGTATCCTCCACGTCTTTAATAAACCATAACATTAGTAGGAATCCTACCATTATAACACTTAAACTATCTAATGGTAAGAGGGTTTCGTGATTGTTCTCGATACCCCCAGCACCACCTAAAACTAAAATTAAACCTAGTATCAATCTCATAACTTACCTCAAATAATCAGGACCATATTTTCTCATACCAAACACATCGTAGCCATCGAATAGATTACCACGTGGTGCATTCAGAGCAGGTTTTGCCCACCCAGCAGATTTAAGAACATCACCAACTTTGAAAGACACGCCTTTCTTGGTTGTGAACTCAGTCAGGTTAATGAAACCCCAAACACATCTTTGGTATTCATTGTTTTGGATTATCTTAAGATACTTACGACCTATCTCATAATTCCAGTGATAGTCTGTAAGGGTAGGGAATTGATTAAGGTGTTCTGATTTAAGATCATCACACAATTTATCGCATAGATAGATTAAGTCTTTCATATTGTCTCCTTTTTTAATCATCATGGTTATCCTTACATTTTTTGGGGGTCATTGTCAACCCTTAACGTCAAGATAATGTCTCAAGGCAATACGTTCATTCTCAGTCAAATCAGTGACGGATTTGATACGAGACCATGGTGTTCCTATTGTAGTTAACTTATTGCCACATACAACGGCTGCATTCCACATCAAATCGTCTTTGGGATATAGTTTGTTTTCTTCACATAATGTAATCATGTGACGACCATACGCTACGAGTTGTTTGACAGCTTTACTGTCTTCGTAACACGAATAGTTAGACATAGTAATTCTCCTATTTAATATAAGAGACATAATACTAAAAAATGGAGGTTATTGTCAAATACCTTTTTGGATATCGTTAAGTATTTGTATTTGTTTTTGGATCATTTCTGAACGATTAGGCCAATAGATATAATCCTTGTCACTATCTTTCATTAAATTTTCCAATAGAGGTCTGATAAAGTTATCCATCTTATCAATAACTTCATTTGCTGTTGTTGTTTTTTCTACGATCTTAGTATCTACAGAAGCAAGTTCTTCTGCATCCATAGCTGTAAAACCGAAATCGTTATATTCTATACTCATATGGGTATTTATATCTTATTCCACACTCTTTCGTGGACAAAGTATATGATCATCTTGGCAAAGAACTCAACACCACCGATACTCAATGCGATTGATATATCACCAATAAAGATGTATGCGATGAGTATCGTTGTTATGGTGGCGGTTATTCTCCAACTAAATGTTTTAGCTAGAGACTTCTTTATTGAGTCTGGCATTTCTTATTTTAGTGGCACTGATACTTTCTATTTCAGCACCTAGTGTTTCTTGTTCTATCTTGTAACCAACATCACGACCATATGTTATGTGTGTAATGTTAGGAACTCTTAAAATTGTAAAATCATCTAGTACACTAAAACCCTCTTTTGCTAATGCAACAACGATTTCATTTTCTCGTTCTTCAAAATCAAAAGGGTTACTATCTGTACCGTCTTGTTCTCTAAGTAAGATAACTACTTGACCAGTTTTGGCAATTGCTCTTTTAAATAACTCTGTATGCCCTTGGTGCCACGGTTGAAATCTTCCAAGGAGTTGTGTAGTTGGTTTAGTCCAATCCATTTTGTAATCCTTAAATCATATTTATCTGGTTCTTGAAAAACTTTGTTGGTGTCTTCAAATCTACTTTCTTCGATTGTGTCCATCCATATGGTGAAATCAGCGTCTATCACGTCTCTCATCTTTGGTAGTGGACAAACAAAATCAAATATACCGAAGTCATAGAAAGACATGCGATATGCCTGTCTAAGTCTTCCTTCATCCGAGAAATCCCAATCGTCTGCTTTTTCTCTTAACGTATCAGCATTAAAATGCGGAATTAAAAAGTGATAGGAAAGTTCTCTAGCTAGAGTTGTCTTTCCCGATCCTGGTAACCCCATGATCAATATTTTCATATATTACAATGTGACGTTCCTTATCGTCTGTTTGTTCGATCATCTTCAAAGTTATACCGTTACCTACGGTAAACTTGCTATTATATAGTACGATGAATTGTGAATCTTCATCTGGATTAATGTCTGTATATTTTGGGTTTCTTCTTGGATTAAACCAATACAATTTGCTCTTTTGTTGAGTATCAGATATTTTTAATACAGATAGTTCTAGTCTATCTTCTAGTTCATCTACCCATACATCATTGCATTCGTATCTACATCCAAGATAAGATGAAAAGAGAGGAGGTAAGTCCAAACGAACAGCACCCTCGATGTTCGAAAGTTCTGATTCGTAGTTTGGACTTATTTGTTCTGGTAATATATTTCTAACTATCGACCTAGAAATATCCACCGTCCCTGTGATCATCGGAATCATCTGAACCGTCCTTTACATCTGTTTCACTAGCGGCAATAAATTCGCCTGCATCTTGTAAAGACTGAATGTAATCTTGTGTTGCTAGAACGAATTTAGAAATCATTTCTTCTTTAGTTAATGATGTAACGATGCCCTCAAAGTTTAGAGCATCAGCGGTTTCAGCGATGGTTTTTTTAGTCATTGATTTTAACTCTGACTCAGAAGGTATTACGATTTCTTCGAATTCTTCTTCTGCTTCATCTAACTCTTCGTCTAAGGACTTTTGTCTGAGTTCGTTTTTTTCATCAACAGCGGCCTGCAAATCTTCTAACGAGTCATATGACTTGATTGGTTTATCTAGTCTTGCTTCGATTGTTTTACCTTCTTCTATTTGGACTTTAAGATTAGGTGCATTGCCACCTGTAATCGTTGGTCCTGAGAATGTAGGTTTTGTTTCTTCGTCTTCTTCTGCGACTTTAAGTGTAGGTAAGTCTTCACCTAAGTCTGTAATTTCCTCATCAATCAGATCATGAGCGGCTGCCATGTCTTCATCTTTAACAGTAGGTTTAACTTCTGCTTCTGATTGAACTGACTCTACTTCTTTTAGGAACTCTTCTGTACCTTTTGCATCTTCTGGTACATCTAATGTAAACTCTTCTGGTTCAAATAATTTTGCTTCAGGTTCTTCTTCTTTTTGAGCTCGACCAGCTCGAATCATTTCCCATGCTTTTGATTTTGGTTTAGGTTCTGGTGCAGGCGTAGGCGCTGGTGCTAATGCAGGCGGTTCTACGTCCATAGAAGTGACATTGCTTTGTACACCTTGTAGTGCTTCTAGTTTTGCTAAAGCAATCTTTAATTCTTGTTCAGCAGTTTTTCTTGCAACTCTCTCATTGACTATCTCTTGTTCTTTTTCTGCTTCACGTTTTGCAAGTTCTTCTTGTTTAGCAGCCAGTTCTGTTTCTGCTAATTCTTGTAAACGTCTTTGTGCTCTTTCGAGTTCTGTATTGTAGTCAATTGATGCTTTGTTAAATTCGTCTCTAACAACAATAAGTGCCTCTAGTTCATTAGATTTAACTAGACCTGCCTTAAGTTGTGATTCTAATAATGCTGGAACAACTGATAGAATCTTTGGGTCTATCTGTGCTTTGTAGTTTTGAATACGCTCACGAATTCGTTCTGACTCAGATTTCTCTGCGACTTGTTCTTGAGCGAATGCTGATTTCACTTCATTTTCTGCCATAATTTTTTTATCCTCAAAATATCCATGGAGTCGGACTCGACCAGAAAGTTTACATATCGGAAAGTATTATAAACTCTCCCTTTAATTCTATGTATAGTCCCTGCCGACTAATATATTTATTTAAAATTGAACTGTAGGAAAAGCTTTCTGAGCAAGTTCCTTAGTGATATTTTTAAAGGGGTTAACCTTATCTTTCACTAGTTCCATCATTTCTGCCTCTTTAGCAGGAATGCTTTCAAGTAGTTCTATCCACATTGTTTCACGTCTAAGTTGTGGTACTTGTTCTGTAGTAAAGTATTTGAACTTTCTAGTTTCAAACTTTAACTGTGACTCTGATAGATCAGGACCTGGTGCATCGTTAGGTTTGTAAGGTGTTTTACCTTCAGGTAGTGTTGACTTGATGTTGTCGCTGAACAACCATTGTAACACATATCTTACAGCACCGTTTCTGTCCTGAAATGCTCTCAATCCATTAACTGCATTATCTTCGTTATCTTCTGCCACTAAATTAGCTTGGCATAGAATCTCAAAGCAGTCTGCATTTTTTGTAAGGTTAATCCTCTCAGTCACCAACTCCATTTTAGGTTTGTTTGGTGCACCTTTTGGTCGACCTCTTCCTCGTTTTTTCTCTGTACTCATAATATTGCAAAATCTCCTGCATGATCTAGTAGTTGATTGAGTCTATGTTTCTGCAAGTATGGTAAAACATTACCAATAACAATTGCAGTTTGTTTATACTCATCTAATATAGATTGTTCTATATCATCTGGTATAAAACTCAAATCAATCAACGTTTGATTTCTTAAATAGTTACGATAGTATTTATCATCGGATTCAATACTAATCCTAAGATATTTTTCTAACATATTTTTTCTTAATGGTGTCTGTCTGATACCTTGATCTAAACAATCATCGTTAGATAGAATGTTTGGTATGCCATCTGACTTATCACCTTTAAGAATGTGTTCTTGTAGAAACAGACTAGGGTCTTCACACTGTACAAACTTGTTTAAGTTTGGAGACCACTGAGTTACGTTCTGATCATGTAACTGTTGAAAGTCTTTATCACCTGACACAATCAGTACAGGTTCAGTGGCGTGTTTGACTAGTACAGCAATGATATCATCTGCCTCACATCTTTCAACGTACATGTATCTGTAAGGAAAGTTATCACGTATTTCCTCTTTAACTTTCTGTAACGTATCAAAGATTAAAGTCCAATCTCTATCGTCTGCTTCACGTGACTTCTTACGATTTGCTTTATACAAAGGGAAGAAATCTCTACGCCATGGATTACCTGCATCTGTACAAAGAACTATTTCTCCATACTCGTCAGCATATCTTTTCTGGTAATTTCTAAGAGAATTAAGAATCATATGACGTAGCATATTCTCATTAATCTCGTCATTGTTACTCTTTAGTTGTGCCATCAACCCAGCAATGATGGTCTGAGTAAAGTCTATTAATATCATGTTATAAATGGTACATTATAATGTGTGTTACCGTCAATAGGGTTTTACTGTCTAAACTTTCTACCCTTGTTCGCTTCTATATCTGCTAGTCTTTCTTGGTGTTTTTTCTTTGCTTTGTTTCTTATTCGTTTGAGTTGTGTTTCTGACTTCCATTTGGACTCGTTGAGTGCTATGTACTTATCACACCCCTCCTGCATCTGTAGAAGAAACTGGATGAATCTTTTCTTTTGGGGCTTAGTCATGAATGAGTATCCTTCAATCAATTGTTCCTCGTCACTCTGGAGTTCTTCCAGCTGGGGGTTGAATTCCTCTCTAATCATTAAGACTAATCTCTTTTTGAAACCTAGTTGTTTTAGATACTTGTCCATTTTGAAATTGGACTTGTAATTATTATCCATGAAGCAATCGATTTGGTACTCCACCTCACCCATGGCGTTGGCGACCTTTCGTTTCATTGCTTCTTGTATTTTGTTCATTACTTAAAATTAATATTACCTGCTACGCTTACTCGTACAGCATCTTCTTGGTAGAATGCAAACACCGTATGTTTTAACCATGACGGAAACATTAAGATATCGCCAGGTTCAGGAAAGAAATTGTATTCTGTCCAGTTAAGAAAGTTATTTTCTCCATAGAGTAGATCAATACTTCCACCTAACTTTCTCTGGCCTTCTTCTATCTGTGCCCTATCATCATACTCATTTTGTTGTACAGTGCTGTAGTCAATGGTATTTTTGGTATATAGAACAAATGAGAATGCACCATTGTGCATGTGTGGTGGATTATACTCTCTTGCCCTTTGGAAGTTGACCCATAATCCGTCTAATGCGAAGTGATCTTTTGTCCATGTAGCGTCTTGTTCTTTGAATACGCCATTGTAATACATGGCTGCTACACCTAATATCTCATCGATAGCGGCTTGCGACATATCTTCTTGTATGACCATTTGTTTTTTGACACGACCAGCTAAACGACCTGAAGCATCTTTTTCTTCAGGAACATCCTGATTCTCATACTTATCTAAACGTGATTGAAACTCACTTAATATACTATCATCAATTTGTCCCACAAAGATTGGTGGTCCAAATGGAAAAAAAGTTTGACCTTTCATAATCCTTCTCCCTCATACATTGTTTCTACATGTATGTTATTTTTATTTGCAATTGCAATCTGTTCATCCCACCATGTTGATGGTTTAACAGTACAGTGAGCATTTTCTCCTGTTTTCAATGTAGCGAAAGCTGGGCGACAACTAATGTTGAAGTAAACACACTTCGTTGCTCGTGCAAATATTTTTTCTAGTTCTTCTTGTATGTGATTCTCAGGTATATGTTCCATGACATCTGTACAGATGACAGCATCGAATGGTCCATCTGGTAACTCTTGCCACATTTCTACTCCTGGATCATAACACTCAGGAATAAAACCCCATACTTTTTCTGGATGAATAAACACTTTTGGATCGGCAAATGGATTGTAATAGTATTGATAACCTTTACCACAACCAAAGTCTAATGCATTCTTAACATCATGTGTTTCGAACATTAACTTAATAAGTGGTGCATGTTTACTTAATGACCAACCTGCCCATTGTTCTTCACTGTCTTCATGACCTGATCTGTATAAATCGATTAGCCTTTCTCGTTCATTCATTGTGTAGTTTGATGAATGCTTCTGCATCTATAACAATTAGAGGTTTGTGATGATTACGTTTTATAACCACAACTGGTTCGTAACCTTTACAGTTTGCCTCTGCCTGTTTGTATGCTTCCCATACATTCACCTTCTCCTGATTCTTACATTCTATACTATAGGAAAATTTTTGTCTAGTCTGTTTTCCCATAATCACATCTTCACCACTAGAACCCATTGGTCTAGATTCGATATCTTCGGGATCGGCTTTAAGGTGTTCGACTAGTTTTTCTACAACCCACTTTTGTAGGTTTCTACCTTTTGCTTTTGCTGACGCTGTTTTCATAATCTAATATTTCTTGGCTCACTTTAGTTTCCCATACCCATGGTATAAGACCATGTACGATGAGAATACCTGCCATTCTCCATGCATGTAGAAGATGTTGAAAATAATTCATGTGTGTGCTTCGTAAATGGCTAAACATGGTTGCTCTAAGATTAGCCAACATTAATTGCAAAGATTTTCTTTTCATCTTGTTCTACTTTATTTAAGTCAAAGTTAATAGAGACACCACAACCACATGAAGCCTCTTCTTTAGGATTTATAAATTTAAATACTTCATTGAGACCTTCTTTGCGAAAGTCGAGTGTCATTCCTAGTAAATAGGGTAATGAGAGTTTGTCTATAACGAACTGCAATTCGCCGTAATCTACTACAACGTCTCCGTCAGCATCAGGTCTATCGCTAGTAGAATCAAAAATATACTCAAAGCCAGCGCAACCTCCGCCTGTAATCCCAAGCCGTATATAACTAAATCGTTCTTTTTCTTTTTTCGAAAGAAGTTTTTGAATAGCTTCATCTGTTACCTCTATGATAGTTTCCATGTAGGTATTTATTCATCAAAGCGTTTGTCTTCTTTCATTTCCTCGACATGAAGGTCTTCTTCATCGGCAGTTAGGTCTACACGTAGATGAGATTTATCTCTAATACATTCGTAAGGAATGTAGAAGTCTTGGTCTTCAGGAATGTAGAGGTGATTGATCATTGATCTGTTACATGTATCGATTGCATCGTACACGTTCTCAACGATTGCTTCACCACCAAGATTGAATGATGTATTGAATATAATTGGTACACCAGTTCTCTCGTAGAAACCTTTGATAAGGTTGTAGTAATTTGGATTTTGTTCTTCTGTAACAGTCTGCATTCTGCATGTGTTGTCAGCATGAACTAAAGTTGGAATATCTTCTAGTGCTTTCTCTTTACACTGAATAGCAAAGGACATCCAAGGTGACTCAGGTAGTTGTAACATTTCAAAGTAATCATTTGCATGTTCAGCCATAACTGTACAAGCAAAAGGTCTGTAATGTTCTCTCTTCTTAATTGTGTTAACAATGTTCTTAGCATTTGGATGTCTAGGGTCAAATAGAATAGATCGGTTACCTAATGCTCGAGGTCCCCATTCTGAATGATTCTGAAAGATTGCAACGATTTGCTCGTTGTCAATGAGTTGGTCTAAAACTGGTTCGAGTGTTCTATGAATCTGAGTATTAAGCATTGAGTGTTCTCCATAAATCTAAGGCAACACCAACTGCTGTACCACCATCATGTGGGATTGGATCAACAAAGAATTGATGATCAGGAAATGCCTGTAGATATTTGTAGTTGTTTGTACAATTCAATGAATACCCACCAGAAAGAACAATGTTCTTTACATCTGGTTTCATATCGATTGCTCTTTGAATTACAGTCTTAGCATGTTCTAATGAATCGTGTTCGAGTCTTTGTGCTGATGTATGTTTTGTATGAACGTTAGGTAACATCTTACTGTACGATGCCATACCCATAACTTTACCAGCTGCACGACCTAGTTTATCGCAACCTAAAGCATACGACATATTAGAGAAGTTCATACCCATAGAAGGCATGGCTGTAAAAACACAAGGGACACCGTCTATTTCGACTTCCTCGTCTTGTAAACATTTAAGACAGTCTTCATCCCATCCAGAAAAATAAGTGCCTTGGAGTTCATCCAACGTTCTGTGGTTAGATAAACGTTTCCATAAAGGAGTGATCTTATCGCCTTGATGATGCCAAATACATTCGATCTCTTGGTAACCTGGCCATTCTTCATTGTAGGTGTTTGCACCACCACCGTCCCAAGTGATCACTAAACTTTCTTCGTAAGGTGATAGATGAGAACCACAAACGGCATGATAGTAATGATGTTGTGTTATATCCATGTGGATGTTTTCTTTAGGTGTCTCTAACTGATTAGAGATAGCGTTTTTGATTTCTTCGTCATTGCCTACGTTCTCAACAATCGTAGGAAATACTTCACTGCCAAATTCTTCTTGTATTTCATCCCACCTTTTGTTTGACATCTGTTGTGCCGTGATTTTTTGTATCACATCTTTTTGTAACAGACGATCCTCTGCAAAGAAGTCACTGAATTGTGGATCAAAGGTACGTCTATCAAACGTAGCAAAAGCGGCATGATCACAATCATATAACCCTTTGTGTTCGATTGCCTGTAGATTTAATTCAGATAAAGGAAGTTTTTGCGGATCCCAATACTTTGATCTGCGAACTCTATCTTCTTCGTGGACTTGTGTGACTTCGCCGTCTTCAACGACTGCGACTGACGTGTCATGGGAAATATTAATACCAAGAATTTTCATAATAAATTTTTTACCTTAAGGATGTATATCGTATTCTTTCTGGAGTTTATCGACTGTTAAGAGTCTACGATCTAAAAGATCACCCACCATTTCAGAGCGTCCTTCTTTTTTGCCTTGCTCGTGTGCATACCAATATAGTCCTGCAATGAAAGCTATGTGAAAGACGAGGAGTGAAAAGGTGTTCATATCCATATTATACTCCTATATAGTCATCCTCATCGTCTTTACTTTTCTTTTTGGTAAATTTATTTTTAAGTTTGCTTACATATCCTTCTTCGTATAACCAACTGACTGAGAATCCAACCACACCTATGATAAGACCCCAAAAGAGTATGGCGATCATCAAATGAAAAAGAAATGTGGGAACTGTCCATAAAAATTCTAACATAATTAATTTCCTTTAAAAAGAAGGTGGGGTTGTGTCGCACACATCAATCGTGTAATACTTGTGGATTTTGTGATACTTGACACTCACCCTCACCCGAGCTTTCGCCCTATTCTTACCAGTATAACCTACTTGTTGAGATTCTTCAAGTAGGTTTCTTTATAATCTTCAAGGTTCATACTACCCATGGCTCTGTTGTGTTCTGTTCGACACATCACAAAGTTATCGTAAGTAGTATAACCACCGTCTGAGTGTGAAACAATGTGGGCTGCTTCACAATCATCCATTGTGACTTTGTCACCAGTGATGGCACAAATGAAGTTTTGGTCTAAGAGTTTTCTCACTTTCTCTTCGTAAGTATAAGTTCTCTTCTTATCCTTCGCAACGATGTATTGTGTCGGTGTAAACTCTAAGAGTAACCAATGCACGACTTGTTCGATCTTTCTCTTGTGATGCGGTGCACCAAGATAACCTTTAAACGATTCTGAAATGAAACGTGGTTTCTGATCAATGTCGGTAGGATTCATCATCTTACCGTATTTGCCTGCATGGTTGGTTAATGTCGCAAAGGCCTTCTTGTAATCGACCAAATAACTTTTAGGGTCATCAATCGAAAAAGTTCCTACTTCGTCTAGTAACCAGTAGAACAAAAAGGTCAACAATTTAAAGTCTTGTTGTGACAGTCCTTTGCCGAACTGTTGCTTGTGTATGACTGCCATGATTCTTAGGTAGTCTAACACTTTGTAGAGTTCGATCTTCAGTGACTCAATATCACCGTCAAACTCTTCGTACATTTTTCGAACTTGGGCATCCGAAGATTCACCAAGTTTTGTTTTCTGTGTCAAACGAAACATAATTCGTGCCACTAACTCATCGGTCTTCAATCTCAAATTGTTGAACTCTAAGAGTTTGAAGTGACCTGATGCTGTTCTTTCGAACAACTCGTGTGTGGTATTCCAAATACCATCGACAACACGAACGGCTTCACGTATGACATTAGCGACATCAATGTCACCAAATGAGTTACACATTTCTTGGTGATTGACATCGGTTGCAATGTTAAGAGTTCTGAATATGTAACCCTTAACAAAGGTGTCTAATATAGGATAGATCACCACTGTGACTTTCTTGTCAAGCATGGCGTCTTGTTCTTCCTGTGGAAGTTCTCTGAATTTCAACCCTCGCACTGTAAAGGCCTTCTGACCTCTACCTGTGATGTAGTTGATGATTGCTCTTTTTCTATGACCGCCGTCAATAGACTCGTAAGCATAACCTTCAGGATTATCAGGCGAAGCACAAACAGTAATCTCACCGATATTAATATTATCGATGATGCTTGTGATAATGCCTTCTGATTTCTCGGTGTCTGTGGTTACTTCTAACCTCTGACCTACTGGTTGAGTGTCAACCATACCGATAACGAATGAAGAACCATCGTCTAACGTATAACCGTCAAACAACAACTCTCGTAGTGTAAGAACAATTTTTTCTGGTGGTAGTTCTAACTTCACCTCTTTTGGGTACAACATAATTTTTCTCCTTAATTGACGTATATTGTCATGATGTTGTGTATTGGCGTAATTGCCATGATTCCATTATACTCAGTTTTACTCCGAGTGCAAGGGGGTTTTTGCTCGTATTTCTAAATTTAATGATAATCTTTTTTGATGGGATGAAGGATGAGCCTTGTGTTGCACGTGAGACTCAAAGATATACATATCGCCTACCTTCGGTTCGTAATAAATCTCATCGTGTCCAAACACAAACGAGATTCCGCATCCCTGTACCGTAGAAACATAGAGAGCCGCATTATACGTTGCTGTCGAGACATGATCGTGGTAGTGACCACCTCCATGAAACTTGTTATCTGTTAAAAAGGCATG